TCTTCATCATAGCTTCTTGCTGACGAGCCTGAATCTCTTGCTCTTTCATCTGCTGCATTTGCTGCATTTCGGCTTGTTTCTGACCCTGTTGCTTAGATTCAGCTTCTTTAAGAATACGACTAACCTCAGCAATGTTATCTGATTTAAGGATATTACCAAGATCGTAAATGGTTGCACCAGTAGTATTATTGGTCATTGCCATCTGCTTAAGCTGCTCAAGAACTTGTCTATGATTAGCTTTAGTAGTGCAGAATACATTAAGATCTCTAAGGAGGAGATCTGTACCATTAAGCTGGAAGTTAATCTTCTCATCGGCAGTAGTAATATACTGAAGACGAATAGAAGGTCTATTGCTGTGGTAGTACTGTGCCAAGTCTGTACGCATTTGGTGTACACGTGGCATCAAGTAATCAGAGTGTTGAATAAAGTAAATCTCTGTTTGTGCATACGAGCTTTCAAGAGATGCTTGTACCCCAGTAGCTGTTTGTTGTTCTACAGCACCACCAAGACGCTGCATGTTAATACCGATAGATTCAAACGCCTGATTCTTAAAGTAATTAGCCAGGTTTGTTCTTGACATCAAACGATTAGTCTGCTCAAGGCTAAGAACTTGATAATGCTGAAAATTCAAAGCATTCTCTGTATTGGTAATAGAAGTATCCAGAGGTAACATCTGGAAGTTCTTCATTGCCACATATGCTTTAGCCAGATTGTTTTTGCCCCAGTCTTCTCCCAGAGAGTGACGTGGTAATGCGTTTTGATCTAGTAGGATAACAGTGCCTAGCTCATCTACAAGAATATCAGAAATCTGATTGTTTACAATGTTGTATCCAATCTGGTAAGGCTTCATTAAGTCTACCAAAGATGTTGAACGTGTGTTACGATCTGAGAATACAGCACCCTCAACTGGTAGCTTACAACCATACAACGTATTATCACCCTTAAACTGAAACTTAAGTCTTCCAACTTTAGGCTGATTGATACCAATGTAGATAGGATCTAATCCTGACATATTCTTCTGACCCCAGAAGGTAGGAGCATTAGGTCCAATCTTAACACCACCCCAAGTTTCATTAATCCAAATCCACTCAATATGCTCACCAAACACAAGATTCTCTTTTGTCTTGTTTTTGTTAAATGAGTTATTGTAAAGGGGCTTCTCGGTAATCTTGTAAGTCTCATCTACAATATCCTGAATGATCTCACCGTCCTCAGTAATTCTGGTAAGGTGACCAACTCTGCGTTGTGACTTCCAGTAAACAGTAGTAACACGAAGCATAAAAGCTGCCTCATTGTCAAACATATCTTCAGACTCACTCAAAATTTCATTTACAACGTCACCGGTGTACATGTTATTTTGATAGGTTGACATAAACTGTCTATAACCTAATGAACCGTTTTCAATGCTATTAAACTCATGGCTCTTAGAAGCATCGTAGTAACTTCCATCATTCTGATATCCACCAATAGGATAACCTGCAGAACGTACAGGGTAAATAGCTTCCAATGACTTCAACTGATCTTCAGTCATCAAGTAACCGTACTTATCAATGATATCAGATACGGTCATCATATCCATCTTACCAACCCAGTTACCCTGAGAAATGTAACGGATATCTGGAGACTTGTGATAGAATGTTAGTACAGGATTCCAGAGTTCAACCTCATAGTCATCCTCATTCATCTTAAAGTGCCAGAACTCACGGTCTGAAATAAGCATATCACGAAAACCACGCTCCTCAAGCTCTTGCATTTTAAATCTTTCCTCGTCAACCTTAAGCTGGTGCATTGCCCACTCTTCAACAAGGTTACGGTAATCTTTAGAAAAGAAATCTTCAATCTCAGGAAGAGTCTTAAGTCTATCTCTATTAAGAACTTGTTGAGCTTCTTCAGACTCAGGATCCATACCCTGAGCAATCATATTCATTACAAGCTTTTGCTCAGCTTGACCAAGTAATGTCTCTTCAATCATTACTCTCTTCATCTCCATCATTTCATTGTAAGAGATGTCATCTACTGCACGGAATGTTACACGTGAGTAGCGTTTAGCAAACTCACCAGTAAGAACGTTAATAACGTTAGGAATAATAGGGTAGAATTTAATTTCAAGAGCTGATTGATCTTCTTGGATCAATGTATCTACAAGATCTGCATATTCGTTGTCTGGTTCAATGATATAATCAGTCTTATCAATGATACCTTTTGCAAGCTTATAGTTCTTAAGAAGTCTTCTAGCGTTTCTTCTGAGCTGCTTAATACCTTGCCACTCATGCCAGTCCATATTCCAGGCCGCCCACTCTTCATCTTTTTCTTTTCTAGAAACAAACTGAACAGGCTGAATAAGAGTACCGGTTTTATTATACTCCGCTTTTGCTCCCGCTTTTAGATCTAGGGCATTATAAACCTTCATAACTCTCGTCGTCAATTGTGTTAATCACATAAACTGTGGTGTACTCCATATCCGCTAATTCATCCACATAGACGTATGCTATACTTCCGTAATCACTTGTTGAATTAACAGCTGTAAACATTATTTATAATTTTTAAACGGATTACGAGGTTTAGAAATAGATGATCCTCCCATATGTCTAAACGGGCTCACTTTTAATTTATACAAATTATCGGACTTTTCCAAACCTTTTATTGTAGATTCACTTCTTTTTGCATATCCACGGTTAGATTGCTGCACCTTAGCAAAGGCAATTAATGCAGAAAACGCAACCAATCGGTCAACGTTTAAACCAGGATGATATGCCATCATCTCTTTCAAAAGCATTGGATCTGGAATGCGCTCCACACCATAGGTGGTTCTTACAATTGTACCATCCGCTTTTGTAGTAACGTCAATCTCTTCTTTCAAATACTCAATAGCATAAGAAAGCAGGTGACTCTTAAACAGAGTGCCTGTGTTTTTCCAACCATATTCTTGGAACACATTTGCATTTGAACCAATATCTTTCAAGAAAAGCATCTGGCTCTTGGGTACAAGGTATCTCTGCTTACGTCTAGACATCATGTACTGCAAGAACAGTGATACGTTGTTTTCTACAACAGTCCATGCATTGTACCATTCAATAATCTTTTCTAACTGCTGGTGAGTTTTGTTTAGATCATCATATCTACCACACCAAGAAGCAACAATCTTATCCTGCTCAATAAAGCTGTCTATGCCATTATCTGTCTCTCGGGTAACCTCCACTGGGTTCTTGTATACAAAGATGCTACAGAGAGACTCTGAGGTGGTTGTTTTACCCTCACCTACAGGGTCAACAGATGCATAGTATGTACCAAACCCTGCATTAGCCACCGGTCTTTCATAAACTACAAGTACCCCGGTCTTATCTTCTGTCTTTTTAGAAATAGGAAATTCACGAATCGGCAACTTTCTTGAGTCTTTTGCTACAATTTTTCCGTCTTCTCCGTATTCTAGTTCTAAAAATTCAAAAGGATACTCTTTTTCTTCAATTCTTTTCAATTGAGCAGAAACCAGATTTGTGGGAAATACAGATACTTTTCTGTAAGCAAATGCTTCTTGAATGTTTGTTGGCTTCTGAGAAATACGTAACTGATACTGCTCAGGTGGTAGATCTTTCTTCCACTTCTCTCTTTCTACTTCAATGGCCTCAAGAGCAGATTTAACAAGTGAGTTGCCCCACTCATCAATAAAAGGAGGCATGCTCCACTGCTCAGGAATAAAAAGGCCAGCAACCCCAATGGTACCTTGATCATCAATAAGATCAGTCTCAACAGCGTAGATATCATTTATCTCTGGGTTTAAAATCATTTGTTTAAGAGGCTCACACTGATCAAGATCACCCACAGATCCAGCAGCAATGAAAGTACCAGTAGTAATAAACCCAGACTGAACAGCAGGGCGTATATACTCATATGTCTTATCCATCTTGGGAGCAATACCAGCTTCTTCATGAAAGAAATATGTTACAGGTCCACCTACACCAGTAGTAGCATCTTTTTCAAATGACATACCCTGGATCTTAGACATAAGACCCTTCTTACTAATTCTATTATTTATCCTGACTTCAATCTTCTGTTCCCAAAGAAGTACTTTGTTTGGGTTACTTGGTCTATACCAAGCAGTGTGTTCGTTTAGAAAGTTTGCATATTCATCAAGAAACTTCCAGGAACCTTTGTCGTTAATGTAATCTTTTAGACTTGCACCGATCTTACAGATAGAACCTTCTTCAAACCAGTATTGATTAATCAACTTACCCATATGAAAGTAAGACGATGCAATCTGACGTTTCTTTAGAATGGCAACGTGCTTGTAGGATACTTCTGCAAGTATCTCATACATTGCCATGTGATACTGAGCATCCCGAACTTTTGCAAATCCGTATCTCTTTTCCTCCTTATCATAGATAGGAAGAAAGTTTAACCACATGTAGTAATCTCTACTGAGATACCAGGTTTGCTTTTTACCTATAATAATTACACCGTTTCTGCACTTTCTCTTCTCAAGATCCCAATAGTTTACAAAATCCTTAGATCTAAAGGGTGCGTCTGTGTAATACCCTAACTTGTTAAATCTTGTTGATTGCTCCTGGAATACTTCAGAAGTCTCATCAAACCCATACTGTCCCGGTTCTTTAAAAAGAGTCAGCAAAAAGTCTCTGAAAGCTTCTCTTGTTTCAAAAGAAGTATCAGTCCACTGACCATTTTTATATGTTGGAACAGTAATAAACATTAAACGATCTCTATGCCGTTTGAAATACCTTGTATAAGATCTTTAATCTTAGCTGATGACAAAGTCGGTATTGACTTTCTATCACTAAAGTAGCTATTTGCATCATCACGTTTAAAAGCATACCACAACTCTTCATAAGGATTGTAGTGAAACAGAATATCTTGGAAGTTCTCGTTCATGTTACAATTGGTCATAAGCAAGACCCTGTCCACCACGGACAGTAGTCTTTTGTTCATCTTTCAAATCACTGTACGCACCCTTAAATGAATTACGAATCTGCTCAAATTTAGCAGCTGCGTTAATCAAAGAGTTTATGTTACCATCTCTACCGTGCTCAATATCAGTAGTTTCCATGTATCTAGCAAGTCTATCAAGCATAGATGCAATACCCTTATACGCACGGTATGTTGGTGTTTCATATAACTTTCTGCACAGATCCATTGCTTCAAGTATCTCAGGATCCTCCGTAGAGTAATCCATATTTACTTCTCTAAGGATAAGCTCTTCCTTCTCAGACTCTAGTACATTAAAGAATGGGTTAATGTCCGGGTCTGGACACGTCATGTAAAAGATGTACGTGTATACTTTTGGAGCATCCTCATCATAAGCAGTCATTATTTTCTTTAAACTTTCTAAAGTATAACAATGCTCAGAAGGAATAACCTTACCATTCTGTACGTCAAAGAGTCTTACTATCATTTGAATTTAGATTTATTATCCTGAAACCACTTGACTAATGCAAGAACTTCATCTTTAAGATATGGAATATCGTAGTATATAATGTCTTTAATAACAGGATCTCCATCAGTGTTTGTCTTTAGAATAGGGTATCCATTTGGATCTTTACCCTCATCTTCAAACATAATATGCTGAATCATCAATGTACCGGGCTTAAGCTTTGGATTATGCTTAAGAATCATATACATGTAGATAGAAAGCTGCAGATTATAGTGGTTTAGATTGCAGTCATCAAGATGGCTGACTGGGTGGTTCATCTTTTGAGACAAACCCTCCCAGTCTTTATAACTCTCACTACGGATTTCTTTGTTGGTTTTGTAATCTGTAATGTGAACTACACCATCTATGACTTCTACAAGATCTGATTGACCGCAAATACCCAAGCTCTTCATATAAACAAAGTGCTCAGGATACATGCCATCTGTAAGACGTTGGTTTGGAGCAACTTTAATACCAGAAGTATCAGCCAAAGGTTGCATAATAGGAATAACCTTACCGTGACGTTCAATACTATCTAAACCCAAAAGATCTTCTTCTCTTTGGTTGTGGTACCAGTTTCCAACAGTAATAGCTCTTTCCGATTCTGCCTTCCATACAGAAAGGATTTGATCCTTGGTCATTCCATACCACTTGGATCTTTTGTTTTTAGAAGACTTCTCAGCAATCTTTTCAGCCTCAAAAGGCTGTTTAAGCTTACTAATCAATGATGTAACACTCATCCAACTGATATTCTCAGCAGGATCAACGCTAACATATTTGTGATCTTCTGGTAAAAACTTAACGGCCATAATTTCTTAAATAAGTTTCTTCCTGCTTATCTGTAAAGTGGGCTTTCCACTTTTCGGCAGGACACTCTGAACTTAAAGATCTAAGTTTAAGAGACAAAGAACAACCACATAATGAGCAGCAGGGTTGTGTTCCAGGAGCAATGCATTTATGAGACTCCATTGTTCTATTAGGACAAGTCGCACAGATAGAATGTCTTTTAGCATATACCTTCTCGGTTAGTTCAGTTTTAAAAATTTTATACTTAAGACCTTCAAGAATCAGTCTCTTGTTCTTCCAGATCGTTTTCAGGTTCTCTATTAGCGTTTTTAATTTCATAGTGTTCGGATCTTTCAGTTCGTTCAACTTCTAACTGTAGAATCAAAGCCTTCATTCTACTTACTCTTTTAGATAACTCATCAAATATTTGATAGTCTCTGTATCTAGTCATATTAAGCTTTCCAAGAATTTCCTCGTATTTCTCAATCTGCTTCTCCATTCTGTTATATCTGACCATGAATGTACCAAAATTTGCAATACTAACCCTAGGGTACTCAAGACTAGATATATCTTTTCTTGCCCTTAGCCAGAAGTAGTGCGTTAGATCTGATACAAGTTGCTCAGTAACACCCTCCGCTTGAGCCGTCTTCTTGATTGCTTGTTTAGGCTTTCTTGGGTTCAATATGAGCAAACTTATAGTCCAACAGAATGTTTCCTTCAGTTTGAATATTAATGTCAGGGTGAACAGAAATCTTCTTTTTACTCTTACCCTTCTTAATAATCAAACCTTTCTTCTCTGCTTTTGATAAAGCGTTTCTTGCACTTTGTGGAGACTTAAACACCCCTAAGTCTGTAATCTTATTACAGAACTCAGTGAGCTCAGCTTCTTGGTCTACGCCAAGATGAGTTAGGCAATCTAAATCAGCACTGCTAACTGAAACATCATTCAAATAGCAATGCACCATGATCTGGAACTGTACAATGTTCCAGCGTGGTAGTACAACTTTCTTTGCTACTTGGTTTACAATAGCCATCACTTCTCTCTTCTTAGAGTTCTTTTGATGGGTTGTTCAGTAGCATCGTCATCATCTTCTTCGGGCTCTGGTGCCATCATATTGGCCATAGTAACCTGAGCTTGGAGATTCTTTAAACGTGCAATCTCAATAGCTGCACGAAGCTCTTCATACTTCAGCTGCTTCTCAAGATGAGGAATAACTTCATCATAGAAAGCATCAAGCTGAGCACGTTTTTCCTGCATTTGCTCCGGAGTCAACTCAGGAGTTTCGTAAGGTTGCTGATCTTCACTCATACTTTAAAGGTTTGTTGGTACACTATAAATATACATTAAAAGTTTAAACATTACAAATTTATATTTATATTTGATACTGCAAAACGCTTCTTCATGAACAAGATTTTTCTTATTGATATTGATGGTACTATCTGTGATGATATCAAGAACGAGGATAGTCATCTCTATGTGACTGCCAATACTTTACCTAATGCTTTGGAGATCATCAACAAGTGGTATGACGAGGGCAATATTATCACCTTCTTTACCGCTAGAGAGTCTAAAGACAGAACTGTAACTGAAGGCTGGTTAAAACAAAACGGGTTTAAATACCACGGACTAGTGATGGATAAACCTAGAATCAAAGACGGACAAGAGTATGTATGGATTGACAACCGTAAGGTAAGAGCCATCACATACTTGGGCACTTGGTCTGAACTAAAAGAAGTAGACGCTAAAATCCAAACATTTGCACAATGAACAAACTAGATAAAGATTATCAGAACCTTTTATTTGACATCATTACAAACGGAATGGTCAAAAAGGACAGAACGGCCACGGGAACGCTTTCAGTATTTGGAAGACAGATTCGTCACAAAATGCTTGATGGTTACCCTTTGCTCACCACTAAGAAGATGGCGTTTAACGCTATAGTGGTTGAACTACTGTGGTTTCTCAGAGGTGACACCAATATCAAGTATCTGGTAGAGAATGGATGTAATATCTGGAACGGTGATGCCTTCAAAAACTACCTATCCAAGACCAATGAGTACAAGGGTAATTGGCCAGATACTATGGAGGAGTACATTGAACGTATCAAAATGGACGATGAGTTTGCTAAAAGGTGGGGTGAGCTAGGTCCTATCTATGGTAAACAATGGAGAGACTGGAAGACAGAAGTTGCAATACCTGTGACAGGGCTAACAATTAATGATGGAGATGATACTGAACCACTATTTGTTAGAGGTACAAGATACATTGATCAAATTCAGGATCTAATTCGTGATCTTAAAGCAAATCCAGACTCAAGAAGATTGATGGTTAATGCTTGGAATGTAGCTCAACTAAACCAAATGGTTCTACCCCCGTGTCACTATGGGTTCCAAGTTTATACGTTTACTCTAAGTGAATCTCAGAGATTAGCTTGGTATGAAAGAAAGATGGATGGGTTCTATCATGATAGGATCTCTCAAGAGATGGATGCCGTGGGTGTACCAACCCGTGGAATCAGTTTAATGTGGAATCAAAGAAGTGTTGATACCTTCTTAGGTCTACCATTTAATATCGCATCATATGGGTTGCTTTTAGAAATCCTTGCTAAGGAGGTAAGAATGATCCCATATGAGCTGATTGGTAACCTTGGTGATACGCATCTTTACTTAAACCATCTGTACCAAGCAAAAGAGCAGATTGGTAGAGAACCATATGAACTACCCACGATCCTCTTTAAAGATCATCTTGATGATCACGATAGCATCATTGATATTCTTCGTCCTGTAGACTTTGTTTTAGATAACTACCAATGTCACCCAGCAATCAAAGCACCCCTAAGCAACTAATGCAACTCATCACTACCCACCCAATTAAGAAATCAGATCTAGGGTTTCACGCTAATCTCTTTGGAGGTAAGCTTCTGGCTTGGTTAGATGCAGCTGCAGCGGCTTATGCTATGGAAGTCTGTAACAATCCCCGGATGGTTACTGTAATGATTGACAAATGCATCTTTAAGAAGCCTGCAAAAGAAGGTCAGCTGCTTAAGATCTACGGAAACGTCATGCATGTAGGTACAACCAGTATCACTTTATACATGGAAGCTAGGGCTCACAACGTATATAGTGGCACACAAACGGTTGTTCTACACACTAATGTACGATTTGTCAGAATTGATGAGATGGGTGATCCTGTACCCATTGATGAGAAAGTAAGAATCCAATTCCAAAGAGATGAACCATCAGAATAACTGTGTGATCTGCAAAGAACCACTACCCGTGTTGCTACCTAATCAATCAATCTGTATAAACTGCCTTACAAATGGAGCCAGACCTCTACGGTGAGTACTATGAATGGGACTACGAAGAAGAGTAGATTATTGTAAACATTTGCATAATTCAATTTTTTATTGTACATTTGTAATGTAATCAATAAAGAAAAGGATTATGACAAACCAAACCATAACCGTCGTAGAGCCTAGTAGGGTTGTCTACACATCAATCACCCATCAGGGGGTTGTTTCAGTTGACGGTACTGATCTGCACTATCGTTATGAAGACAGAGACGATGGGTGTGCTCTTTATATCTACAAAGAACCAGGTGGCTGGGTAAGTGTGAATAAGTCAGAGATGACTCAGGAGCAGCAAACCCTTTATGATGCCTGCCTGTGTTATGGTCCAGAAGAATTTGGATCTAAAGGTGAATCGTTTAACCTAAATGAAGATATGATATGAAAATCTCTGCAACCTTTAACGTAAGCTTTCAGATCCTAGACAGAGATCTGTTTGAAGAACTAGACTCTAATGAGGATTCTTGGGTACAGTTTCTTACAACTGTAATGGATTCTGTACGAAATAGTGAGGATTGGACTAGACGGTTTGTTTCTACAGAAGGAGATGAGCTCTACTGGGACGATGATAATGATATTGGTGAAGCTCAAGTAGATGTTTGCATTGAGATTGACTTTAAAGACAATCTTGAGTGGTACACAGACTGGGTATCTGATATCAAAGATGCTTGGGAGGTAGATCTACCAGAGGATGCTTCTGAGTTTGAGTCTCTACACTTCTTAAATCTGGTAATGCCTCCTAGTAAGGAGCCTTACAGAAATGCTGGACCACTTTGGTCTATAGTAAAATGGGGCACACTGATACCTCGGTACAATGACGGTGACGGCTGCTTCTTAGAGTATGAGGGTGAAGAACAAGACCTCTACTTGGAGCATGTCCGTAACCTGCAAGATCGTATGTACTTCTCATACGGTCAATTCACAGATGTTCAAGGCAACACGTTCAGTGTTACTGGAGACTCTGACCCTGAAAATTTCTTCGTTGAACTTGCTTAATACTAAACAAAATGGCATACATCCCTAAAAAAATCAGTCACAGTGAAAGAGTGGAACTTCTCAAGCAGGAGGTTCTCAGACTTACTAAGCTAGGATTAAACCCCCGGCACATTGCTACCAAGCTAGATATCCCCCCGTACTCAGTATACAATTACAAGACTATGCTGCAGAAAGAGGGTCATGATTTATCTGCAAAGGAAGAGATGTCTAGAGCTGACAAGATCGTCAAAACTAAAGTTCTCCAGTACTATGCGGATAGCAGAACTATCACGGAACAGGAAGACGTTGATCTCAGTGTAGAGGTAAAGGATACCACGGTATTCATTCCGCTTCTACCAGAAGAAAGAAAGAACGTTCTAGTATCATTCTCTGATGAAGGTATCCACGTATCATGGTAGGTCTAATCATTTTAGGATACCTACTCGGGATGGTAGTGTACCTAATAATCGCACACAAGACTACAGATGTAACTGATCACGATAATGAGGGTATGGATGCACTCATGTGGCCAGCAGCTCTAATAGTTCTAGCACTCTTTGCTATCATTAATATTCCAGGCTACCTTAGTAGAGTAATACAAAAGCTAGTTAAGTGAGTAAGCACGGTAACCTACCATATCACATCTACGTAAACGTAGACAATAAGTTTTTGGGACCTAATATGCCGGAAGGTACTACTGCTGGTCTCTGGCATGGTGTATATGGTAGGGAATACCAACTCTTACTCGGACACGTTCTTCTAGAAAGTGGTGCACACTGGAGTGGACTACCCTTACATGCAATGTCTACTACTACAGACTTCTCGGTAGATCATGAAACACTCATGCCTTGGAAGGTAATGGGTGAAGACATGGACGTAGTACACTTCACTTACCTGGAGGGTCTACTAGTAGAGACAAAAGCTGGTAAGGGTAGACACACCGGAATCATCATTGATTGGAAAAATGGGTACTCCAAGTACCAACAAGAACATAAACCCCTTAACCTAGTAAACTTACACTCCGGTCAGTTTGCTCTTCAACCAAATAACTATTGCCGGTTCACGGATGCTCACTTCACTACAGAAGAAGCTAAAGAAAACCTAAAGCATTACTTAAGAGGAGAAGATATCTACTGGGAATAAGTATATTTGTTTAACAAAAAAAAACATGAAAAAAGTTCTATTACCTTTATTTATTCTGGGTATAACTTCAGCGTATGCTCAGTACAGTAATTCTGCAATAAGCAGAGGAGCTGAGAATGCAAGAAAAGACTCCGTTCTCAAAATGAACGAAGTCATTGTAACTGCAAAGAAACATCCTCTACAAACCAGAGTGGGTGAATACAATCAACCCCTATGGAGTACTATGCGAATGTTTGCAGCAACCCGTGTGTACGTAATGAATCCTCCGGGATCTGCTATGTATGAGAAGTGGTTTGACATCAGAGACAGAAGAGACGGTCCAGCTCAGATCCGTATGAGAGATGAGTTTACCTTCGGTCTTGGTAAAAGACTCCAACTTGACTTATACTCTCACACAGTATATGACGGTAAAAATGGAGAACAAGACTTTGACTGGAGAGGATTCTCTTTTGAGTTCCGCTATGCTCTAGCTGACTGGGGTAAACTACCAGGCAACCCAACACTCTACTATGAGATGAAGATGCTAGACGGTGGTTGGGGTATTGAACCCAAACTACTACTTGGCGGACAGCTTGGTTCTAACAGCATCTGGGGTATCAATGCTATCTACGAGGGTAACCTAGCACCAACCAGAGAAGCTCAAGAAAGAGAGTATGCGGGTACTGCCTCATACGGATACATAGTAAACAATGACCTAACACTAGGAGCTAGTACAATGTACCGTAACAATGACGGTAACAGTACAGAATACTACATAGGACCATTACTCCAATACCGATTCAACGGACGCTCTTACCTAACTATAGAAGCAATGCCAGGACTAACACAAGACTCCAAAGCATCTAGAACAACTATCATCTTTGCATATAGATTCTAAATAACCCCCGACCCTGTCAAGAGTTAACCCTGGTAGAAATACTGGGGTTTTCTTTTTACTGGAAAATTCTTCACACAAACCCCTACTTACTAGAAAATACTTTTTTGCTTATTGGAAAATACTTCATACCGGTATATGGGTTTTTATATGTGTGGCATTATGATGGATCCCTAGCTAACAGCTCCCCCACTTAGTCATGGCGGGGATGGACCCCGCCATAAGTTTATCTCTTAATTTAAAAAACATGGCACAAGCAAAAATCATCAAACTGACAGAGAAATCAACACTGGTTTCTATCACACCCAATGGACGCCAATTTGGTTCCAAGCTAGCTTACATCAGACAAGCTGATGGTGACACTGTGGGTGCAACCATTGAAATTGCTGATGGATACACCTTCGTAGACTTTAAGGTCTGGAATCCTGACACTGACACTATGGAAGTAGTTACCACCAAAGATGGTGTTGTGTGTCAAACACTAGAGTGGGCGTAATGCCCACTTTTTTATTTTTCTTAACTAATTAAGACGGCCGACGAAGGAGGCCGTGTAAGTTATTAAAAGTAAAACACACACAAGTAAACGGTCATTATTGAAAGAAATGTAATTTCTCTCCGAGAGTCTTTGCATTTCTTTCAATGATTTATATCATTCTTTGCATTTCTTTCAAAAAATAGAACAATTCTTTGCAGATGCGTGAATGTGTTTAGGTGGGTGGAAAACATACCCACTTATTACCACATTTACCCACTTGGTATTAAGTACCTATAAATTTTCTGCGCAGCTTATAGCTACAACCATTAAACACACCTTAAACATTCTTAATTATGCACATTAACGTCATTACACGTAACTGTGGTACCTTCTTCTATCCTAATGGATATGGGGTGCTTATTAAACACAATGGTTCTTCCTTTATTGCTACTATGCTAAAGGGTGTATCCGCTAACTATGTAATCTATCAATCCGAGAGTATTGGTAACATAGACACCCCGAGATTACAAAGCATACATAAGTATGTTAAGTCTCTTCAGCCATGAGAACTATAGTCGGTCTTCTATTAAGACAGCTTACCCTTATGGTTCTTTCTTTCCTCTTTCTGTATTTCTTTGTTTTGTTCTTCGGAGCTAACCCGGATTACTTTGAGTGGTCATTAGAAAGTAAAGGAGTAATGGGTATATTCACTTTTACTCTCTCTGTTGCTCTTCATGCTTATTGGTATGATAGAGCATTTATGCTTCGGCAACAAAAATAACCAAGTATCTGGCCAGCGTACTTGTGTTATGGTATTTAGGATAGCTGGCCACCTTTAGGGTATTTCATTCCCTGACAAGCATGTGGGGCAAAGCATGGTCATTTCAGACTATGTATTGTGCAGGCGTTAAAATCATGCGTTTAACCGGTTACTGAACTAGACAGTATCCTGGTTATCCTATTTACACTAACAAACAAGAAACCCGAATCTTGTAACCTGATCAGTTACTATGACGGTCTAGAGATACAGCTCTAGTTTGAATTCAACAATCCTCTGTATAGGCGCCCTCAAATCACACTTAATTTAAAACTCTAAATTTTTATGCTTACTAAAGAACAAACCAAACAACTAGTTGAAAAAGGACAAAGTATTACTGTAAGTTATACTCCATCTATTTCAGCATATCTTAAAGTATCTCCTAACCAGCGTCCGCTTAATCGTGACCAAGTTAACCTTCTTCAACGTCTTATTACTAAGCGCGGAATGCTAACTACACCATTGGTTGTAGCAACAAAGGTTTATAACCAAAGAGGAGATAAGAATCTCAACTATTACATCCTTGACGGTAATCACCGTATCAATGCATGTATTAATGCTGGTATTCCTTTTGACTTTAAAGTTATTTACATGAATAGTATCGGACAGATTAACAATCTTATGTCCGAGATTAATAACTCAGCACGTGCTTGGAAACTTGAAGATCACATCAATAACTGTGCGTACACGCCAGAAATTGGTCATCATTACTCAAAGCTTCAAGCTTTTATTGCAAAGTATCATAACTATTCAATCTCTTTAATTGTAAATCTTCTTCATTTCGGTAACCTGAATGCTCGTCAGAGTAAAATGGTACGTTCTGGTAAGTTTGAATACAATTATGAAAATGCAGCTATTGAAGCATTAGCAATCTTTGATATTGTTAATATTCATATGGCTAGTGGTTCAGATGCAAAAATTAAAATTGCTTTGCGAAGTGTTAACTTCCGTGCAGCACTTTTAGATTTTGTGAAAGACAATAAAGCTACTCTTGATGTTACAGATTTTATTAAAGGCTTTGCCGATAATCTCATCTCTGTACGTGACTTGCCATCTAACGCTACTGAGTGGCGTTCAGCTATGAACAAGTATCACTTGTCTACTTTTTAGATTACCAACCGCTGCAACGGTCGTTTAGAGCATAGATAGGAGGAGGTTGCAGACTCCCCTTTTTTTCTTTTATATTATGAGAATCAAAATAGATATCTTCGGAGCTTTCCTAATCTTATTGGCCGCAATCCTCATTTACTTTTGGGGAGCTACTACTGTTCACACCACACGTCCTAGAATTATTATTTATCAACCTGAGTTTAATCATGTCGTAAAGATGGATACCTGCCGTATCGTTGGAGATACTGCCGGTAATCCTCTTGCTATTTGGTATAATGATTTCATCTTTATGCCAGATACCGCCATGATGGAAGCTCTATAACTTGTTGCTGGACGGAGCATATGGTGTGACCCAAAGTTAGGGGTGCCGTCCCACCCTTAACTTTATCTTTTAAATCTTTACACCATGCAAGCACTTAGAATCAACTCTCACGGTACATCGTTTGACCTTAGAATTGAAAACGGTAAACCTTATTATCATATCAAAATTCAGTATCCTGATGCTAATGTTTTCATTGCTCAAGATGATAACGGTAAAGCACATATCACTATTTACTTCAAACAATTTTCTCGCAAAAAATACTTTGGACTACAAAAAGAGATACTAGAATATAAAAACAGAGAAGTATATACTAAGTATATTAATCCAGAACTAGAAGAGATTGATGCTCAACTGGATTATGCTGTTAACCGGCTGTATTCCGGTACTCAAGGTCGGCAATACCAATCTGGTAATAAGAAAAGAACAGTATTATACGGTACTATTGAATACAGCGTGGTCTTCACCTTTGATGATGACTACGATATAACTGCTAGTAAACTCATAGACGTTAAGAAATGTCTTACTCGTGCTATGAAGAATTATCTCGATAGTCTTAAACCATTATCTAAGAGACAATACAAAGTCTATAGCGGTATCAGACTTCGTAATCATTATAGGAAAATTAAGTTTCTAAATATAAATCCTGGACTTAGAGGTCTTGGAACAAGTTTACCGTTCTAGTCTCGCGCGTATTATGCTAATCCATACTAGGAGTATGTATCTCTCTCATATTCCTGGTATAGACATATCCTCTCCTTATATATTATATATATTATATACTAATATACGCGCGCGTAATATACACACCAAAACAAAACAACATGGAAATTAATATCAAAGATGAAGATCTTAAGGGTATTGCTGAAAACTTACTTTCAGGCTCTGTAATGAACGATCGGATGGTTGACTGTATTCACGGTCTACTTTTAGATGATAGTTCAGCAGCGGCCAGAATTGTTAGCTCTATGCTTGGTTCTGTAGCAGACTTCAGTAAGGGTATGAAACTGGGTGACACTGTATTGATAGGTAAGAGTAAATACTTCATGAGTGATTATGATATGGATGCCTCCATTGATGCGGCTTACTGCATTGTCAATAAGGATTCCAGCAGTTATACTGTTGCCTATCTTATTGCCAGAATCGTTGAAATATTTAAATTTACTGAATCAAAGACCTTTAGGGTGAGCTACAAACTTGTTGACTCTAAAGGTGAGGTTAAAGATTTTGAAGAAACAGTTAGTTGTAACCACGTAAAACCTTTTATTCAAGATGGCGAAGATCAACAGATTCATGTACTCTGAATTCCTTGGCAACTATGTTGACGGTGAATTTGGTTCAACACCAGTAGGTAAAGCATTCCTCAAGCATTTTAATTATTTAGGTATTAATGATCAAGATCTTGAGGATGAAAGTATTTCTTCTGTATCAATCCGTAAGATTTGGAACCGGTATGTTGTTGGCCCTAATGGTCAGCAAGTATGGGACGGTGAATCTTAATTAAAACTATTATGGAAAATTTTATTGAAGTTACTGAAGTACGTGAACCGATAGGTGTAGAGGATGCTATAAAGCATAGAACTCTTCTAAATGTAAATCAGATTGTAGCAATTCAATCCGTTGAACCTCATATTGCAAAGGCTTTAGGTTACAATACAATTATTGTAACTACCAAGAATAGCTACTGCGTATTTGAAACAATGGACCGTATTCAAAATCCTTTTAGTAGTTGGAGTTGATTACCCAAAACTGATTTGTTATATTTGGTACATGGAAGAGCAAACAGAAAAGCCGGAGACCAACACTGATGAAGGTGTTGGTTCCGACTTTATTTATATCTATTGGGGTTAGTCTCTACCTTTACGGAAGAACAACATGCTCATGAATAGACAAACTGTTACAACCTTGGACCCGGCATTTACCCAAATCGGCAAAGTCACCTGGCACAAATTGAACAGAAGAACATGCTGTCAGCAACAAGACAGCACCAAGGGCTATAAGTCTTTTCATAATTTAAGTTATTAATGTTACTACATTGTTAAATTATGAAAATTTTCTTAATTTCACACCATGAAAATAATTAAAGACGCAAACAACATGTCAGCTAAACAAATGGCTGACTACTGGAAGTCTAGACATGGTGCTGATGCTCTTGTTCAGTTCAGTCAAGTCTTAGTTTTTATGGAATCTTTAGGTAAAGCTACCCCTTACTTTTACAAAGTGAAGGCGTTATTATCTAAGTAAAAATCAAATGGTTCCATAGTTAAAGGGATATAACACTAGCCTTCTAAGCTTGTATTCCTGGTTCGAATCCAGGTGGAATCACTAAATACACACCAATGAAAAATTATTGTACGGATTGTAAGAAGGTAACTCCTCACATTCCAAAGCTCTCCGCTGTAATGGAGAACAAATTAGTTTGTGCAACTTGTAGAACATCCAATTATAGAGATCAATTTTATGAAGAACCAGCAAAATGAGCGCATCGGCTATGTAGAATGGATGATGAAGATTAAAAGTGTCTATCAGTATCCTTCACACATTGCCAGAGGCATAGATCATTTAGTAAACTCAGAACCCGTAACATTACCTGAAGGCGTAAAGAAACCAAAATAATGACACCAGAAGACTATCAAAAACATTTAACTGTTATAAAGCTTGTAGTAACTTCTCAAGTTCTCGTTGAGCTTATTGATGATCTTAAAGGTACCAAGTCTTATCGTCAGGATATTAAGTATCACGCAAACAACTTGTCAAGTTTACTTGAGAAAACTCTCACTCATTCTTACAGTCATATCCAAGATCCAGAATCTGAAGATGTGTATGTAACTATTGAGAGAGGTTTCCGGAAGTTACTTGATACAACAGTAGAAGAACTACATGATATTGGGGAAGTACAGCATTCAGTATGAGAGGTATAATTCGGATCAAGGTAAATCTTGTTGGGAGCTGATAACCAAAGAGTTCCAATCCAAGAAAGAAAGAGATCTATTTATACGTCGTATTAGTCAAAATATAATTGTAAGAAGGGTGTGGGCTATATAGTCTACACCTTTTTTGTTTAAATTCACACCAAATAAACTTTTAAGATGAAAAAGAAGTATAGTTTCAGGTTTACTAGTAGATGGTCTCAGATTTATCTGCTACCAACTATCACTGTAACCTATGATAAATATCTCTTTGGTTACCGGAACATTGAGCTCTGGTGGTGGAAGTGGGGTGTAGAGTTTCTACTTGATGATGATAAGTTTGATAGAGTATAAAGTGCATTCTATTGCACATTATGCTTCATTCTTGTCTTATAAGTAAAATATTGTAATTAAAAGTGCGCTATGGTGCACTATTGATTGCATTATATTTTGCCAAAAGTTTAAATAATATAGAGTTTTGGCAGATTATAAATAGTCAGGTGGCGGAATGGCTACTTCAACCCCGCGCAGTCGGAGCAATAGATACGGTTCGAATCCGTTGTGGGGTCAATGAGTAGCTTTGGTAGACGCACCCAAAGTATGTGAGGGAAAAATAATCATATAGGTTGCTGCCTTAAGGTAGTAAGGCCTGAAAGTTTAAACTTTTAATTGTAAAAGTTATACAGGTTCGAATCCTGTCCTGACTACAAATTAAAACCAACCAGAAATGAAACGACTAACCAGAGAACAAAAGAGAGAGAAGGCAATCGTTGACATCATCAATCAGATGTTTGTGATTGCTGGACACGACGTAACCTACGAAGACATCCGTGGTGTAGACAACTGGTTTCAGAAGTACACTATGACTTTTGAGCAGAGCGAGCAACTGAAGGAGTGGGGTAAGCAGTACCTTATGAGAGAACTTAAGATGCGAGCAGTCTATGCAGAGAAGGAGATGCGGTGGTTCAATGTGATGTGGGGGTTGAAGTATTCAGACTTGGATAAATCAAATGAGTAAAATCAGAATATCAAATAAGATGATGGTAAATTCCACAATTAGATACACTTATATGTGTTAATGATGGGAAAAGAAATCAAATAATACCAAACAAAAAATGAAGGGGTGGTTAGTAACGCTGTAGTTAGCGCACCACTGATAAAGGTGACTATACTGAAAAAAGGTTTAGACTAAGTATAGATGAAACCAAGCTAACCAGTAACCTTGAGAGACCCGAAGCCACTCCTTCTATTTTAACACCTTTAGCGAACGAGAAATGAAAATAACACTTGAATACTACAACCACACCTGCGGTGATGGATGCTGTGACACCTACGGATACGATGTGTTCTTAGATGGTGAGAAGATTGGCTCTATCGGAGAAGATGCTCAAGATTTAGCAAAACTATTAAACGAAACCTTTAACACCACAAAAACATCAACCCATAGTGGATTAAAGTCATTAGATGAACATAACTCTAACGCTTGGTCTACTCAAACTCGTTGGTTTTCCAATGAACCAATACCAAATGGTATTGCTTGTCCAAAGTGTGGGAACGAATTAATGGATAGTAATCCAATGATGACCTTAACAAGCCATCCTGCACAAAAGAATGTTCACTGCTCAAAATGTGAATATAAAGGATATAGAATTGTCTAACACCAACGAGAAATGTTTATATCAGAAAACACAAACAATATAACGGTTAATGTAGAACCTAAAGTGGCTATTGATACCGAAGTGGTAATTTATGGATACGGAAGATTGCCTATAAAAATTATTGGTGATTTTACAGATATTCCAGAAAAGCACCACGAAATCTTTATGATGGCAATGATGACAGAATTTCTACAAAATCCAGTAAAGGTTAAACCTTCTAAGCCAAAAGAAATTAAATCGTTTGGTGAGTGGTTCTTTGATGCTTTGTTTTCTTAACACCAACGAGAAATGAAAGCAAAAGCAGAAGTAAACGAGAAGTTTAAAGACACTAAGGTATCTTTTTACAATTACTACAAATATACATTTACGTTTGTAGGTGAATCAGAAGATGGATATAAACTGATATGCATTTATGGAGGTAGTTCTGATGACATCTATAAATATAATGTTAGCAATACCCCCGTTCCATTTGGCGATTGTAATGACTGGAACAGGGTTAGAGTGCTTGACTCTAATAATAAAGAAGTATTTAATGAAAGTTTTGACTGGTAACATTTAACATTAATGGCTGACATAACTAAATGTAGTGGCGCAGATTGCGACCTCAAGATGACCTGCTACCGATACACAGCTACCGCTGGGTGGCACCAATCCTACTTTATGAACCCACCTATCAAAGATGGAAAGTGCGAATACTATTGGAATACTAACACCAACGAGAAATGAAAAAAAACAGCAAATTTTATAGAAAGGATACTAGATCTTTTAGTCAGAAAGCTAGAGAGTTTGCTCAATCTATGCTTTTCTGGAAAGGTCGTTCTAAGGGTATGATTCATACCCGTAATCTAGAATGGGATGATCTACGGTATATCTTCTTTCCTAAAAGTTTTGAAAAATACGGATATTTAGGAATTCATATGTGGAAAGATGATGGTGCTTACTTTGAAGCACTGTATTCTTTAGTTCTTGCTTTAGATTATGAAGCTAAACCAAAGTGGTGTCCACGTTGGTTTTTACGGTTCTTACATGTATTTGGAAACGATAAGAGTATTGTAAGGGTTCGTAACCACAGGTTAAGTAACTTACATCGTAAGCTAACTAAAGGTATTGTATTCTGGGATTGGAAGACTAAATGGTCACATTACGATTTGAGAATTTCAATCTCAGCACCTAAACACCTTCAAAATTTAGCTATGTGGATTGAACACGGATTCTATTCAGATGGTCGTCAAAAAGAATTAGTTGAGCAAATCAAAGCTCTAGACCCAGATGCTTCAATTATTTGGGGGAGTATTGAACGATTTGAAGCACAATTAGAAGAGCTTGAGAGAAAATTAGAGAATAAAGAACAATGAAAACAGCAATGCAAGAGCTTATGGATGCTCTGAATGATTTAGAAGCAGTCTACATCCAGAATGATTGGAGGCGTGAGGTTATTGGTATTAATCAAGCTAAAAATCTTATAGAGCATATCTACCTTGAAAAAGAGAAGTGGCAGATTATGAATGCTTACGACATCGGATGGCTTGACTGCAAAAACTCTGGTGGTAAAGACCTTAACGACCAATACTACTTTGAAACATATGGAAAAGAGTGAATTTGAATCTAGACTGAATGATATTCGTGAGGATATTGATGCGGTTGATGAAGCTATTTGTAATATGTTTGCTGTTAGAATGAGCTTAGTAGAACTTATTGCACATCTAAAGAAAGAACATGGAATTACCGAAATGTCCGAATCTAGACAGCATGAAATCTATGATAAGCTTAAAGATGCAGCAATTAGATCAGGGGTGTCTGCCTCTATGATGAGACGCATCTACGATCTTGTGTTTAACTACTCTATTATGAGACAAAATATTATTATCTATGAAAGTAGTAATGAGATTTGATTTTGATGCTGAAGGTTTTGACAAAGTGCATTTTATGGATGCCCTTAATGGTCAGAAGTGGAGGCTAACTATGTGGGAATTTGATATGTGGTTACGTGCTAATACAAAGCATGCTCCAGATTCTATGCCTGAAGATGAGTATAAAGCTTACGAAAAAACTCGTGAGCAATTTCATCGTTTTTTAAATGAAGCTAATCTTAGTTTAGATGAAGAAGTATTCTGATATTAAAGAAGAAACTCTTCAAGCTCAAGGCTTTATAAGCACTACCGTAACAAAAGAAGAATCTGGTTACGAGAATGACTACTACTATTACAGTTTAGATATTGGTGATATTTGTTTGATTACAAATGCTCACGATGAAGCTGTTAATGATGGTTGGGTTGTTTCAATCTTTGATTCTATGACTAATAATGTTACCAATGAAGAGGATCTTATTACTCTAGTTGGTATCATTAAAAGATCCTCTACCAAATGATTATAATTGGAATTATTATTGTTATCTTGCTGTATGCAATTTTAAAGCAGGGAGAACGTAAGAACTCTAAACTTTAAAATAAGCCTCCTTAGCTCAACTGGTAGAGCAACTGATTTGTACTCAGTAGGTTGTGGGTTCGATTCCTATAGGAGGCTCAAACTTAATTCACTTTTTTATGATAACACTTATTGCTTTAATAGTATTGGCTATACTATTGGGTCTAGTTATCTACGCTCAGGTAGTTGTAGTTACTAGACAAGAGAATGATACATATGATGCTTTTTGGGATGAAGAACCTGAACAAGTATGGACAATGCATCATACTGAATACATTAACCGATATGGTGATAAGATTTACTTTGTACAGATAAACTTTAATCAGATTCAGATGACCTTTGAAACTGATTACTATCGTGTTGCTTATGCTAACGATGATTCAGATACAGATCTTTATATGATAGACCCTTCTGGTGGTCCTGCAATCTTTGTGGGTACTGACATGGTAAGTATCTATCATGTATGGAAAAACTGTATTGTTTCATCTATAACACAAGAACACAACAAGCACTATATATTAACATTTCAAAAAATCGAAGAATGACTGAGTTAGTTAGATTGGTTGAGCAGTGGGCTGCTGACAAGGGTATTGATAAACCTGAGAATGCACCAAAGCAAATGCTTAAAGTAATGGAAGAGGTTGGTGAAACAGCCGGAGCTCTTGCAAAGAACAACACACCCGAACTGAAAGATGGTATTGGTGATTCATTTGTTACCCTTATTATCCTGGCTAAGCAATGCGGATTCTCTGCAGAAGAATGCTTGCAAGCCGCTTATGATGTAATTAAAAACCGTACAGGTAAGACTGTAAATGGTGTATTCATTAAAGATGGCAACGCTTAAAGACAATAAAGTCAAAATCACCATTAAATACAAGGGTGATAAGATCTCTATGCTTATTCCTAAGAATTCTAATTTTACATTAATCACTGAATACATTAGTCGTATGGTACAAGCTTATGATGAATTAGATACTCCCACATTTATTGAGGGTAGTGATCCCGGAGATGAACAAGAAATAGTAAACAATGGGTAGAATGAAAGAACTCTTCATTGAACTCCAGGAGGAAAATGAAGAACGCCAAATGTATTATGGCGACACACCAAGTGGTCATCAGTGTCCTAACTGTCTTGAAACAAAGATGGTAGAGCAAATAACTGATAATAATTATGAGTGTTTATTCTGTGGACATGAGTTAATTTTGTTACCTGATGGAACGCTCAAAGTCAGCTGAGTACTACTCTATGAACCGTAATATTGATGATATTAAGGTTCTAGATCGTGTTACTCATAAACCAGAATTTTTGTTTCTTGGTCGGCCTATTTATAATGCTGTAGAGACAGAAATTATTTGCGAAAATGGTAATCTAGGTTTTGATTGCCAAGTTACTCTAAAGAACGGAGGTAGTATGTTGTATAACAATATTACCGAAATTCATTGGGGTATAGATGGAAAAGCACAGTTTACTCTTGAGTCAAATTTTGCTCAAGAACAACAAGTTTTTCCTTTCAGGTCTGTAGTGAGACTTGAAATCATGCGTTCATTGGAGATGCATCCTTTAATTAACGCTAGATTATCTTAATATAGCTTTATTACTGCAATTTATTTAATGTTATCGTTTACTATTATCTAATAACAAATGCGTATATGTCTAACTTTATAATGTAAAGTCATGACAATATGCTATATCAATTACCGGATGGGAGAGTAATAGAATTATCCACAGAACAATATTTTGATCTGACGGATGAAGAGTTGCGCTCCCTTATATCTACAAACTACGGAGAGAATATTGACAATCCTTTCTTTGGATCTGTGCTACAAAAACCCGGAGCTATGGTGCTTGATGATATAGAGGAATGGGATGAACTGATTGAAGAGATTGATCTTGAACTCCCAGACATTCCATTAGAAGAAAAGTTGAAAGACGAGTACTTTCATAGAGACGATAACTAAAACTTCAAATCAAACTTTAACCTGCCTGCTAGAAATAGCAGGCTTTTTTTATTTTAAAATCATGACAAATTCTGTTTACATTGCTGGTGACGATAACGGTTCTGTTATCAATGTTTCTAAGAATAACCCTAACTTCGGTTGGATTACTCTTCGTCAAGACAAATTGACTATTGCTAATAACTTTGCTCAAAACAAGTCTGTTAGTACTTTAATTGTTGGTGAGCTAAACGTACTGGAAGCATTTAATTTTGCTGCAGGACAAGTTTTAAATGGTCAAATTGTAATTCGTGAGCAACTTACTCCATTTACAACTGAGGATCGTGACATTAAAGTTGCAGGATCTACAGGTGTAATTTGTTCAGTTAAAGGTCAACCGGTTTACCGTAAGACTTTTTTCACTGAAGACATGACACAAAAGGATATTCTTGTGGCTCATGACAATACTGAAGAAATCCGTCAGGCATTAGCAGTTCAAAAGCTTTCTAATGTTGTTCCTTCAGTACAAAATCTTGTTGAAGCAGACGAGAACGTGTTTGATATTTAATGATAAGGGGCCCTCTGAAATATGGGGGCCCTCTTATTTAAACTCCACACCACATGAAATTTATTCTTAATAAAACTCAAACGTTTTACTATAAGAGAGCTATCTTAGGTCTTCGGATCTACACACCAGAACAAATTGGTCTTATGACCAAAGAAAAGAAAGATAGAATAAGAAAGGTTAGTAAGAAAGCTAATCTGATTATTCAAACTCTTCGCTATCAAAAGCTTGTAGAGAAGTCTAACAATGTTTTAAACTTGTTCTTTAGTCGTGGTAATGTATATGATCAACTCCAATCAGAAAGAGTTATCTTTACACAACCAGACTTACGTGTTGCTCTAGATGATAAACTATTGGAAGTCACCAAAGATGATATTGTCACTGCATTACTTGAGTCCGGAGTTCTAGGACCTAATTTCTTAAACCTGAAATAATAATGTCACAACTTGCCGGACTAACAAATGAACAAATTGTTTTTATCTACCTGAGACTTAAGAAGTATGCTGATTATGTTAACGATCTTATTCTTGAAGGTTATTCTACCCGAAAGATTACAATCGGCTTTGGGGATGTACAAACTGAAACAAAGATTACAGATGATGATTTACAGATCATCATGGAAATCCCTGTAGTACAGATGTACATGTCAATTGAAAAATCATTAGCACCTATTGTAGAGCTCATCAAAGATTCTGAGCCTGAACTCTATAACAAGATTGAAGCTATGATTGCTGAAGCTGAGTCTGGTGAGTTTGTAGTTGAGACTGAAGACTTAGATGACGAAGACTCAGACGATGATGAAGGCTAAAAAGAAAATGTGCTCTGGTTGTGAGACTGAGCAATACATATGGAAGACAATTGGTAGGGACCGTTATTGTAAAGAGTGTGCTGGACGCATCACACCTGCAAAAAAGATTCCTGCCAAATCTTCCAAGAAAGCTGGAGAAGATCAGGTATATTCCAAATTAAGAAAGGATTACCTGACTCTTCATCCGGTATGCAGAGCAAAAGTTCCCGGTTGTACTAATGTTGCTACAGATGTGCATCATAAAGCCGGCCGAGGTAAATACTATTTGATTACAACAACCTGGCTTCCAGTGTGTAGAATTTGCCATACTTGGATTGAAACTCACCCTACAGAAGCCAAAGAATTAGGTTTTTCAGAAAACAGATTATGAGATTAGAACTTATCAAACTCGCTAACAACGATTACCTGACAATCAACGAAACTAAACGTAGTATTATGCAGTGGATTGCGCAAGATCCACATGTGTTAAAAAACTACATAACAGCGAATAGAGATAAGTATAAACTCAGCATACATGCTGATCTTGAACTAAAACATAAATTAAAAAATGTCTAGAGACAGAGTCCAATCGGAAGCGATTGTTGAAGCTAACAAACACTTCCGTTGTGGTCTTGGTATCTCAATGGGTGTCGGTAAGACTTTAATTGGTCTTACACATATGGCTTCTCATTACAATACTAATGCAAGATTTCTTGTAGTAGCTCCTAAAGTATCAATCTTTCAATCTTGGAAAGATGATGCTGCTAAATTTAAAATGCAGTATCTGCTAGATAAGATTGATTTTACTACTTATCTATCATTAGGCAAGAAAGATCCTTTAAAATATACTGTAGTATACCTTGATGAGTGTCATAGTCTTTTGTATTCACACAAAGACTTTCTTGATACATATAAGGGTAAGATCTTAGGTTTGACCGGTACTCCTCCAGTGAGACAGTTTACCGAAAAAGCTAAGATGGTAAATCAGTATTGTCCTATTGTATTTCGTTATAAGGTGGATGAAGCAGTCAACGCTAACATCCTAAATGATTACAGAATCATAGTACATATGCTTTCTCTTTCTGAAGTAAAAGACTTTAAAGTCAATATGAAGAACGGTAAATCGTTTAAAACTTCAGAAAAAGAGAGATACGCTTATGCAAGCAGTAGAATAATGAATAGCGTACAAGGTACCCAAGAGTATCAGTTTGCTATCATTAATAGGATGACTGCCTTAAAGCAGTTCAACACTAAAGAGAAATATGCTAAAAGCTTATTATCAGAGCTTGGTGGTAAGACTATTGTCTTCTGTAATACTCAAGCACAGGCTGATAGAATTTGTAAGCACAGCTATCACAGCAGTAATTATAAATCTGAAGCTAACCTCACACTGTTTAAAGACGGTGAAATTGATAAGCTTAGTTGTGTAGATCAATTAAATGAGGGTGTTACTATACCACATTTAGATACCGGTATCATTATGCATGCATATGGTAATGAACGTAAAACCAATCAGAGAATCGGACGACTACTGCGTCTTAATCCTGATATGGTATCCAACATTCATATCCTATGCTACAGAGATACCGTTGATACTAAATGGGTACAAGAAGCGCTTAAGTCTATTGATCCAAATAAAATAACTTACTTGGAACGATGAGCTTTACTATTAAAATGAAAAAAGGAGAGACCGGTCTTGTGCCGGTTTCTCTTGCTCATAAATCTCTATATAGAGAATTTGTTAGCAATCTTGATAAAGACGTGATTGTTGAAGTCAGCTTTAGTGCTGTAACCGCAGAGGGTACAAGACAACAAGTGAATAAACTTCACGCCACCATCAGAGAGATTTCTAACTACACCGGCCAGGATTTCGAAGACGTTAAACTCTATGTTAAACAGAAAGCCGGTTTCATTATCATCTCATCTGAAGGTGGTGATGTGAAATCTTTTGGTGATATGAACAGAGATGAACTATCTGCTTGTATTCAAGCAGCGGTAACTCTTGGTGAACAGTTGGGATTAAGCCTCTAGTGAGTCTTCAATCTCAGTCTCTTCAACCTTTCCTTGTTCTGTAGCTTCACGCTCAATCTCATTCATTAGGACAACTAATGTTTGAATGTGTGCAGCAAGAGGCTCATCAATCTTATCACCGTTAATCTTATCAAAGATTTCCTGGATTCTTTGTGGTTCAAGAGACTCAAGCATGTACATAATCAAGTGCTGAACTCTTGCATAGAAAGATCCATTTACTTGAATCGTAATAATTGAATCCTCTTTAATTGTTGGAATAGTTGCCATGACAAACGTTGAAGTTAATACTGTAGAAATAGCTCAGAAGCTTTATGAAAAGCTAAAAGGTACCGGTTGGGATGAAGCATTACGCACATACTTACTGGGAGATAGTTTTCAAACTCTTCTAAATGAGCTAGTAAAATTACGTAATGAGGGTAAAAGAATTACACCTCCCCTTAAAAATGTTTTTAGAGCGTTTCAAGAATGCCCTGCAAACACTGTAAAGGTTGTAATGATTGGACAGGACCCCTATCCACAATTTAATGTAGCTGACGGAATAGCATTCTCTTGCGGGAATACTAAGTATCCGGAAGCGTCTTTAAGGTACATGCTAAAGGAGATATCCTTGACAGTACCTGAAGATCAAAGAGATCCTGTACAATCTGCAGATCTTAAACGATGGTCTAATCAAGGTTTATTGATGATTAACTGTGCTCTCACAACTAACGTTGGAGAAATCGGTAAGCATTATGATCTTTGGTCAGACTTCATTGCCTATGTTCTAGATTATCTTGCATACAAGAACGAAGGTATTGTTTATGTAATGCTTGGTAAGAAGGCTCAAGAATGGGATGATTTTATCTATGATACAAATCACAAGATTCACGTGAGCCATCCTGCTAGCGCTGCTTATAATAAAGAATCTAGATGGAACAGCAACAATCTATTCAATCAGGTGAACGACTATTTGACCTCAGTCAATCAGACATCAATTATCTGGTAACAAACTACTCTCCTAAAATATTAAAACTATATTTAGAGAGGGTACTGTACTATACTTATGATGCTGAAGATGACGGTAGTAGAAAGACCGGATCTTTGCTTGTAAGAGCTTCTATTTCTAATTCCATTAGAAAGTACACAGCTTTTTCATTAGCATCTATCGGAAATGCCATAGGTAAAGATCATGCTACTGTTATACATCAAAACAAGAACCATGAGATTTACTATAGAAGCTTTCCTGAGTATCGTACATACTATGATCACTGCTGCTTTATAGTACAAAACATTTCTAAGCTGGTTGTAAAAGCTAGCAACTCTTATATTGATCTGTCAAAGCAAAGCATTGACTATATGGAGCAACTTAAGAGGGAGGAGAAGACCCGGCAAAGAAAACTAGATAAACTAGAAGGTACTATACGTTCTATTAAAAGTATTCTTAAGAAAGCTTTAACACATCAAGAGAAACTAAATCTTATTGATGAGGCTATAAAAAAGAAAGGGGATCTAACAGACCCCCTTTAAGCAATACTATATCGTGCATCAGTATGCTTCACCTACAAGAGAAGAATAGTTAAAGCCCCAACACCAATACCAACAAGAGTACCACTAACAAAGGACTTCTTCACTTTCCCCTGAATAATAGTTTTTTCTTCATTACAAATGGAGATAATCTTATCTTTCTCGGTAATGATTGATTCCAAGTTATTGATCTTAAGATCCTTGGTCTGAATAATTTGGTCTTGAATAGTGACCTGAGACTTTAACTTTGTTAGAATATCAGACAGTATCTTGTTCTCTTTACGAACAAGGTCTCCTTCTTCTAAATCAACAACAACCATTTTAGCCATTTCTACCGGTAGGCAGATGATGGTGTCTTTAGTTGTTGTTATAACGGTTTGAGAAATACTCGGTAAGCTCATTACTAGAAAGCTTACTAATAGAGTCAATTCTTTTCTTGTAATCATTTTTGATTTTTTGTAATTGTTTTTCATCTGCGTTGATCTCTCTACCCAGTGAGTCAACCTGTACAACCAACACATCTGTAAAGATATCTAGAGAATCATTGGCTAGTCTTAGACTATCCACTTTTTGTTCTGAGAGCTCCTTGAGATTCTCTAATTCAGTCAAGGTTTTGCGTCCTTCTCTTAGAAGATACAGCTGACCTACAATGATTACAGCAAAAATGAGCAAGCTGATTCTCCTAAGCATACTTTATTGGTTTAACTTTCTTTTGTTCTTCTCTATATAATACAAAGTCAGGAAGCTCAAATTTAGCTTCTCTTGTCTTTTTGTTATAGAGTTGATCCTCAATACGCAAGAATCTTGTCTCAAGATTATCAATGCGGACTTTGTCTTGAGCACTTTGGTTCAGAAGAAGCTTGATATCACTTTTCATCTCTTGCATGTTCTGATACAGCATCATAGAGACGAATGATAGTAAAGCTGGAGTAATCCAACTTTTAACTTCTTTTAAGATGTTAGAACTGTTCTGTTCCATAGTTTTATAAAAACACAGGACCCCGTCGCTCTTTGAGAAAGTGAAGAAAGCCCCTGCTATTAAGAAGACAATTTACAATACGACCACCACCACGGTACTTTGCCACGGTGGTTGCAAGGTGGAGTCCTGGCTGGCTCGCAAGCCAAACATTTCGTATCTTGCAATACCTTAAGGGTCTACCCCCTCACTTATAAAATAACACATAATTCTGATATTTCAATGGAGGGACTATACAAATTATGCGTAAAGCATGACATTACCCCAAATGAATTGATGGTATTGTATACAATATCCATTAACCACATTGCTCCCGAAAGGATTAAAAGAGATTTAAGCATAAGAGATATGATCTCTAGAGACTTGGTCAGTATTGTTGACAGGAAACCTATCCTCAGTACAAAGGGTAAAGCTTTATTGGATCAGACAATTGGGTTGTTTTTAAAGAGTCAAACCAAAAGAGATCTTACTAAGGATCCTAGTTTCCTTGATAATGTAGACAAATACCAGAGTCTCTGGCCTAAAGTAAACCGTATTATTAATGGTCGTAAATATCCTCTAAGAGATCCTATCAAAGAGGTTGTTCAGGCTTTTAATAAGTTCTTCACTGATTACCCCAATGAAGAATGGAATATAATATTTGAGGTCACACAAAAATATATCAATGGTCACAGAGATAATATGGACTACATGTTAGGGTCTAAGACTTTTATTTATAAAATGGAAGGAGGTATGAGTAAATCAAGACTTGCTGCTGAGATTGAATCTCGTGATAGCACATCTGATGATGACTTTGTACCAGACTTCTTCAGACCCAAATCTGTATGAGTGAATTTTTTGAATCATCTGCAATACACCAATCGGAGTATTATAAGCAGGCAATCAAACATATTAAAGATCGTAAAGCTGGTCTAATTACTTCATTTAAAACACCTTGGGAAAAGTTAAATAACGAAACCCTAGATGGCTTTGAATGGAAGACAATGGTTGTTATTGCCGCACGTTCCAGTGTTGGTAAGACTGCTATTAAAGATCAGATTATACGTTTAGCTCACCATTTAAATCCAAACACCCAGTTTGAAGTTGTTGAGTTTCAGTTTGAACTACCTCCTGTACGACATGTAATCCGTCAGCTTGCTGGCTATACTAACATGCCATATAGTAAAATCCAATCAAAAGCAGGGTTATCTGACTCTGACTTTGAGAAGATCAAACTAAACGCTCAAAACATTGTAAAGAATCTTCCTTTACCATACGTAGTTAGTAGACCTCTAACGGTTGAATCACTACGTAAAGAAATAGAATACCATTGCGGTGTAAAGTTTCCAGGTAAAAAGGTTCTGTACACTCTTGATCACGCAGGTCTTGTTCTTAGAAATTCTAAATCTACAGAACGGGATACACTGATTGAGTTAGCAGCTATGATAACAGAGATGAAGAATAAGTATGATTTAATCTTTATCCTGTTGGCACAGCTAAACCGTAATATAGAAAGACCAGAGAGAAACGTTGACGGTTCTCCTGGTAACTTTATTACATCATCCGACATAATGGGCTCAGATGCTTTAATGCAGCATGCTGACATACTTATTGGAGCTAACAGACCCGGAATGTTCAACATCAGATACTACGGTCCGATGAGATATCAGATTACCACACGGTATGACACGGTATTTCATATGATTAAGAATCGTGATGGTGAAGCCGGTCAGTTACTCTGGTTTAAGTTTGAAGGTTCCACTATGTCATTAGAGGAAATGGATACTCCTAATTGTAAAGAAAATCTGTTTTAATGACACACGTTGAATTTAAAAAGGAAGCGTTATACTTCCACGCACAAACACTAGCAAATTTTGGAGAAGACATTGATAATTGCTTCTTTAAGCCCGTACTAGAGGGCAACAAACCACAAATTGGTTCTGGTAGATACATCTTCCTGTTTAAGAAAGAGCTTGAGCAAATGGCACGTACACATGCTGCTTACTTTGAGTTTGCTCGTAAACATGATGATGGTACTTGGGGCCCAAAGAGTGATAAAAGAGAGTTGTATAAGCTTGTTCATAATGGATATCCTGATGAGCATGCTATTCCAACCAGCACTGATGGTGAAAGCTTTGCTATCCCAACAGATGAACTTATCATGGTAATGGACTATACCCCAGCAAAAGTTAATCTTGACCAACCAGTAAGGATTAGTCTTGATCAACCGGAAAGCTTTAGGGTAGCCCACACTACTCATAGTCAAGCAAATGCTTCAAGTTATCAACCAGAGCTAAACTTTAAAAGTTTAAGTAGTATCTTTGATAAACCTCTGATGCAAGCAACATTGGGAGATTTAGTTGAAGCTCTTAAAACTTTGAAGTAATGGCACATTCAGTATTGATTATTGGTGAATCTGGTAGTGGTAAGTCTACAGGTATTCGTAATTTGAATCCTGCAGAAACGGTAATCTTTAATACGGCAAACAAACCTTTGCCTTTTAAAGGTTGGAAGAGTAAATACTCTGCTGAGAATAAGAATCTCCTTTCACTTACAGACATTGTAGGTGATGACGGCAGGGTAAACTTTTCCAAATTAGGTAAAGTGTTCGCAAGAGTGAATGAGCGTACAGAGATCAAAAATTTCGTGATTGATGATTTCCAGTACTTGTTTGCATTTGAATACTTTGCTCGCGCAAATGAAAAGGGTTATGACAAGTTTACTCAATTGGCTAAGTCAATGAGTGATATTGCCACAGCTCCTATCACACTGCGTGATGACTTAATGGTTTACTTCCTGACACATGCTGAAGAAGCATATGATACGGACGGTAACCGCAAAGTGAAAGCTAAAACAATCGGTAAGATGATTGACAATGTGCTGACACTTGAGGGACTCTTTTCTATAGTTCTATTTGCAAAAGCAAAGAAAACTAAAGAAGGAATTGATTATCTATTTGAAACTGAGACGAACGGTGAGAATACCTGTAAGTCTCCAATGGATATGTTTGATTCTAAAGAGATCTCTAATGATCTTCAATTTGTAAGAGAAGCAATTATTAACTACGAAAATTAATTATGTCATTTTCAACTAAAGGTATTGATACCACCCCTAAGAAAGAGATCGGTCCTGATAAGAACCTTGGTCTTGGTAACCACACTGTTCGTGTATACGGAATTGAGCTACGTTCAATGCCATACAACGCTGAGCAAATGGAACTTGTACTTACTCTTGTAGGTAAGTCTAATGATTCAAACTTTGAGGGATGGCCAATTGATATGGATAACCCTAATAAGGGAACTTTTCCTGGTCCAATGTCACGTGTTGCAACTAGTCCGTTTAAGTTTGAGTCTAAAACTCTTGCTGACGGTACTTATATTGACCGTGATGCTCAAATTATGAAAACTATTGCTCACTTAGCTGATGAGCTTGGTGTACGTAATGATGTAGACGAGGTAGATGCAGCTACTCTTCAAGAGTATGTACAAGCAGTATCCCATATCTTCCGTTCAGCAAAATCTAAATTGAACGTTCTTGTTGGAGGTTCTAAGTACTTGAACAAAGAAGGTAAGCTTCGTACTAACTACTCTTTTCCTTACTTGAAGAAAGGACGTGCTTTCCAAAGCGCTGACGCTGAAGAAAACATTGTTCCCGCATATGATGAAGCAACTCATCTATATGTTCCAGAGAAAGTAAAGAGTGCTCTTGTTCAAGAATCACAACCTTCGGCAGCTCCTGTTGCACAGGATGATGATCTTGATTGGTAAGATTCTTTAAGATAAATTGATAAGGGGTGGATTTCCACCCCTTTTCTTTTTACTTTTGGGTATGCTCAGTACTAAACATGTCATAACGGATATCAAGCAGGTTCCAATAACATGGATCTTTGAGTATTATTTAAATCTATCTGAAAGACTTCACGGTCAACAAGTAAAGCTTTTATCTGTGTTTAAACATGAACGTACTCCGAGTATGACACTCTGGTATGATCATTCTAAACGTGAATACAGATTCAAAGATTTCTCTAGTGGTGAAGGAGGTAGTGCTTATGATCTTGTGTCAAAGCTTTACAATATAAGTTTCAAGGCTGCCATTAGTAGAATAATGGAAGACTATTCTAAAGCAAAAGCTTCTGGAATAGATAGTGCTGTTGAGATAAACCCGCAGAGATCTTATACAGTAGAATCATTTGAAACCCGTAACTGGATTGATAATGATGCTAAGTATTGGTCTCAGTATGGTATATCCCGCAGACAGCTTGAAAGATATAATGTAAAGCCCTTGAAGTCATACAGAATGAATAATGGAGATAAGACATTAGACTTTGCTCCTAGTATCATTACGTATGGTTACTTCAGTATGACTGGAACCTTATACAAGATATACAGTCCTAAGAATCCTAAGCGGAAGTTTTTCAAAGTTGCTGATCATGTTCAGGGTATTGAACAGCTTAAGTATGAATCCGACATCTTGGTTATTTGCTCCTCACTAAAGGATGCAATGTGCTTAGATGCTATGGGTTTTAAACTAGAAGTTATTGCCCCAGACAGTGAGAACACGGTAATCAAACCAATGTATGTTGATGTACTCAAAAGAAAGTACAAAAAGATTATTACATTGTTTGATAATGATGAAGCCGGTATCAAAGCAATTGAGAGATACAAAACTGAATTAGGTATTAATGGATGTTTCTATCCAACAGCAAAAGATGTTTCTGATGCTGTAGCTAGAGACGGACAAGAGAGTGTAAAGAATACTCTTGAAAGAATTTTAAGTGCAACTATTAACGTATGAGTGATATCTTCATCCCTGGCAATGTTCCGAGCTCTAAAAATTCTAGAGTTTGGACAGGTAGATTCTTTATTGCAAGTAAAGCAGTACAGAAGTGGCGTAAAGAAACAGAACCGTTTTGGATACAACACAAAGCAGAGTTTCTACAAAAGCTAGATGGATTGGAGAAGCCATACAAATTATCCATGCGGTTCGTTCGTGGTAGCAAACATGAGTTTGATTACCTGAACCCTGCTCAAACAATTCAAGATGAGATGGTAAAACATGGGTGGTTAGAAGATGATAATGCTTCTATAGTGATACCAGTGTTTGAACCATACTCATATGATAAAAAAAATCCTGGAGTATATGTCAACATCATTAGATGAAGTTAAAGCTTACTTTGCTTCAAAATATTTAGAAGATATACGTTATATCAGAATCAACTATGACGGTGCTGGTGACAGCGGTGATATTAGTGATATAGAGTTTTTTGGTGAAGGTTATGTCTACCACGATAATGCAGAAGGTGAAGAATATGAAATGCTTTCTGAAGTATTTGACAAACACTTTGATGATCAAATTGGAGACTGGTATAATGATGATGGTGGTTTTGGATATGTAGATATTGATCTTAAAGATGCTACTTATGAGATCAACGCTAATTACAGAACCGTTTCATCAGAAAGTATTGAAGGAACTATTCTAGATTTAAAAGAAGATTAATATGGCACATCCCTGTGAGCATGCTAAAAGCTCAGTAAAGAAATGGGGAGGTCAGCCAGAAGATTACTTACATATTCACAATTGGTTTGATGAAACCAAAGGGTGGCTGGGTCATAGTGCCCATAGATTATTCCGTCATCACAGTGAAGGAATATTTGAGTGTGAAAAGATATTCGGTGTATCATTTGTTAATTCAGATGGTAAGACTGTATACACTCGTTATGTAGGTGAACAGCATGTCAAAGAAGACTGCTATGGTAAGATTCCCTCAGCTAAAGAATGGATTGATAATTTTAATACCCCTAAAGAATGGATGCGCAAAACTCTGAAGATAGAAGACTAAAGATTGACGAACCTTATTATTACAATCTCTTAGAGATTATTAGTTCTAGTGATATTGAGAATCAAAAGATTGCTTTTCAAATCATTGAGAATATGGATTATGAAGACAACTTTGTCTATATCCTGTTTTTATATCGTAGTTGTGATGTAAAAAAACGAGCTCTCTGGAATCAGTTTGCTCCTAATAGCTGCTCATTTTGTGAAAATTTGAAAGACAAATACTCACTAAATGTTACCGGTCTTTACAAGAGTATGAAGGGTAAGGTTACTGAAGAGCAGCAAGATTTTGTTTCTCGTCAGTTCTCTACTTCTCTTCTCAAGACTCTTTCTAACTACGGTTATGACTTTATTGAGGAGATCCAATTTAAAATCAAATGGTAGACAAGAACCAAAGTCTAGCTAAAATTTCTAAAACATTGATACTTGAGCAGCCCTTTTACGGGCTGTTTTTGATTTCATTGAATAAGGTTTGGCGTAATGACTTACCAACAGCGGGTGTCTCTATCAGCGGTATTAACCAGCAGCTTGCAATCAATCCAGAATTTTGGGCTAGCCTTAATGACGATGTCAAAAAAGGTGTTCTGATTCACGAGTTGATGCACATTGCGTTTAATCACCTTGTAACTAGAGATAACTATCAAGATAAAAAGCTCTTCAATATTGCGGCTGATCTTGAGATCAATCAATACATTGATAGAGATTGGCTTCCTGAGAATGGTATCTTCTTGGATACATTTCCAGAACTTAATCTTCCAGTGAGAGCCGGTACAGATAAGTACTACAAACTTCTTCAACAAGCACATGAGGATGGTACATCCCCACAGCTTGATGAGATGCTAGGTGAAGGTGACTTTCACTTTACATGGGAAGAAGGTATTGGTGAGCTTACTGATGCAGAAAAGAAACTTATTCAGAAACAAGTTGAGCATCAGCTTAAAGATGTTGTAGAGAATATAAAGGATCGTGGTAATATCCCCGGTCAATTTAAAGAGCTCATAAACAATATCTTTCACCAAGAGCCTGCCAAGTTTGACTGGAAAAGTTATCTACGCAGATTTGCTGGTAACAGTAATAAGATCTATACTAAAAAGACTAGACGTAAGCCTAACAAGCGATATGATGGTAACCCCGCATTAAAAATTAAAATGCGGAATCATGTATTGCTTGCTGTAGATACTTCTGGTTCTGTAAGTAGCGGTGAGCTGAAAGAGTTCTTGTCTGAGATGAATCACATTTATAAGACAGGTACAGAGATTACTGTAGTACAGTGTGATAGTCACATATATGATCCAGAACCATTTAATCCAAAGAAGGAATTCCAGATTAAAGGTCGTGGTGGTACTGACTTCCAGCCAGTTATAGATCACTATAACAAAAATTCTAAGAAGTATACTTCTATTATTTACTTCACCGATGGTGAATGTAATTCTCCGGACAATGTTCGTTGTAAAATCTTATGGGTTCATTCTTCAAAATGTACAATTAATCAGGATCTACCTGGTTTCAAAATTCAACTTAATTAAAATGGCACAAGTAAATCTTAATATCAACGAGGTAAAAGACTTCCTCCGTCATATTGTATCTAACAACCAAGTAATCCAAGCTCAGGGTAAGAATCCTGTTGCTGTTGAGGTTGTTGGTGACTCGGGTATTGGTAAGACTTCTACCATCATCCAAGTTGCAGAAGAGCTCGGACTAAACTTTGTAAAGCTGAACCTTGCTCAGATTGAAGAATTGGGTGACCTCGTTGGTTTTCCAATTGTACAATATCAAATTCAAGAAAAGATGACCACATCTAATCCTAATGAAGTACGTACTCCACGTACCGCATGGGTTAATGAAGTATCTTTTCAAGAGTATCTCAAAGCTGGTTTTAAAGACACGGGTAAAACTCGTATGTCTTATGCTGCACCTGAATGGATTGCAGGTAAAGAAGATGGTGGTATCCTTCTTCTTGATGACTGGAACCGTGCCGATACCCGTTTCATTCAAGCTGTAATGGAACTTGTTGATCGTCAGACTTATATCTCTTGGAAGCTTCCAAAGAACTGGCACATTATCTTGACTAGTAATCCTGATAATGGTGACTACATGGTTAATAGTATTGACAGTGCACAACGCACTCGTTTCATTACTGCTAATCTTAAGTTTGATGTTGATGTATGGGCTAAATGGGCAGAAGAAGATGGTGTTGACGGTCGTTGCATCAACTTCTTACTAATGCATCCAGAGCTCGTTACTCAAGAAACTAATGCTCGTAGTATTACTACTTTCTTCAACTCTATCTCTAGTATTGAGAACTTTGAAGATCAGTTACCTCTTATCCAAATGATTGGTGAGGGTTCTGTTGGAGCTGAGTTTGCAACAATGTTTACCATGTTTATCAATAACCGTCTTGACAAGATCATTACTCCTGAGAAAGTAATGTCTATGGACGACTGGTCTTCTGTAAAAGGACAGCTGACTGGTGTTATTGGTAAGGAAGATAACTACCGTGCAGATATCGCATCTGTAATCACACGTCGTTTGATTAACTACAATCTTATCAATGCGGAGAAATCTGCTATTAACCAAAAGGTTCTTGATAGACTGTCTGATCTAATGACTGAAGACCTATTTACAAATGATCTTAAGTACACTCTTGTACGAGAAATTGTAAATGGTAACCGTACGAAGTTCCAGAAACTTCTAATGAATCCTGAAATTGTTAAAATGACTATCAGCTAATGATTACATTTAACCAGTTTGGTGAGGTTGATCCCAGTGTCAAAGCGGCACTGGGCAACCACATCTCCGAAGTATATTTTGTAAAGAAAAATAGAGACAATTATCATAATCCTTTTTTTCATAAAGTTTATAGATTGACTCTTGAAGTTGGTCTAAAGCTTTTGAATAAGATGACTTCTTCTAATGATGACATTGTATCTGGTGATAAAGTTTTCTTTGTCCCTGGTAATAAGATGTCAGCTATGAAGCTGAAAGATGCTATTGAAAAACAAGGAGCTAAGATTAGTAAGACTTATGATACCGCTAGTGTTATAGTATTTCCACAAGATATTTATTTTACACATGTATATAGTTATAGATCTAATATAGATTTTACTATACCTAACAATAACGATAAAGATAGCTTTAGTGGTAATACATTAATTTCTCATAGTGATCATCATTTTATTGTAGATAATGCTTCAATCTATCCGAAAAATAAATTACCGGATAAAACTAGAGGTAGTGTTTACATATCTCCAAATGGAACATATTCATTAACTCAGGGTACTGATGGGTTAATGGAGAGAGTAGATGAAGAAACACTAGTATTCTCTGGTTATCTTTTGAACATGCTGTATTATGCAGCAAAGAATAAGATAAAGATCATCTCTGCCGAAAACTTTGAAAACAAATATTGTGAGTCTATGACGATTCTTGATAAAGAATCTGTGAACACAATCATTCAAATGTTTTCTGGAACTAATGAAGATTTAACATTAGCTTCAATTCTTTTAGCTAATTCTGATCATGAAGAAAAACCGTTTTATCTGTGGTATATCATGGATAAAATTCCTTTGTGGAAACTAGAACAAAATAGAAGAATTAAGGATGTTAGGTACTTTGTAGAAAACTCTAATACTACAAAATATGCAGGATTCACCGCTGCAGAATTTTATGAGCATGCGCTTAAAGAATTAAAGAAACCTGAAATCTTTACAGAAGATGAGTATGCCTTTGACTTGATTAGTAAGAAAATGCTACAAGAGTATGTTGATTCTTTACCTAACTCTATTCAAAGACTTATCAAGAGTGATGCTATCCAAGCAGACTTTGTTGTTAAATTGCCAGTTCAACAGGGGGTAGAGTAATCTACCCCTTTTAACTCTTTATTTATGAAAGTAACTCTCAGTTATTCAGGGCTTAACAAAATGTTGTTTTCCCCTAAACTTTATTACAAACACTATATTCTTGGTGAAAGAGAAGAGTCTGTTGATTCTTGGGCAGTAGATGGTAGTATCGTAGATGCTTACCTAACTGATCAGAAGATTGAAGACAAGTTTGCTATTGTGCCAGGTGTAATTCCTACAGAAAGCACTAAGAAGCTTGTTTACCGAATCTATAAGCAACGTGATGAAGAGCATGTCTCTAATGATCTATCTGCTTACAGTGAGGATATCCTTGAGATTCTTAGAGAGATCAATCTTCACCAGTCATTGAAGACTGATGCTCAACGTCTAGAGAAGATCTTAACTGATGATGCTAAGAACTACTTTAAGTTCTTGTGTGAGTCTGAAGGTAAGATTGTAATTGATATGGAGACTCTTGAAAGAAACAAAGCAAGAGCAGACATGGTTAAAGCTGATGCTCTTGCATCCGATAGACTAAGGCTCAATGGTTCTGACTTTAACTATGAAGTCATTACACAAAAGATGCTGCAGGTTGAGCTCAAGAAGTATCCTGGTGTTACCCTACGTGGTATTCCGGATAGAATTGTTATTGATAACAAGAACAAGATTATCCGAATCATTGACATTAAGACAACCAGTAAAGCTCTTAATGACTTTTATCCTGATACTTACAACTTCTACAACTATGGATTGCAGAGTGCTGTCTATGTTGTTCTAGCAATGGGTGATCCCTCAATGCAAGAATACAGAAGTTACAAGCTTGAGTTTGAGTTTTTTGTAATAGATAAGTATGATGATTTTTGTTTCTTCCCGATTAGCAGTGCTCTAATGTCTCATAATCATGATGAGCTAGAAAAAGCTATTCGGGTTGCAACATATCACATTGAAAATGAAGACTACAATAGACCATACAAATTTAGAACTGGTATATTTGTATTGTCATGATTGAAAGCCTGCGGAAAGAATACTTTCAAAAATCTAAGGTATTCTTGTATCCTCTCTTAAAGATCCCAAAAGGACACAAGTATGTTCCTATAGGTACTTATGTTGCTTGGGCTGAGGGAATCTATCCTGCAGATAAAAAGTTCTTGTGCGTGTATACTCTTCAGACAACTGATGAGTTTTATAAATTTGAGAACAAGTATCTTCTTGGTAATGAAATGTTTAGCAACTTTCATTTACTAGAGGACAATACAGGTCTATTTGTATTCAACTACAATAGGTTTAATGAAGACTTTATCAAGTTCCTTGCCGGCAAGTATTCAACTCTATCTGAAGACTTCAAGCAAGTTATTGTGCAGTTCTTTAAATCTAAGGACATAAAGAACATTGGATTCCATCATGTGAACAGTTATCTATACCCTGACTTCTACTTTGGTAGATATGCAGAACTACTAGGTGTAGATAAAGATGTTCTCGTTGATGTTGGTGAGCTCTGTCCACCAGTTGACATAGAGAAGGAAACACTTCAAGTCAAAAAACTAATACTCAATATATGAAAAAGAAGTTTTGGGTTTATGACATTGAAGTATTTGAAAACTTCTTTTGTATTGTTCTTGAAGGAGTTGAGGATGATGATGTAATAACTTACATGATTCACCCTAGTTATCGTAATGATTACGATGACATGATAAAGTTCCTTAAGCAAGAAGGTAAAGCTGGTAGTATATTCTTCGGCTTTAACAATCTATCTTACGATTCTCAGGTAATTGAGTTTCTAATTCAAAATGAAGCTGACTTCTTAAGCAAGAAGCCAATAGAGATATGCCGTGAAGCTTGGATGTTTTCAAATGCTCTTATACACGGTCAGGATAATCCGGGGTTTAGAACTCCGTATCCTGAGTTTAAGCAGACTTTAAAACAGATTGATGTATTTAAATTGAATCACTGGGATAATCCTGCAAAGAGTTCTTCTCTTAAATGGATCCAGTATACAATGGACTGGTACAATATCAAAGAGTCAAGCATATCCTTTAATGCTCTAATAGATACAGGAGATCAAATCAGAGAGACCTTGAAGTATTGTGTAAACGATGTCAAGTCAACCAAAAAGATTGTTCTGTTAAGTAAAGATCTAATCAAGCTTCGTATGAACTTGAGTAGAACTTACAAGGTGAATCTATTGAGTGCTTCAGAACCAAGAATCAGTAAGGAGTTGTTTGCATACTTCTTGGGTCAGAAGCTTAAGATGCATCCCAAAGATGTCAAAGCTCTTCCGACTCAGAAGAGAACCCTAATTAGAGTTAATGATATCATCTTACCCTATGTACAGTTTCAAACACCAATATTCAAAGCGGTGCTTGAGAAGTTCAAAACGGTAATCATTGATCCAGAAAACACTAAGAACGGTTTCAAACATAGTATTTTGAATAATGGTGTCAAGACTGACTATGGTCTTGGTGGCATTCACGGTTGTCGTGCAAGTGGTGTATATGAATCCACCAGTGATTTAATCATCATGACTTCTGACGTAACATCTTTCTATCCAAATCTAGCTATTCGTAATAAGTGGTCTCCGGGTCACTTAGATGCTCAAGCTTTTAGTGAGCAGTATGAATGGTTCTTTGAAGAGAGAAAGAAGATACCTAAGAAAGATCCGCTAAACTATGTCTATAAGCTTATTCTAAACTCTACCTATGGTTTGAGTAATGATAAGCACAGTTTCCTGTATGATCCGGAACTTACAATGAAGATTACCATCAACGGTCAGCTTAGTCTAACTATGCTGTACGAGATGATATCCGTTGCAATTCCAGAGTCTATACCTCTGATGCAAAACACAGATGGTCTTGAGACAATCATACCTAGAGACAAAGTAGATATATACATGCAGGTATGTGCAGAGTGGGAGAAGATTACTAATCTCCAACTTGAACACGATAAGTACCAGAAGCTAATCTTAGCGGATGTAAACAACTACATAGCAGTATATGATTGGAAGTTTATAGATCATGACTCCTGGAAGAAGATGAAAGAATCTAATCCGGATTATGTCTATAAGGTTCTCCCTGAAGGGTTTGCATATGCAGCTACTAAGTGCAAGGGTAGATTTGAATTTTCTAATCTAGCTCTTCACAAGAACAAATCACATCTTGTGATATCAAAAGCTGTTTACAATTACTTTGTGCACGATGTACTTCCCGAAGATTATATAATGACTAATAAGAACATTTATGATTTCTGCGGTGGAGTAAAAGCAAACAGTACGTACGCTGTACAGATTGTTTGTGTAGAAAATGGTAAGGAGACTGTGCAGAACATGCACAAGATCACTCGTTACTATTTATCCAATAAAGGTTGCAAAATGCATAAAATGCATAAAGAGACGGGTAAAATCATCAGTGTTGATGCCGGCTCTTGGGTCGTTACTGTATTTAACCAGTACGAAGAAAAGCCTTTTGAGGAGTATGATATCAATTATAAGTATTACTTACAGAGAATTACGAGAGAAATAGAAAGTGCTCGTGGTTCTCAACTTTCACTTTTATTTTAAAATGAAGAAAATTCCTAGTGTGACGGAGCAAGAACTTGCTACCGTTACAATCCCCAATCACGGTAAGCGGTATGCACCAATTACTTACACTCAAATCATCAGTGAAGTAAAACGTCAGGCTGCTGCTCACGGAATTGACATTGTTGATTCTGTTTACAGAACTACTGCAGGTGGTAACATTGCCACCGGTCAGTACTTTCTAAACTATGGTAACGATCCAGACATCAAGTTGATGTTTGCTTGGACTAACAGCTACAATAAGATGCGTAGATTCTCTTGTGGAATGGGCACTTATGTTAGCGTTTGTCTAAACGGTATGCTCACTGCAGACTACAGCAAGTATTCTCGTAAGCATATTGGTAGTGCCAAGAAGGGTAATACAGCTTATGTAGAGATGGTAGATCAGATTGAAGAACAATTCAAAATGGCTTCTAATGTCTTTGCTAAGATGGTCCAAGATAAGAACAGTATGATTGATCGTAGTCTTAGCAATGCTGAGATTAATGAATTGCTCGGCCGTCTTTTCATGGATGATGTTGTTGGTAGTGTACAGATGAATATCGTAAAGCAGCAGATTAAAGCTCCTGCTTACACGTATTCAGGTGATAAGAACTCACTGTGGCACTTCTACAACCACGTTACCCATGCTCTTAAAGAAGAGCACCCAATGACCTTTGATGAAGCTCACTACAAGCTTCATGAAATGATCACTAAGAATTATCTAACTTCTACGGCAGCTGCACCTGTGAACGTTCAAGCAGTAGTTGTACCGGAGGGTGATGATACTCAGTTGGTTGAAGAGTTTCAGCAGCTTGATCAAGAAGTAGATACTATTCTTGAACAAGAAGAAATTACCACTGAATCAGTTTTTGTTGAAGATTCTATTGAAAATGTTCAACAAGAAAATAAAACTGAGGAAGATGATGATTTAGACTGGTTGAATTTCTAACTTTGGGTTGTTTGTGTGACCGTCCCTGGTATCCGGGGGCGGTTACCAAACTCAAAACTTTAAATCATGAACAGAAAAGACTTTTCTAATTACGTTGACTTCGTTAAAGAACGAACCTCTAATGTGCTACAAGCAAAAGGTGATGAGTATTCTTACAACTTAGGAGCCTTTGAAAACTTTGAAGAAGGTGTTTCTATTGGTTTAGCTAATACCAGAGAGGCTATTGCTTGGGGTTACGTTACCAAACACATTCAATCGGTACGTGCTCTTATTAGAGAGGTTGATAGCGGCAAAGAAGATCATCTTACAGACAAACTGATTGATGAAAAGTTTGGCGATGTCATCAACTACATGATTCTTATTGAAGCAATGTTGAAAGAAAGAATTCAAATAAATAAATAATTATGGAAATTGCATTAGCCGTTGTTGGCTTTATCCTTGCTGTTGTATATTTGGGTATCTTACTCAATGTAAAGAAAGATCTCAAAACTTTGAAAGAAGAGTTTGAAGATCTAAGACAAAAGCAAAAGCGTCAGTTCTATTACAATAAAAATAAGAAGAATAACATCTAAAGGTAGACCTTAAAAAGGGCCCTTCCGTATCTGAGGAACGGCTCAGTTGGGCCCGGGTCTACCCCCTTATTGCATGCCATGCACACTCCGTATGGAGGAAAAAAAAGAGAGGGTTAATAGCCCTCTCTTTTCATTTTCCTAATCTCTAAATGTTTGATATACTTCTAGAATAGGTTCTACTATTGGGTGCCGGTGATTCTGCTTGAGCACAACTACCCGCACACCTTTCACTTGTTCTTCTACCCTAGAGAGAAAAGAAAACCCGGTTTCTTTTTTATTCTTAAGGTCTACCTGAGCAAGGTCTCCACATATAGACATCCAGCTACCTTTACCAAGACGACCAAGTACCATCTCCATTTGTGTGTGAGTAACGTTCTGTGCTTCGTCTACAATAACAAAAGCATTAACAAACGTTCTACCCCGCATAAAAGCAAATGGTAAGATCTCAATTCTACCTTCTTCTACTTCTTTGTCAATCTTTTCTTTTGAGTAGAGGAGATAGAGGTTGTGGTAGATTGGTGCAAGCCACGGGTCCATTTTTTCTTTGATGTCTCCTGGGAGGAAGCCAATGTCTTCTTTAGCCACTGTTGGTCTCGTGATGATAATCTTTTCGACTTGTTTAGTGAATAAAAGGTCCAGTGCAGTTTGAACAGCAACCAAAGTTTTACCACTTCCTGCCATACCCTTAAGAACCGTAACAGGATTTGCAAGTATAATCTCTTTAGCGATTTTCTGTTCTTCATTAAGCTGGATATTAAACTTAATAGGATTCTTGGGGCGTCTCTTTGCTTGAAACACCTCATCATTATAATCTCTTTGCATCTGGGTTATTTTTCTTGAAGTCTTTTTAAGACCTCTAAGTTAGACTGAATTCTTCTATTTCTTAGCAGAACTGTCTTCCTATTTGTAGGTTTTGGAACCTCTTTATGTGCCTTTGCCATTATTTACCTTGACCTCTATAAGATTTCTTGTAATTTCTAGAACTCTTCAATACTGAAGTTTTAGTCTTAGAGTGAACACCAGGACGGCTTTTCGGAACTCTTGGTTTAAAAGTAGCAGCCGATTGAGCTTTAATCTTTGCCATAAGTTGGTTTAATTAAAAGGTTAATGAAAAGAGAGGAACTCCAACGTAGCACGTAGGAGTCCCCTCAAAATGTACTTTACTTTACCCATCCGTAGTACTTCAGGGTTTTTTCTTTACGATCCTCTAGACCGTGAGTACCTCCATTGATTCTCTTTGTAAGAGCAAGAATAGTGTCGTTGTTTACACCTTTATCACAGATATCCCACAACTTATTACGATCAAAGAAGAAGATAGCAGATTCAAATGCATACTCAGTAGCAACCAGATCAGGGTTAGTCATGATCTCTGGCTTCTTCAAGTAATCAGCAAATGCTTGGTAGTTAGACTTACCGGTCAATTGCAGAGCACCACGTCCACGGTACTTCCATCCGTCACCAGATGCTTCATCACCATTACCCATACGAGATGCATACACACGGTTTGCAATCTTCTCTGGCTTACGCTCATACTGAGCAGCTAGAGCTTCTGTAGGGAAGTACTTTTTAAAAATACCAAGCAATCCTTTAGCACCGTAGTTCAGATTCTCAGAGAAAGCTTTAAAGCCTCCGGTCTCGTGAGCTGTTTGTGCAAAGAAATGTGCAGCACGTTCAGGTGTAAACTTGTAGTAAGCCATTCCTGCTTTTAGAGTGCCCGGACCAAATGCTCCATCTGCCGTAACACCCGCTTTGGTTTGTAGACTCTTTAGACTCATTCTTCTTCTTTTTTACCACCGAAGATCTTTCCAGCTTCAGCAATACCGAAAGCTCCCAGTGTGATTATTACAAACGAATTAAAAATTGTATCAGAGATGATGAGCTCTTTGCCCATAATACCTGTTACTACATCGGCAATAGCTGTAATGCTCATTACAGCGAATGACAAGAAACCAACAATAGTCTTCTCGTTCCACTCATTATTGTCCTTGAAAATATCCCAAAAAGCCATAAACTTCTTCTTTAATTGATTAAACATGACTGTTGGTTTTGATTGTTGGTCCTATATAAAATATACGAAATTTAGTCCAGAGCATCAACTATTGCCTTCTTAACAGCAACAGAAAATTCTGTTCTTTCAAATGCAAGGTTTTCATCCTGAAGCTGCATCATGGTTGCAGCAACATTTGTATTAGCTTTTCCTACTCCGTGATAGACTTTAGAACCAATTGCAATGTCTACCTCTACGATGGTTTTCTTTTGTTTAAATTCAAACGGACCTAGACGTATACCTTGAGTTGGAGCTTTGATGTCAGTGACTGTTACATACACCGGACTTGCACCTTCTGAAGACTGATCACACAAAGGATTTCCTTGTTGTAGAAGAATATCTTCAGTCATTTGCTTGAGACCAAAAGTGAACTTCTGGTTATCAATACCTGCTAGATTATCTTGAGAGCTTACGCTAGCAACGTAAAAGCACATTATCAAAATGGGGTTCATTGTATTCTATTTAAGTTATTAATAGTAGTTTGATGTTTACCTGTCCCCATTATGTAAAACAGATTTTGATTTTCCACAATCAATGTTTGAACAGGGAAGTAAGTAGTATAAAAATTTGTAGACGGTGATGTAATTATAGCATCTCGCTGAGCTTTAGTAAAAATATACTTATTGTGTAGATGACCTTGGGACCAGATGACATATCCAAAAACTATATCATCATAATCAAACACAGTAGAATTATTTATATCGCAAGTATAGAAGTCCCATGATTGCAGTGGAGATAATCCTGCCTTCTTATACATGAGATAGTTCATATCCGCATCTGTAAGAGTATGATAATTATTAGTGACATCTACCGTCACTCTATAAGGCCAGTTAGAAGAATTAGTCCATGATACTTGTCCGGAAGCATTTGTATTCTTGGTCCCCTGACTCACCCAAGAACTAGAGGTAACACCAATCTCTGATAATTGTAAAGACCAAGAACCTTGTGATGGTCTTCTCCATACCAATACTAGTCCGTCTCCTCCACCGTATTCTTGCATGCGAGCTACCACTGTATACTGAGTTCCTGCAACCATTGAATAGTTACCATATTTATACTGTCCGGTACCCTTGCCACCATACCATTCTACTACAGAGGTTCCGTTTATTGCTAGATCAGAACCATCATCAGAGGTAAGACCAAAAGAATAGGTCCCTGTTTCTGCAGCAACAAAAGTGAACGTTACTTCGGTGGCATAGTAATCCCCATTAGGAGGTACACTAGCTCCAGCATTAGTAAGTGTAGTAAATTGATAGAAGTTTAAAGAAGAGTTAGCACTCATATTACCACTCCACCATAAAGTTGTAGCAGCATAAGCAGTATTAAACAGCTTATTCATCTCAGTACGAGTACCAGGATATATTGCATACTGAGAAGTGTTGCCGTTTCCGTAGTGAGTTCTATATATTTTTACAGATGTAGTACCATTAGCTGTAGTGACATAATGGTCTACAGTAACCGGTATACCACTAACATCTTGAGTTCCAATTGGAGTCAGGGTAATAGTTTGAGAATACGTCTGGATTGATACCGACAGTATAAAAATTAGACTTAAAATAAACTTTCTCATAGCAACATCTTTGTACCGGTTGATAACTGAAAGTTAAGAATGTCAGCGTTGTATTGGTATGCTCCTGAGAATGAGATACTCCACTTAAACTTATCGGTAAGTTTAAAGTCAACGTTTGCTAGAGGTACAATAAGAAAGCCAGACTTGTACCATTGTCCTTCGTAATAAAAGATATAAGGTGAGTATACACCTAGAGCCATTATGTTAGCAGATACAGTCTTACCTCCTTTGAAATTAGTGAACGCACCACCTACCATAGACCAGTTCTGGAAACCAGATTTACCTATCTGACCCAATGTAAAGTTGCTACCTCCCATGAAGGTAAACTTCCAAAGTTTCTGTGCACCTAGAATAGTTACCGTGTTAAACCAATCAGATTTAAAATTAGTCATGAAAGAATTGGACCCCACCGCCATGAAATCTTTTTTCTTATAGGACCCATACAGAGTAAGGTTAGCTACATTCTCTCCTGTGGTATAGTTCAGATTGACACCCTTGATAAAGTTTTGCTTGGTGTTAACGTGAGTAACTGACGCATTGAAGCGTACATTATCATTACGCTTACTAATGTCATTACCATTACGGATAATAACAAAATCCCCTGAACCAATCAGAGAACCTCTACCTATTTTTTCTTGCTTTTGTTTTGGTTTATTACCACCACCTCCTCCACCACCGGAGTCTCCGGAGCTTTCTGATTCTCCTCCAGATGCTGTTGTTGTATTCTCTGAAGTTCCCCCAGTAGAGCTAGCTCCTCCAGTGCTTTCAGACGTACCACCCGTTGCTCCTCCGTCAGGATTACTACCTGATGTTCCAGTACCTCCTCCGGTACTACCACCACTGTCTGGTCTACCTGAGTTACCTCCACCTGATGAGCCAGACGAACCACCCGAGCTACTTCCTGATCCTCCGGTGTTACCACCGCCAGAACTAGAACCACCACTAGTTCCACCAGAATTAGAGCCAGAGCTACCAGAGGAACCAGAGGATGACCCACCTGAAGACCCAGAAGACCCACTGTTATTGTTAGTGTTATCATTAGAACTGCTACCAGAAGATGACGATGATCCATTTGTATTACCTGTTGATATTGAACCTGAACTTACGCTACCTCCACCGAGGCTTCCCGCAATGGAAGTGCTAATAGAGACAATGCCACTAACACTATTTGCTGTGTTTGTACCGATGTTTGCGTTACTATTATTAGCGTTAGAAGAACCGTTACCTGCACAAGGGTTGCTACCTGGAGGAAACTGAGTATTAATTTGAGCAATCCAGTTTTCATAAGCTCCTGACTGAAGTTGAGCTGCTGTAAAAGTTTGGTACTGCCCAGCATAAAACATCACCACTGTCCCAGATGTCTGAGACAGGGTGACCGTCTGTAGCATTCCCGTACAAGGATCCGTGTAGTTGTAAGTAAACGTTTGTGCTTGCAACCCTATACATCCCAGCAGAAATAATAATAATATTTTGAATTTACCATCCATATTGGTCCATGCGCTTCATAAGGTTTACCGTGGCAACCTCTAACGCACGTTGTGTAGCTACACCCACCGTTGACTGATCAAAGCCCATAGTGGGATTCTTAAAGAAGCCCTCACCAACCTGAGTAGAAGTTCCTTGACCAGATGCAACAATATATTGAGAGTTATCTACATTAACCATCTTAATTTGAATACCGATGATAGTAGTATTAGTCTTCTGAAGTTTTCCTTTATCGTAAGTTTCCCCATAAGACGTAGAGAATTCATAGATCTCTGCATAGACAATGTACTTAGGCAGAACTACCGAGCCCACGTTGAGCTTGGTTCTACCGTCACCCATGTCATTGAGATCTTTCTCCCATACATCAAGCATTTGATTAACAATGGCTTCCTTTTCTTCCGCATACAAGAATCTCTGAGTCACCTCAAAGTTTTCTACAATACGGTTAGAAACACCCATACCAACTCTCTTGTCTCTAAGTTCTGGAAACATCTCCCACAGTTCCTTATTAACGTTAAGATTGGCAATCTGAATTACTTTTTTCTCACCAGTGAATACAGGAAATGTATTTAGAGGTTGAGCTTTTTCAAATTCAGCTTGGTATTGTGTAGTAGAAATTGATGAAGAACAAGATGTTGCTACTCCTCCGACAGTAATCAGAAAAGCAATAATCATTGCAATACCGAGAACACTGGCAACCATTGCCATTAGTTCTTCTTTTCTAGTTCTGTGCTCCATCTTTATCAGCTTTTTCTTTCTTAAGTCTTGCAATACGCTCTGCAGTAGTTTCTTTCTTCTCTTCTACAGGAGCAGCTGCAGCCGGTTGTGCAACTGGTACTTCACGTACGGTTTCCTTAATGATAGTGTTTGTACCACCACCTCCAGCAGAAGCATTATTAGTAGCAGAGTTATCAATGTTTAGAACAATTGGTGCGGCTGCTTGTCCTGCAGAGGCAGGAGCTTCAGCAACTTGCTCAGTCTTTACTTCAGACTCTTCTTCAACACCAAAGATCTTATTGATATTAGTAGTAGCCCAGATTCCAAATCCGGTTACTGCTGTTCCTGCAACACCTAAGATAGTTTTCTTAAGTCCTGACAGTCCTCCTTCTTGAGTTTCTTCGCTCATGGTTTTTAATATTTAATGATTTTGTAAAATTTCTCTCTATCGTTAGTTGTCAGCTTCACGATGTAAATACCGTTAGGAAGATCACCAAACCAAATACCTTGAGTTTGGAAACCTCTTTCAGTGATTTTACTAGAAACTGACTTAACAATCTGGCCTTGAGAGTTAAGAACCAGACCGCTAAAGTTTGTAAAGTCTTCAATGTAAAAGTCTGCAATCAACCAGTGATTAGTAAGATCAGTTACAGGGTTAGGGTAAGTAATAAATCCAGTGAGCAGAGCTCTAGTCTCCTCATCCATATCAGCTTTACCGTTGATTACAGAGCCATCATTTGGTGAAGGACGAATAGACATATCATAAGCATTCTCATCACCTGCAGCTTTGTTAAAGATTGCAAGAGGAGAAGTTCTCCATCCAAGAATAGACTTAACTGCAAATCTGAAAGTAAATACTTGAGACGGTCCTTGAAGAAGAGCAGGGTTCATCTTATCTTCGTGACCAGCCCAGAATACACCACCATCTTTAAACGTCATAAATGATGTCCACTTTGAAGCAGAATCTCCCATATTCAGAGACACAAACTCAAATACCGCAGTATCATACTGGATTCCCATCTGCAGAGCTCCAACCTTATTACCAAACGTGTACACTGTCACAGGTACATCAATGTAGTTATCAGTTGTTACAATAAGCTTAGGAATTCTAAATTCAATTGAGTCTGGCTTATTAGAGAAGTATACTGCCGGATCAAGAATGTAATCTGTACCAGATCCAGGGTTTGCCATCTTAGCAAGAATAGTTGCAGGATTATTGTATCCTGAAGTTGTAGCATCACCTACTACATAGATGTAAGGTTCTAGAGAATCAAGACTATTTACAATAGAATCAATTACATATAGTCTAGGTACGTTTGTCCAGTTAGGTGCAGTTGTAGCAGCATTTGCAGTTGCCCACTGAGAAGGCCAAAGAACTGATACGTTATTTACTCCCGTAAATAATTGATCCCAGTTTGATTGGTTAAGAGCTAGTCTATTGAATACAGCAAATGCATCTGATACAGTTACAGACTGGCTTTCGTTAATATCACCTTCGTAGTATTCAATACCACTTAGAGTATCTTGAGAAGATACGTGGTTAGCCAACTTGTACGCATCTACAATAGTCAAAGCTCCACCATCAGACATAGAATCTGTTTGTGCAGAGATCTTCATGTGCCAGTAGTTTGTATCAAGCGGGTGAGTGAACTCTACTAGACCAGCCATATTAGTTGAATCAGTATCAATTGGTTGCCAAGTAGCAAGAGGTGTAGACTTAAGTCTCTTCTTAGCAGAGAACCAAACACCTTGAGCGGGTGAACCATCAGCGTTTCTAACCTTTACAGGAAACGTCATTGGGGTCATCTGGAAAGCACCACCGTAACTATAGAGCTCAAGGTTTACGTCAGTACCATTACCAATGGTTGCAAGAGCAGGATAATTACTAGATCCTGAAATTGCCATAGAAGTGGCTATACCATTGTATGCACTAGAATGAAAAAGACGAAGCTTAAACATAGCCCCGTCTGCCCAGTCAAAGTTCGGTGTAGAACCAGTATATGATGCTACTACGTTAATGTAGCCAGCATTTGTAAAATAAGAACCGTACTTATCCGTAATAGGTTGTGCGGTCGGTCCCCAAAACATGACAGCGTTTGAAAACTTAGCGTTGTCATAGAAGAGTCGGAATTGTACAGCCTTTACCGGAGTAGCGGTAGGGTTAGCAAAGTGAACGTATACATCTGTGTACGTTGCCGGATAGTTATCCAGTGTAAATAGTGTATCTACAAGGATATAAGGGTCGTTACTTGCGGGTGCTACAAGTATTTCATTAGCACCGTTTTGAGCAAGAACGCTTAAAGATATAAGAGAAGTCGAGAGACTCCACCAAAACTTTTTCATGTGCGGATAGCATTATAGGTTTCATAAAAGTTGTTGGTTTTGTCTCATATATAAGATACGAAATTCAGTCTAATTGTCTAACTTTAACCCCCTTTAAATAATAAAAGATGTTTAAATTCAGTTATAATCACTGGTTCCACTTAGAGTTTCTAAGTAATAATAACACCTTATTAGGTGTAAACCTTTCAAAGGTTATTTACGGATACCAGAAAGATGAAACCTCAGAAATAATTGAAGCTAACGGTTACTCCCTTGAAATAGGGATACTAATCGCAAAGCTTACAGTTATACTTTAGTTTCCGGTGTAATCGGAATCTACTGTATCAAAACCTTTCCAGCGGTTGATGGTGTATAGAGCCGGGATAACATCTCCCCATTCTTTTGCAAGTTTGAGTTGTCCCGCTCTAGTACCTCTTTGATAATACACCTCTTTATTTTCAAGCAGTTCTTGATTGCTCTGAACAATACCGTAGTAAGAGAATTGCATAGTTCTCCAAAAAGCTTCTACAAATTGATTTGCATACTTGAAAGAAGCAATTGGATTTTCACTTAATGTCAAGAAGTCTGCAGGGTTTATAAAGAAAGCTAGATCGTTTCCAACTTTGTCATTCAAGAAAGACAATCCGTTAAGACTTCTTCTAAAGGTGAAGAAAGCTTCATCATCATCCTCATCATCTCCCAAATCTTTTAAAGACGCTATAAGATTACCAATCATAAAAGTAGAAGCAAAGAACATTAATTGCGCACCGACTTTTCCAATATTAGCCTTTTGATCTTTTTCTAAAGAAGCCCAAGCCACTGATGGATTTCCAAACGTTGTAAGAGCAGCAATAAACTTAATTAAGCTAAAATATCTTCCTTCATACCAGCCAAGGTTCTCATCAAAGTATCTTCCTTTAAAGTGAGTTTTAAATGAAGGGTAAACCCATTTGTGGAACTGCATTGCTGCAGCACCAATAGCATTATCTTGTATTGCTACTCTGTCTTCTGCAGCGTAGTTACCGTGAATCTGTTTGTTTACTTCGTATATATAATTCTGAACCATTCTCTTTTGGTCATCATCATACTTAACTTTTTCACCAGCACCGCCACCGTAATCATTAATTATGTACCAATCACCATCCTTAAGCTTTAAAGTCCTTGCATCAGGATCCCAATCATAGGCATCAAGAGCAGAAGTCTGAGAACCATTCTCCTCGTTGACCAATTTAATTTTAGCAAGCATTGCTAAACCAGTACTTGATTGAATTAAAAATTCACCTCCGTCTTGAAACCAGTAGCTACCAGGTATTTGATTAGCATTACCACGCTCATCTTCACTAATGAGGTGTCTAGGCATATTAAAATATCTTATAAGAGCTTCTGTCTTTGATCCCGGTTGATCATCAACAAGCTCAAGATTAGCATTAAATCCAGACATTGTTTTCTGAATCTTATTAGGAAAGTAATCTGTATAGAGTAACTTTCTTGCATGAGCTAAACCTTTAGCACTAAAATGGACACCGGCAAAACCTTCAATGTGGTTTGCAACACCACCAAACGCCAAGTTAGCAGCGTTACCCCAAACGTTGTAACCAACATATACTAATGAAGAAGCACTTACTATTTTCTTTAAAGCAAGACTTCCAATTTTTGACATTCCGCTCAAGTCTTCAAAGTAGTTCTCTTCATAATAGATTTGCTTAAACCACTTCTCAAGCCTTTTAACCGTCGCAGAACTTTCTGTAGAAGTTACATTCTCAAAAGCAGGCTTACCTGTGAGTGAGTTAAACTTCTTTCTTGTGTAGTAAGTTCTGTTAGTAGCAGCTTCTTTAAGCATAAGGAAGGTGTCTTCAGCAGCCATCTTTTGCTCATATATAGAAACCTGATTGTGAAATATCTTCATAGACTTAAGAACATCTCTACTTACAATATTCTTTTGAGGTCTTCTATTTAATCGTGCTCTTTCTTCTTTGAGATCTTTAAGGAGTTTTTCATATTCAGTAAAAGAAATCTTTTTAGAAAGAAGATCTTCTTTTAAAGTTGAAAGTTCGTTATTGATTTTATTTATTTTTTCTTGAACATTATCATCAAATGTTCCAGTCATAAACAAAGGCAAAGTTGAAACAGGTCTACCCTTTTCATCAATTTTAGTTCTTCTTACAGCAGATATAGGAAGATTCCAATCAAAAAAGAAATCCTTTAGACTATAAAGCATTCTTACTATAGCCCTAAGAGGTACAGTAGGGATATGTGCAAACTGCTCACTGTAATCATTATAAGAAGGTACTCTATGCTTATAACGTTCTTGTACATCATCCGGAAGTTTTGCCATTACTCCCTTCTGCATTTCATTTACATAGAAGTTATAAAACTTACTTTGTGCTCTTTCAAGATCTGTTCTAGGATTTAACAGAATACTATACTTAGCGTTTGTAAAGCTTTTACCGGAAGGATCTCTTGCATCTAATCTTGGTTCAGCATACTTACGTTTAGGAACTTCAATAGTTCTAGTTGTAGCTACACCGGTATAACCTTTACCACTTCTAACAGGAAGAGTTACATCATGATGAACCTCGTAGTATTTGTTTCTAAATACTCGGTATTGACTATCACTCACCTGTGGTCTCTTTACCCAAGATCTTCCATTAAAGTATTCAAATCTAGATCTTGCCGCTTTAAATTCATCATTGTACTTATGATATTCACCATCTTTAAACGTACCATTCTCAATAATCTCAGCTCTTCTAAATCTATTATAAGCTTCTCTTTTTTCAAAGAGTTCTTTGTTATGTTGAATGTGCTTAGGATCAGCAGAAAGGGGATCTTTAATCTCGTAGTAGTTTATCCATTTACCGTCAGAATCATAAAGATCTTTTCTAAGATCATCCTCCATTTCATAATATGCAGTAGAATAAGGATCAACAACTACAAGGTCTCCTTTAGCATCAACCTCATACATGAAACCATAGTCTACAACTCTTCCTGGAGAAAGTCTAATCAAATCTGCAGCAGCTTCATCAGCTCTCTTATTGAAAGCACGAGAATTATCTTGAGCAGTCAACAACTGTCTTTTAAATCTCTTAGCAATAATTCTAAGAAGTACATCTGTACTGGTATCAAGATCACCAATCGCAGCATCAACTCCTGAAATAGTCTCAGCTTCTTTTAAAGCTTGATCAATCTCCTCATCTGTAAGTTTTTGAGAAGTACCGGTTTTAATTATATATTTTACATGCTGTTCTTTAGCAGCATGCACAACAGCTAATGCCTCGTTTAAAGCTAATACCATTTTATCATAGAGCTTTTGTTGCTCTAATGGAAGTTCTGGTCGTAGTTCACCTGAAGCTCTTTGAATATCACTATATGTTTCTAGAAAATTTGAAGCATTAGTAATGATACCGGCAGCTCTCTCAGACTCAACGTTTTCTTTATTTGAAAGAAAGTCAATGATTTTTTGCATGTCCTCCGTAGCATAACGAAGAAATCTAGAGTAAGCAAGTATTGCTCTACCAGACTTACCCTCTTTCTCTATTACAAACAAAAGATCTTGCAGCTTATTAATGGTATCTTCAGCCTTTGGTACAAACAATCTATTGTTATCATCTCTGAGATTCACTCTTTCACGATAGATATCGGAAAGATTCTTTAATCTCATAGTCAAAGGCTTAATAATTGAGTTCTCTATTAAGAGTTGAGCTCTTTTCTGAGGTAGTGATTTCTCAGTGTCAGCTTCTTCAAACAATGCTTGACCTACCGGATTACCACTGTAATGAGTTTTTTCTGCAATGATTGCGTCAGCAAGCATAGACTCTTCATAATACATGTTCTCTGAACGACCTTCATCTACAATACCATTGATACCTGTCTCAGTCTCATTAATATCAACTTTGTATCTGTGAGTATATGCTTCTGTAACTTTAAAACCAGCAGCCTCCAACATTCTAGTATAAATATTCACCTGAAGAATATGCTGCTGATGTTTTGTAAGCTTTGAAGCCAGACCTTTTTCTACAAGAATTGAATCGTTCTCAAGGTCGTATGCAGTGTGGTAGTAAGAAATCTTACCGTTATTTTTTTTCTCTTTTACAGAAGTCTTTGATGTTTTAAGATCAAGAACCTGCATGCTTCCATTTCTTTTTACAACAAGCACGTCTATAGAACCGGCAATACCAGCTTCTAAGTTTTGAACAACCACTTGAGGAATAAGCACTGAGCCCATCTCAAGATGAGTTCTTACAACAGCTTCCATCTCACTCCAGATATCATTTAGAGTTTCAGTAGAAACCTCTAGTGTCTTTTTATTACCCTGCTCATCAAAGTAATCCAAAGAAACATCGGTTAATCTTTTACCTGTAATAATACCCTCCAGCATTCTATCAGCAAGATTACCTATTTCTCTATTAAGTAAATAGTTATCTATTTTAGAAGAGCCCTTGATAGCTGTTGTAGTAGACTTTAAAATCTGACCGGTTTGTCTATCTACATAAGTGTGAGACGTAGGATCAAAGTCAGTTTTTTCAGTAAACTCAAGAACACTAATAACAGCATCTCGTTGAGCCTGGCTTGTAGACTGATCCGCAACTGTTTGATAGTAAGAAACCTTTACAGGGTCTATTGCTTTTTCAACATACATGTTTTTCAGCATCTCTGAAACCTGCTCAGGAGAAGGTATAGCATCTCCATTACCAGCCTTTTGGTAAGAAGTAATAAGACTATCTACTAGAATATTATTACCGTTATAAGCACTTAACAAAGCCTGATATCCAGGATCATTAACATTAAAACAAGACGTTGCCATTTAATTATAGGTTGATTGTTATACCGTAACAAGTTTGCATTCTATCAATAATATCGTCAAGATTTTGCACACTTCTATTAACTTGAATCGTTTCTTCTATAAGATCCATAAATTTACTAAAACTTGAGACATCTATATTACCTGTCTCTAAAGTTGTAAATGCTTTATTTTCATATAGTTGACGAAGCTTATTACGATCTTGCTCGGTAAGCTGATATGTATTTAAAGTTTCAAGGAAAGAAGTTGGAACTTTTGTTATACGTCTTCCTCCAAGATTTGAATTTTCAAAGTCAATATTTCCAGCAAACTCACTATCAGTAGTTGTTGCTGTCAATACTGCATTTTTAATAATTGCAGATCTTTGTTCCACTGCTTCCTGTTCAAGCTTAGGATTTACAGGTGTAACTGTTCTTGTAGCAGCAGGTTCAGTCTTTAAAGTAGGAGTAGTAGCTTGAGATTCTAGTAGAGTATAGTTTGGAAGATCACCAAAGATGTATCCTGCACCAGTTTGAGATCTGTTACCCTTTACATTAACTTTCTCGTACTGAGCAAATGAACCGAAGAACCCGACTCTACCCAACTCTCTTTTAGAAGCATTCAATACAGCTACAACATTGTTATTACCAATTGAAATCTTTCTAGCCTTTCCGTCTGCAGTATTAAAAAATTCAGAATCAGTAACCCCACCATAGTAATAGTAAAGCTTGTAAAGATTTTTATCCTTAATTATGTATAACGGAAACTCTGTCTTAGTTCCTGATTCAAATTTCACACTGTTAAACTGTGAAGCACCAAATACAGGAGCTACCTTCTTAAAGTAATCGGCATATCCTTCAGACTCTTGATCAACATTAAGATTTTCTTCAAACGCTGATTGATATCCAAAGATGCTAACGTTTAAACGATCCTCTGTAACCTGCTTAAATAAAGCATCAAAGATTTCTTTTCTTTCATCTTTATAGTCAGGTGTAAACAAAGTCTTTATAGCGTTTTGGTTTACCGCATGCTTTGGCCAGTTTATAAGGAAGTCTCCAATAAACACATCCAACGGTCCACCAAATACTTTGCTTGACTTTGTAAGCATTCCTTCAGCATCTTTAAGAACGTTAATCGCCTCATTATTAGAAGCAAATATGTCTCTAAGTGCAATAGGTGCAACATAAGACAGGAAGCTTCCGCTCTTAAAGTTTAAGCCGTCTTTAACCATCAAGTAGTGTACAAGATCCAAGAATGCTGATCTAACAGTAATACCGTTATCAAGTACATCAGAATTACTAATACCATCTACAAAATCTCTGTAGAGCATATCGCCAATTTCAGGTGACAGCTTGCTCCAGCTGTTAAGAGATACTCTATTTACCTGCTCACGGTTCTTAGTATTTGTCTGACCGTTAATCTTTTTAGCAGGATTAGAAAAAAGGTAATCTTGAATAAATCTATTTCTAACACCTTTATCAGAGTAGTATCTTCTTAGTGAACCTACAATTTGAGTAATGTCTTTAACGGAAGGTTGACTAGTCTTAAGAGCTTCATAGATCAAAGCATTTGAAAGATTACTGTTTCTCATATCACCATCCTCTAGCTTATTCATATAAGCAGAAGCAGTAATTACAGACATCAAATCCTTTCTAATATTTTCAACAGCTCCTCTTTTAATGTAATCCGTAGGACTTAATACATTTTCAAGAGACTCCTGAACAAATCCAAACACAGGAGATCTATCAATAAATACCGTTCTAAACAGTTTTGATAGTTCTTTAAGCGCTTTAATTTGAGTTGTAAGATAATCGTTGTTTGATATAGCGGTGGTAATACCTTCAACAGGGAAGCCTGAATTTGAAATAGACTTAACACCCTCTTCGGTAGTAAACATATCGGCTAATTCAAGATATCTATCAAAGCTATCTGAATCTTTACCAACACCCTGGTTAAGCTTGGTTAGCTTAGCAAAGTCACTGAATATCTGAGCTTGTGTTTTTACTTTATCAAATTGAAACAAAAGCTTTAGCTGGTTCTCAACTTCTGAGATAGGCATTTCCTCAATAGCCTTTTCTATAGGCAATACCGAGTACTTTAAAGTTTCATATCCGGCAGAAGCATCTACTGCATTTTTGTATTGACTTATAGACTCAACATCGTCAGCTTCAGTTTTAAGTTTAGCTTTAAAGAGTTGAATCATTTGATCCATTATCTCTTTACTGCTTGCACCTTTATCAGCACTCTTAACCTTGATTGAAGATCTAGAGTTTTTAAGAGCATTTGAAAAGTGTCTAACAATAGGCTGATTGATAAATAATAGAGCGTCTTCTACTGAAACACCAAGAGAAGTCATGTATGCAGCAACACCGGTTTGCTCAAGGCTCATACCGTACATCCTTGCAACAGGATTACTAGTGTTATCAACCATGATGCTCACAGTTTGAGACATGTTATCTGAAATGTCGTTACCGTCAGTATCAACAACATTTTCAAATGTGTTATATCGGTTACCATTTACTGTGAATCCAGCATCCTCATTACCAGAAACTCTTCCTAAGTTTAAAAGAGAGTAAGCAAGTACACCATTTACAGCCGGACCGATATTCTCAGCACCTTCTCTAATGTTACCAAAAAAATCAAGTTGACCAAGAATAGAATCGTGAATACCCACTTGAGCATCAATGAAGTTAGCAAACTCAGGTGATTCTTCTTTTACCTTTCTTTCAAAAGCGTCATAAGAAACGGTCTTCATTGGTTGATAAGACTTAGGAATACCACTATCTTTTGCAACAGTACGAGACTCAGAGCCTTGCAATGCAGTTTTTAGTTTAAGAATTCTGTTGTTGATGTATTCAGGAGTGGCTCTATACTTCTCTTCTGTATACTTAATACCCATTTTCTGGGTAATATCTTCTCTTAATACTTCATCTGTAGGATCTTCGTACCGTGAAAGCTCCAAAGCATACTCTTCATTATTATTTATAAGAGAGTTAAAGTAAGCAGCCTTCTTTTCAGCTACAGTTTTTTCTTCACCGTAAACAAGTTCTCTGTTTTCAAAACGATAAGTAAAAGGACGATGAACAAAAATAGAGTCAGCGTCAAAGTCCCAACCAGTAATATCAATCAACTCTTGCGGGAGAATAGCACTTGAACCATAGTAAGCAGGCATATAATCAACAACCTTACTGTTTGTTGCAGATTGGCTTGCTTGAGAAGGAATACGAACTGAATGCATTGTTCTTTCACTATCAAGTGATTTACCTCTAAAGTGAGAGGGCATTAGCATTTCAGCATAAGTATCTATGATTTTACCAGCCTTATCGTAAACCTTTACATCATGTCTAAGACGATCATCATAAACATTTTTTCTTTCAGCTTCTGACATTCTCAGATATTCATCTGATGTTACAACAGTATCTACGCTAGTACCATTAGAAATAGCAGTGTTTGCTCTTCTTCTAATTACAATACCAGAGTCTGAAATCAAGGTAAGCTTATAACCAGGAATAATATCTTTACCTACACCCTTACTAAAGTAGCTAAGAAATAAAGTATAGAATCTTGATAATGTTACAGGGTTATTAAGGTTAATATCACCACGCTCAAATATTTCAATCTCCTGTGGAGATGCTCCAATACTCTTTAGAGTATCAACAGCTTCAAGTCTAAACGAATCTAGCTTAGGTGTAACCTTACCAAGATCCAAAGACTTTGTAAACTCATCAAGAAAATCCTCAATTTCAAAAGTTTTCTTTCTTCTTTCAAAGTACTTACTCTCTGTTCTTTTAGCACTAAGCTGTAACAACTCTTTAATAGCTGCAACTGCAGAAACTTCTTGGCCGTCAACATATACTTTATCAGCATTTGAAAATCCTGAAATAAGGATACTCTTCATTTGCGTAGGATCTGTAATCTTAGTTTTATTTGAAGGAATTTCAGTAGACAGATATAAGAAGTTAGGATCAAGAGCATTAAAATGCTTTTTAAACAAGACTTCATTATAAGGAGTAATGTCTGTTCTACTTGATACAGCATTTTTAGCAAAAGTCTTTTCAGCACTTTCAGGGTGACCAAAAGCAACCGTTGCAGTCTCTTCTGCTTTTTCTAACACTCTTCTGAGATTGTCAAGAAAAGCTCCTGGAGAACTAAATCTTGTAGTTAGCTCAGGTGTAAGAACAACAGCTGACATTTTTAAATATGTCTCACCATCATAGTAAACAAGTTTAAGAGAATTGGTTTGTGAATTGTACTGAATAGTACCATTTAAACCAAAGACTTCTTCTTCACTAACAGGCAACCCATTTTGTATTTTATCCAAGAAATTTGCAATAGCAGGTTCTCTAAGTCTACCCATACCAAAAAGTATGTAACGAAGACCATTAACGGTCATATATAACTGGCCATCATCTCTTTTAGTTTTTTCTGGAGAAAGATCATTAGGAAAAGTAATATGAACAAGATCACCTTTAGCGTCAAACTTTTTATTAATACCAAGTTCTGGTGCTAAAGTGCTGTGAGATGTAGATATACCAGAGGCATTAAGACCTTTTGCTCTTTTAACAACGTTTTTAGAATCTTTAAACTGTTTGTTATGATCACCCATCAAAAGCTGGTTGAAAGAAGAAACGTTCAAGAAACTAGATAAGAAGATTTGAGCAATAGAAGCTTCGAGTCTAATGTTTCTAACACCCGGTGCGTCTTTCTCCTGCATAGGAAAAAGATTCAAGTCTTCTACAAATCTTGCAGCTTTAGAAGCAGCTATTCCAGAACGACCAACAACTGACACCAAAGGACTGTCTCCTATTTCAAGCAATCCTTTTCTTCTTTGTAAAAGATTATTCTGAATGAGCTTATCAACAAACTGATCTACACTTTTAATAAGAGAGGACTCCAGATTCTTTCTAAGTTCTGCATCCGTAGCTAAACCGCTTTCAATCTTTTCAGAAAATTCTGCACCCAGAAGAGATCTTAAGTTGTGAGACAACTTTAGACCAAGCTTATCACCTCTATGATAATTTTCAATAATGTCAAAATCAAGTTCAGATTCATCAAGTGCAGGATTCTCAACCTTTTCAATCTGATCCTGAACTTCTGCAATTCTTCTAACGTCTCTTTCTACCTCAGCAACTAGCGCATCTAGGTATTCTGAATTAACTGTCCAACCGGTAGTCTTAAAGTCTACTGCTTTTGTAACAGGGAGATTTACCGTCATACCGGTACTTGCAGCTTCTAGTACTCTGATAAAATGGGGTACTGTAACAACACCATTTATAACCTCTACCTCTGTGTACTGAGAAAGAATATTAAACAAGAACTCTCTGTCAGTGTAGTCAGCGTATACAGTACCGGCTTGTTGGTTAAAGCTTACACCCGCATTATCTAGACTTCTAGCAGCAAGACCGTCAATTGACTTAGTATTAATCTCAGGAAGTATTGCCAAGAACTCTTTGTTATTAGCCAAATAGTTATCAGCTCTGTATGCATCTGTAGGAAGTCCTTGCTTTAAAGCTTGAACCAACTTAGTAAGTACAGTCTTTACCTGGTAAGTCTGAATCTTGTTACCGTTAGCATTTGTAAAGCTTGTTGTATCAATGTTCTCATTGAAGAAGACATTACCCGAAGCAAGAGCTTTTACTCTACCACCAACAGTGTACAATTCTTCGTTAGAACTTTCTGAATCATCTCTAAGGAAAAGACCCGTTCCCTTATTCTCAAGTAAAGATTTACCAATTTGATTTAGGATCTCAGGTGTTAATACAGGTAAAGACAAAAGTCTAACTGTTGAAAGAACTTCAGCGTTAGCTTCAGTCATTTCAAGTTTATTCTCAGAGATCTTGTACTTGTACCAAGAGTATTCGTAGAAAGCTGGAGCTATTTCAATTCCAGTAATATCACCAAAACGAGTAAGCCCGTCTTTTACTGCTGTTGAAACACTCTGATCATAAACAGCAACGTTATTTACAATAGAGGTAAGATTAGAAAGTATATCAGCAGCTTCTTTTGCAGTCTCATCCGTTATTGAATCAACCTTTGCATTGTAAGCAGATCTCCAAGAATCATATTGGAGAGTTCCCTCAGATCTTCTGTTGGCGTCATAAGACTTCTTCTTCTTATTTCTAGAGTCAACCGCTGTAAATGTGTAGTCTCTCTTACTCTTTTCAGCAAACGCCTTTATAAACGCTTGGTATGTAGCAGCGTTTCTAACGTTAAGCAAGCTTTGCTTTGTTATAGCACCTGAATCATCTGCAACAATATTAAACACCTTAAACGCGTGATTGATAAACTGAACACCGTGAGAGTTCTTACTAGAATCTGAATTAAATCTAGTAAACGCAAGCATTCTATTTAGCGCTTCAATCTCATCAACACTATCCGCTGTGATTCTTGTGATAGTATTATAAACCAATTGTACTGAAGCAGGAACAATAATTCTTTCTTCTGTAAGATTGCCTTCTCTATCTACAAAGAACTCATTTCCAAAAGCATCAGCCTCTACAACAGGAGTGGTGCTTATCAAAGCTTTTACCACTGTCGGCAACGATGTTACACCATCAAGCTCTTCCTTACTCTTAAAGAATGACTTAGAAGTATTACCACCAAAGTCTTCTTCAAGTTCTTCTTGAGCATCATTCAGAAGATTTCTAACGTTATTAAACGTCTTTAAAGATTCTCTAATGTGCTGCTCAATTTCAGAACGGTTAACCGGAGACTTCAATGCTGAAAGAAGAGCAGAAGCTCTTTCTTTAAGTTCAACATTTGAATATCTTTCAGGATTAAACAGTCTAGCAAAATCTATAATAGCAAACTTAATTGCTTCACTTGTACGAATTGATGGATCAGCCTGCAAGGTTGTGTAAACTCTAGATACCAAAGCAGACATCAAGTACTGAGTATCTTGTGAGTTTACATATTGAGGAATTACCTCTATACCGCTTCCGGTAGAAACACTAACCGAACCTTTGTTCAGCATTACAGCAAAGGCTACATCACCTCCATTGTTTATTGCAGATCTGGTGTATTTGTTATTAGCAATACCGGCTTTTCTAAATCTTCCGTCAGCAATTCCCTCAAACAAATCATCGTTAGATTCAAATCTAGGACGGTAAACTTTAAAGAGATTAATCAAAAAGTCAATAATCTTTCTAAAAGTAGACTTGTTTGATACAGCAGTATTTGTAGCTCTTGGATTCTTTTTAAACTCTTCAAACGTATCAGCAAGATATTCTTCTACAACTCTTTCTTTAAGCTCTTGAGTAGTCATTGAAAAGTAGAAAGGTTGCTTTCTATACTCATTCATTACAGAATCAAGACTTCTACCTTGAGTCTTGAGTTTTTGCACAAGCTCTTTTTCACCCTGGGCAAGAGCTCTCTGTATTTCCTTATCAGTTAAGATTAGTCTAAATACTGAGTGAAAAGCTTCGTGATACTTAGCCGGAGAGTCTTTAACAATCTCAATTAGACCAGAGATCTCATTGATGTTATCTCCTGCATTCTTTACAATAGTAGAGAATCTACCAACAGTAATTCCTTCACTGATCATTCGATCAGCAATAGTCTCTACTGTAGCAACCTCAATGTAACTAGGCAAAGAGTTCTTAACCCAATCCAGGAAGTTTGCAAGTTCTTGCTGAGTCTCTGGAGTGTAAGAATCAACATTCTTGTAAGCAATATTTAATTGCTTCTTAAGCTCATTAACCCTGTTCTCTAATCTGTCAAGTTCAGGATTATCAAAAGTTTGATCAATGTCTAATCCTTCCTTGTAGCTTTCAAGCTCAGCTTCTGCAACAAGCAAGTCCTGCTTGAGCATATCGTTATTAAAAACAGAAAGAGTGTCAACAAAAGTTTCTATACCTGCGGAAGGCTGAGCACCTTCTTCTACTCCCTCTTTAACACTAGTAGATGGTTGAGTAGTAGATGTAGGTTGTTGTTTTAAAGCAGCTAGTTCTGCATCATACTCTTCAAAAGTTTTACCAGTAAGCTCTTTATATCCTCTATTAATTAAATCATATAATGCTCCATCAAATTTATCTTTAAAATATAATAAATGTTCTGCTTGAACTTTTTCACCATACATTTCATAATTAACCTGTTCTAAAAATTCTTTTCCTGTTTGTTTTGTATTAACAAACTGTTTTCCTCCTGCATAGCTCTGTCCTATCTTTTTTATTTTAATTACAAAATCATTATTTTCTATATCAGCTTTCTTAGCCTCTACATCAGAAATGTCCGTTACGGGTTCTGTAATAGCGGGAAGCTCTTCTTGTACTACAGCTGGTGCCGGCTTACTGGTCATATCTTCAACTACTGCACCCATAGGTGTAGCACCTGCCACATCAACAATCTTGATACCATTAACAGAGATCATCTCCGGATGAGTAACATTACTCTTAGTATTAGCAAGATCGTCTTGTGTAATATTCTTAGAAATATTCTGATAGAAGTTATCAGCACCTACAGGATCAAGCTTTACATACTTAAGGTTAGCACTCTTATCAAGTTGCTTATTGTTTTCCTCAATCGCAATATTAAAGAGATTGATAAACTCTTCCAGTGATTTAGCAGTAGGAGCAAAACGAATCTTTTGTTCAGCTTTTACAGAACCACTTAAAGGCAAGAAAGAAGCTTCAATAAGCTTATCCTCAGTTCCTACAATATTAAAAGTAACCTTATACTTAACATTGCTATCATTAAAGGTGTCCTTTCCGGTATAAGCAAAGAACAACTTACTATTAAACTGATCACCAAATTCTTTCTTGTTTAGCTTTTTATTACTTGCTGCAGCAACTAACTCTTTAACCAAAGCCTCAGCTTCGGTTGCTTCCATTTGCTTAGCGCTAAGTTCAGTAAAGATTACTCTACCATTAGGAATCTTTGATACAAGAACGTAACGCCCAAGATTCTCATATACTGCTTTAGAGCTGTTGACTACACTTGTAATTTCTTTAACTTGATCAAATGTCAAAGAACCAGAAAGAACAATAGGAGCATCTCCTTGATATCTATCAATTACAACAGTAGAACCGTCGTAAGTCTTATACTTAAGATCTGAAAAAGATACTTTGTCCTCTCCAGCAAATAAATATCCAGGAGAAGCAAGACTCAAAGTTGCAAACTGACTTACTTCAGAGTACGGTATTCTAGCCATGTTGTTAGAACCTCGTGCAGATACTAAGTAATCGTAAAGATTTAAACTATTGTTGTATGCTCTGATTACATTATCTGCATTAGGTGTACCGTAGAAAAGGTCAGCGTTAACCATTTCTTTAGTAAGGATTTCCATTCTCTTACCATCAGCAGAGTAGAATATGTATTCTCTAGGATCATTAAGATATCCAAGAAGCAAAGGTTCACCTGTAAGATCTACAGCATATACAGCAACAGATCCTCTATCAGTAGAACGCTTCTTTATTCTTGGGTTTTCACCTCTTCCTCCGTATTGAAGATTAGTTTCAGTAAGCTCACCACCCATAGGTGCGGATACTTCAAACACCAAACTTTCAAGAAACTCCGTTTCACTAACAGAATTGTAGTATTCTGAAAGCTTTACATTGTGCTCTCCTGTGACAAATTGCGGTCTCTTAACGTAACCAAATTCTGCAGTAGGGCTAAGCTTAGATGCGTCTTCTGAAACTTTAATATCTGTTTGTACAGTGTAGCCATTGAAGTTTTTAATTGTCTCAGGACGATTCTTACTATTCTGCTTTTGAATTTGAATAGCATTTACTCTACCTGTCTCATCTGTACTAGCAACACCAATAACTTGATATCTTGTACCGTTAGAATTAAGTATTACTGTTCCAGGACGAAGAACATTACCATCAAAAGTAAATCTGTTCTTCTTTGTGTTTACAGATCCTGTCTCAAGAAAATCAGCTAAGGCATTTTTAGCGGCGTCAAGATCTACATAAATCTTATCATTAGCGTGAATTACCTCATTAGGAACCTGCTGAGAGTTAATTACCCAGTATTGAACCTGAGCAGTTGATCCCTCTGCAACATTCTCATAATCTTCTAGCGAAACTAAATAAAGATCTTGTTCTGGATAGCTTGCAAGTAGTTTAACACCCTCACCTAATTCATTCTCAAAACCTTCAACCTTAGCAACCTTAACAAACTTTGAAAGGAATACCCCTAGATCTTGATACTTTTCACCTTTAATGATACTATCAAATGCATCATTAAGAACTTGACTATTCAAAGCTGCTTGGCTACCAAGATATCTCTTCAAAGAATCATTAGCAAATGAAGAAAGCTTCTTAGCGTCAACAGCTTTTTTAACAAAAGCCATAAATGCTGTACCTTCAGATGTAACAATAAACTCAAACGCTTCTCTATTATCACCAACAGCATCCATAAAGTCTGCAAGAACTTCTGCAACTTCTGGTGTCTCAGCAACCAAGGCTCTGTAAGCTTGAGGATTATCCATCTCAGCAGCTGAAATTTGAGCAACTATTTTAATAGCCTCAGCTGTCTTTCTTGCTTCTTCTGTATCAGCAGCTTTAGGTTGAGCCTTTGCCTCTTCTCGTTGTTTAGCAATCTCTTGCTCTTTTACATCTTCTTCTTTAGTTAAAGCGTAAGGCTTAAGTATTGTTTCAAGAACCCCTTCAATAGAAGGATCTGTTGTTGGTACAGTTGTACCATTCTTTAAAGAAATAAGATTTTGTGGAATCTTACCTTCTTCAATGTATGGCATAAGCTCTTCCTCCGGAATAGCATAGCCCGCTTCTTTTAGACTGTGAAGGTTTTGATTCTGTGCAACAGCAGACATAAAGTTATCTACAGATCTCTTGATGTATTTTCTTTTGTTTACAAAAACATCATTCATTGCAGCACTATGCCTTTTAGCATAGTCTATAAGTGTGCTGTAGTTACCCAACGTAGCTGCACGTGCACCAAGTTGAAGACTATCAATATCGTTTCTTTGGTAGTCTTTAAGCTGTGCAAATAGCTCATTAAAAGAATCCTCAGAGTATTGTGACTCTACTTCAGATACTTCATTAAGATGACTAACTACTTTAGCAAAAGATGACTTTAATTTAGCTTCTTTACGCTTAGTACCCTTACCTTCTTTCTCGGCAGCATGAAAAGCATTTAGAGCATCATTGTATTCAGTGAGAACTTTTAGTCTAGCTTTCTTATTAGCAATAATTTTCTTTTGATCTGGTGTGACAGCTGCATCTTCCGCGAGCACTTCATCAGAAAGTAAAGACATCTCTTTACGTAGATTGCTCAAGTTTGTAATTACATCTACATCAAGACTTGTAATCTTAGGAGCAATAGAAGTAGAACCAAATGCAGACTTTAAAGAAGCATTTCTTTCTTTAAGTTTGTCAATGGTCTCACCCATAAAGATGTAATCTCTAAGCGCTTCCTCATAACCTTTGTTTGCCAAGTATGCTTGGTTGTATGCATCAGTTGCATATTCATACATTGAGTAATCAAACGGATTAGGATACTTAGACTTAACGCTATCGTATCTGTTTTTAATTTCGTTTGCTCTCTGTATAGTCTTATCAAGTCTAGCTCTAGCTTCTTCTGCATTAGCAGATCCGGTTGCTTCTACAATACCAACATCATCAAGCTGCTTAAGAGTAGCAAGTTTACCTGTAAGCAAATCAAATGTTCCCGTATCAAGAGCAGTGTAGATCTTATTAAATCTTAACTCTTCTGCAGCATCTCTTACAAGCTTCTCGTCCTGGATAAGGTTTCCAATTTGAATTTGACGTAGAAGCTTTTTAGTATCCTCATTGGTTCTAATAGAGCGTTCAAAAAGATCAACCGGTGATTGAATTGCAGAATTAATAGTATCAGCAAGCTCATTATTTATTTTTTGCTGCTCAGCTTTATATGCCTGATATCTTTCTTTAAAAGACATCTTCTCTCCAGATTCATTTGTCTGGTTTATAAAAGTATTGATACCTGCATTAATCTTAGCTGCTTTTGCAACTTTACTCATTGCACCTCCGGCAACACCACCAACAAAAGCTCCTGACAAAAACGCTAGCCCTTCATCGGCTCCAGTGTTACTAATGTTCTCTTTAAGGTATCCCATCACATCCATTTTGGGAATACCCATAGGACTAGATAGAATATCACCATAGTAATCTTCCATTGTTTTAGAAGCATACTCTTGAAACACTTCTTGAGCACCTTCACCAAGTCCGTTCTTTAAGAATGCACTACCTCTAGTCAAGTATTTTCCAGGCTGAAGTAAAGAATTTAAAAACTCTTTACCTTCAAGTGTTACACTTTTTCTAGCACTGGCACCCAATACTTGTTTCGCTGCAACTGTACCATCAGCATTTCTGACAAGACCTTGTAAGTCAGCACCAATACCTCTAGAAATTGTTTTATCTAGCTTATTAAGCATAGGTCCAAAAAGAAGCTTATCTGTAAAAAGAATTACAGGCAAGTTCCAAGCGGTTGTTCTTGCTCCAGCTTCAGTTACTTTTTCTTTAATCTCAGCTAATTCTTCTTCATTTGGAAGTCTTCCGTTAGTTTCATAAAACTCATTTAGAGCTTTATCACTAAGATTCTTTGCAACAAAACCTCCTTCAAGACTAGCTTCTACTGCGGCAGCTTTAAAAATTTGACCATCACGCATTACAGCACCAACACCCTTACCAATAGACGGTAGTGCCGTGCCAGCACTTGCAGCTTTAGCTACATCATCAATATATCCTACAGTATTTTCTAAAGGATTAAAAAACTTCAGAATAGGATTACCTGTAATCTTTGCAATTTGTGGTGAAGTAGTAGCCAACCAATCAGCTACAGCACCAGCACCTCTAACCGTTTCAGCATTCTTTAGTACAGTGCTTGTTGCGCTAGCAGCTTGTGCTGCTTTTGCTGCAGCAGTAGCATCAGCAGCTTTATCAATAATTCTTAAACCCTGACCAATTTTACGACCAATGTTTAAAAATCCTGCAGCACCACCGGCTTCAGCAGTAGCAAAGGCAAGTGCTGCACTTTCAGGCAACGAACCCAAAACCATTCCACCAATAAAACCTAGCTGAGTTGCACCATTAGCAATAAATCCTGTAGCACCACCTTTTGTAGAACCATAGATTCTATTAATATCTTCAAATTCAGCCGCAGCACCCATATCTGGAGCCATTAACCCTTTAAAGTCAAGAGTTAAAATATCTCCAGTACCTTTCAGCATATCAAAAGCAGTGCTGCCGGTTAACATTGCAGCACCCTGAAGACCTCTCCAAAGCTCTCCTGCAAAGTTTGCTTCAGCATTATAGATTGCATCATTGTCTCTATAAGGAGAGAAGCCTAATTCATCAAAGTTTGAACGACGAGCATAGCGCTCATAGTTCGTTTCATACAATCCAAAGTTTTCATTTGGAAACCTTGTAAACAACGGATTTGGCTCAGGTCTAAACTCAGGTGCTGCTTGTGCTAAAGCACTATTAAAATCAGCTAAAAGTTCAGGGCTAATTCCTGAAACTTTTGGATTTGAAGTATTTGGAAACAGGGGATTTGCATTAAAGTCCATTAGTCTTGTTTTTCCAATGTTATATTTTTTGCAGCATTTGCGTTTAAGTATGTATCTATCCAGTCTTTAGCTTGTTGAATAGAAAAATTATTTTCGTTAATATATTTATTTATCTCTTTAGAAATATTAACTTCTCTATAACCACCTTCATTTGGATCGTAAATATACTTCTCTCCATAGTATTGATAAGAACCATTACCATTTCTAGTAATAGTAACTTTTCCTCCATCATAATAACCTCCGCCTATAGTTAACTCTCCACCGTTAACATTAATAGCCGCTTCAATTGGAGTAGTTCTAAAATCAAAAGTGCTTTTAGGTAGCGCACCAGCCGGAGCTAGTTTAACAACAACACCTTGAGCAAGCAGATCTGAAGTAACTCTATCTTTTAAAGGCCCGGGGTTTTCTTTGGACCCCATTAACTCATCAGCAGTTTTAGAATCAGGAATAATTCTAATAAACTGATTACCATCATTATCTTGAAATCCTTCAACCTGCATGTTTCTCGGATTTGTGTTACCTGTTGTTTTTGTATTTAAAACATTAACAATAGTATTAAAAGCTGTTTCAGCAGCATCTTGATTTGGAAGACTGCCATCAATAGCACTCTCCAATGTACCAAAACCAACAGAGCCAAGATTTTGAGATAAAGATTGACTAGCTTGATTAACAACAATATTAACCGCAGAACCTTTTGAAGAAGCCATACCAAAGTTGGTACCCTTTCTTTCTTCTCCACCTACTCTTGTATCACGACCTTGCACAGCAGATGCTAAACTCTTTGCCTCTTTAGAATAGTAGGTAGAAACTTCATATTCTTTTCCTGCCCAAGTACCTGGATCTAGTATAGATGTACCACCAAACCAAGTATTCCAAGCATCGCTACCACTCTCAGTAACAGCCCATACTCCGAATTTAGGACTGCTTAACCAAGGCCCAATAAGTGGGGCAGCAGCTATTTTAGCATCTCTTTCAGCATCCCACTTTTCTTCAAACTTCTCTTTTATAGTTTGAGGGTTAACAATTCCTGACTTTACAATCTCACGCATTAAAGCAAAAGCTTGCTTACCTTCTTCATCATTAATAACAGAATTAGAAGCCTTGTCTATTGACTTTAGCAAATTTTCTTGCTCTATTTTAAGAAGACCCTTTTCAATACCAGTTTTTTCATTGTAAATTCTAATTTTCTGACGCAAATTAATTGCACCATCAGAATCTTCAATATCTCTTGTACCTCTTTTGCTTACAACTTCAGCCTTGGATATATAAGACTGAAACTCTTTTTCTGTTAGTTTATCTAATCCATCAAGAGGAATAACTTTACCAGCAGAATTTCTAACGGGTGTTCCTGTAAGTTGAGACCATTGTTTAATTGCCTCATAGCCAGCATTACGAGCATCGGTAGTTCTCTCAGCAAGTTCCTTATAATTATAATTAGGATAATCTTCAGGATTTTTATCACTCATTACAGGATCTGTACCGGAAGAGATTGGAGTACCGGTTTGAGATACACCCATACCAGGAATTACTATCTCACCTTTAAGCTGTGCCATTCGGAAATCAGCATCAAATTGTCTTGCAACCTGTTGCTGATTTTTCCAATCATCAAGACCTGCTCTGTGCTGAGCTAATGCATACTCATCAGCTTTCATACTTTGCTCTTCTCCTCTTCTAGAAAATACTTCGGCAATTTTAGTAATGCTAGCTTTGAAACTGATATCATCAATTTTTGATATAATACCAGCAATGTTAGAGAAATCGTTACTAGATAGAGCTTCACTAATGGCAGGATCCAAAGAAGGCATTGATTCCTTCTTTGTCATTAGCTCATTAAACAATTCTACAACACTCTGTTGATCGCTTTGTCTACGAAGATTACCCGTTGCGGGTTGATTTTGTCTAGCTCTTTGAACTTCAGCATTACCATATTCAAGTTTTGCTAGTTCTTCATCATACTTGACAACCTGCTTTCTGATTGGTTCAGAAATAGTATTCCACTTTGTTTTAAGATAAGCCATCTCTGCTCTAGTCTTATCTCCACCAAAAGCATCAAGATTGTTTTCTATAAAGCTTCTTCTTTCAACTCTAGACTGCACATTAAGGTAGTCTTTAACAAGAGGGTCCTCAGAAAATCTATTGTAGAGGTACTGATAAACATCATCCTCTATAAGCTTACCGTTCTTACTGGTATAAATATATCCTCCAGATCTTTGATCATATGTTCTTTTCCAATCTTTATCCTCAAAATACTTTTCAGCTTGAGACCAAAGATCTATATTCTGTACATAACGAGGATTGCCGATACCTAAAATTGCATCACCCTTAGCATTTTTAAAGTCCTCTACGCTAAACATTATATCCTGTACAGAGTAGGGGTTATAGAGAGATCTTACATTTTCATCTAATGAAGATCTAAGATTGTCTGCATAATCTAAATCCTTTTTAACTGCTTTAGTAAACATAATATCCTTTACATATCTAGGATTGTTTACCAAACTATCAAAAATTGAATTAGCATTACTAAGACTTCTTGGATCAGTAAGATCAGTGCTGCCAACAATTTTAAGTTTGTTGTCAGCTTCTGTCATAAACTTATCTCTAAACTGCTGATTCTCTGAGTTTAACAAATCAGATTTCAAAAGCGTTGAATACTTATCGTAAAAGCTTTCAAACGCATTAGTCTGCATTTGCGCTAAAGTCTTTTGGCTACTGGACAAAAAATCCCAATCCGGCGTGTACGGAAGTACTGCCGCAATCTGAGAGTTCTGTGCAATATTGTCTATATATGATGCCATATTTGATGTAGATCTACAGTAAAAGATACGGAAAAATCTTGTAAGTTTTTAAACCTTAAAGGTTTATATCTTACTTTTAAATACCAAAAGAGTTTGGATCATAATATCCACCAGGGCTTACAATTCGGGGATCTACTCCGTACATTTCCGCAAGTTGTTGTCTTTGTCTTAACTGATCAAGAGCAGCCAATTCATCATCTCTTCTTTTTCTTGAACGGGTTCCAGTACTCTGACTACTTCCAGAGCCTCCTCCAAGTAAACTAGAGTAATATTGTTTAGTAAGCTCACTTCTATCTTCAGGTGTAAGATTTGGATCTTTTATGAAAGTTTCATAATTAGCTTTACGAGCATTCTCTGCACCCTGATTTTGCGGAGTATAATTCTCATAGTCAAACATTGCAGCAGACACACCCGGCATAAACTGAATGTTTCCGGTATTATAGTACTCACCTTTAGCAGGTGTAATCTGATACAAGGGATTCATCTTGTTATATGTATCAGCACGATACATATTATCTTCTAGACGATTAGCAAGAAGAGCATCATTTACTCTATATCTTCTCATCTTTTCATCAAATACTTCTTCAGTCTTTATAGTGTCATCATAAACACTTTTACGAAGTAGTGAATTGGCTCTATCATTATCAGCCTTTACTCTTTGATTTACTTGTGCAGCTTGATTACCAATACCTATAATTTGGTTACCCATTGTAGATGCAACATTGGCTGCTTGCTCAGCAGCTTGTCCAGAAATTAATGAAGCCGAAGACAACTGTCTAGAAGGTCCAGCAAATGCACCTAATGCGTCCATTGAACCTTTAGCACGTCCAGCAATCTGCTGTTGCTGACGGGTATCATCAGGATATACAGCATCCATTAAATCTAAAGGCAACTGAGGAGCCCAGGGGTATCTCCTTCTTTCAGAAGCTCTATTACGTCTAAGAGCTTCTAGGTTTCTAACATCAGCCTTAAACGGTCTGAGTACTCTTTCCTGTTCAGGTGTTGGAGATTCAGAAGAATCAGAAGTCTCCGACTTACTAGAACAAACCTGATTAGCTTCTTCTTGAGAAGTAAATGGACCTTTTACATCGTTTCCACTTGGTGCTTCAGCTTGTGTACCAGGTCTAACACTTTGACCCATTACCTGACCATCTACACAAAAGTAAACAGTACCACGTTGTACTTCATATTCACCTTCAGGTAGGAATCTATTAGTTGTATACGTTCCCAGTCTACTATCTATTCTGCTTCCTGGTTGTGCATTAGCAGCATTCTCCTCTGAAAATTTCAAAGTTCTCAGATCATTCTTTTCTTGCTCAGTAAGAGGCTCATATCCAGCATTACTTCTTTTTTGCTCATCCTCTTGAATAAACTGCTCAACTCTGGGGTTCCACCATTCTTGGTAAGCTTTAACTCTTGGATCTTTACTTTTTAAAGACTTCAAATCAAAATTACCTTGAGCATCTTTCCAGTCAGAAAAATTATAACCAAGACCCTCCATACGTTTTACCCAAGAAGGAAAATTCTTTTCAGCATCTTCATATACACCTGAATATCCGGGAACAAAATCTTGAACTCTAGAATAATCAATTCTATTAGGATCTGAATAATCTGCCTCACCAGCTAGAGGTTTTAGTCCACGCTGCTGCATTACTTTTAATACAGTAGGGTTAATGGCAGAAAATTTATCACTTCTTGACTCTTTGCCATCTTGTGCTTTAGGGATATAACCACCATAAGCAGCCATAGGAGCACCCATAATACCTTCAGCATAATCAGCAGCTACTGCAGGGATACCTTGTGGAAATCCTTTCATTGCTTCTTGATAGAATGCAATCTCACCGGCTTTACCCTTATACTTATCAATCATAGCTTGTGCAGTTCTCTTTTGAATAGGATCTGCATTTTGATCGTATAAAGAATCAGTAAAATCGTTTAACTTAAGAAAAGGCTTTACAAGCTTGGCAGGTGTAGTAGGATTACTTTTTCCATACTTGGCAAGAAAATCTGGATCCTTAATCTTCATCTTTCTTGTATCAGAATAGATAAAAGATCCTGGATCAAGATTAAGAGGTGTGCCACCATTAGAATGACGCTGACCACCAATCTCATATAAACCCATCTGACCGGTGCTGCCAAGATCAGTCATAGCAATCTCACCCTTTTCAGCTTCAAGATTTGCCATACCTCTAGAAACAGGTGAAAGACTTTTATTAACTGATCCACCTTCTGCCATGTGAGCACTGTCTTTCATAACAGTACCATCAGGCATCATGTGATACCCTTTCGGCAAGCTCTTGATTCTTACTTTTCTTTTCATTAGTCAAGGATTTCAATTTCAGCTCCAAGAGCTACAAGTTGTCTAATTTGGTCTTCAGTCATTTCAATCTCACCACCCATTTGAGTGTAGTAAGTTCTTGAAGATATTGTTTCGTCTGGTCTAAAGTTACCAAAAACATCATAATTACCTCTTTCACCTGTTATTCCCATGGGAGCAGCTTGATAAAGATTATCTGTAAATGATTGGCGTTGAATCTCTCTTGCAGCCTGACGCTCTTTTCTATTTCTACCAAGCCATGCACCAGCATCAAGTATACCACTAGCAATTGCTGCGGGTTTAGCAAAGTCACTTGCTTGTACCATGAATGACTTATTGCCAATATTACCAGCAATAAAAGGATTAGATTCTCCTTTAGGTCCTTTAAGTCCTGCTACAAAGTTTTTAGTGGCATACATGTTCTTACTTCTACCGGGAATGAACTCAACCTTTTCATCACTTGAAATCTCCATTTGAGGTTCCATGTTTTCAAATGCAGAAAAATCCAATTCTGGTTCTTGCTGAGATGCGTCTTCCATAGATGTCATAGCTTGATTAAAAGCAAACTCATCTAAGGCCATTTGACCCATACCTGATCCAGCACCTCTTCTAGCTGGTGCAGGAATATCTGAAACAAATCCAGCAGGAGCTGCTTGCTGATCAAGAGAGTATTCTCTCATTCCAGCAATATCTGGACTAAGTGGTGCATCAGATAACCCAGCCATTCCAGAATCAAAGGCCATTTCATCTAAATACATGTTACCCATCCCAGAACCACCCATTTGGTATTCCATCATACCACCGTAAGCTTTAGCAAAGTTTCTAGCAAAGTTTGCTTTACGTCTCATCTCAGGTGAATACTTGCCCTCTGGTGCATCCAAAATCTTTTTGGCAGCTTCCTGTACACTAAGACCCATACGTGTAGCCTGTGCTTTAAAAGTGCCCTTCTTAGCAGGATCTAGTTCAATACCGCCATCCTTAAAGTAAGCCATTGCAATAAATGGCGTACCACCTTTTTTCATTGTAGCACCACCACACTCATAGCAAGGCATACCACCAGTAGCATACATATCACCACCATACATCATGTTAGCCATGATCTTAGCTTGTACTTCTTTCGGTAATGCTTGGAATCCTTCATTCTGTGGTTCACCACCTTCTGCCCAAGTACCAAAGCGCTTGTGCCAGTAAAGAGGACTAAACGGATCAGTAGCCTTTGCTGAGTTACGTCCACCCATTCTATCCCAGAATCTCTTTTGTCTGTTCTTATTTCTGTGTTGGGTGTAATCACTCATACCCTTGTAGCCACCGTGTACTACTTTGTACTTATCACCTTTCTTAGCAAGCACCATCCATTTCTTACCAGGACGAGTAGACTGTCTCTTAGCACCAACTCTAGTAAAACCTTGATTCTTGTAGCGTTGTGGTATACCACCATTACGCATTTCTTCCATTTCTTCTTCTGACTCTTGAGCTTCAGGATTATACATCATGTAATCATAAATAGCACCAGCACTATCATCCATTACAGCAAGCTTAGACGCTACCCACGGTTCAACATCTGAGTTTGGATTAAGAAACTGTTGAAGCTTAGACATCTTATCAGTAACAGCAGCAATCTGACCTAATGCCATTTCACCACCTTCATCCATCATTGGAAACTTATAGTCACCATACATGATACCACCATTAGCCATCATGCTCAAGTCTGCCATCATTTGGTTAACTGAGTCTTGTACTTCCATACCGTCTTCTGCTTTACGGTAGCCACCACCCCTACGCTTGTATTCTTTTACAAGCCAAGCTGAACCGTAAGCACTAGGCCAACGGTCAAATTTTCTTTTTGCTTCTGCTTTAACTCTAGAGTAGAGTGCGGGGTTAGTAGGTTTATTAGCCATGATAAAATACAATAAGTCCTCTATATAATTTCGTTATTTTATGGGAGATTTCCAAATGTTAATCGTTACTAATAGCTTTTTGGTAAGCCTTTTGAAAATCTTTGAATGCTTCTTCTCTTGATTTGTACTTCAATACCCCATTACCATTATAGTTCTTCAACCAATAGTCAAATAACTGACGTGAGTTATTTGGATCCGGTAATGCTTGTGGTGACAAAGCATATCTATATCTAGCTGCAGCCATTGCAGCAACAGGATTATCTTCTCTAAGAAGTTGATTAAACTTGTTCTTATCTGTGGGAAGATTCAATCTCTTAAAGTTTTCAAACTGTCTTTGCTGTGCAGCATTATAAGCACCCTGATTACCTCTACCTGTAAACATATCAGTTAAGGCAATAGGATCAATAGACATGAATGAAGATGTATAGTTTCTACCGTAAGCTTTTGGATTTGTACCATATGTATTCTCCATATAAGCAGTAGCCTGTAATAGATTCTCAACAGCTTTTCTATTCTTAGGATCTTCTAGGGCAACGATCTGATTGATACCATAATCAATCTGCTCAGGTCTAGAAAGTTTTCTCCAGTCTGTAGGTTTAGGTTTAGCCACTGGTTCATCCGGAGAAGCCATAAAAGATTTAAAAGCATCCACTACTGCATCTTTCATACCAGTAAAGAATGCTGGTGATAATCCTTCTGGTATCATAAAACCACCCGTTTGATATCTAGCAGATGCAGATAGTTGTCCCCCTTGTTGAGCTCTCTTATGATTATAATTAATTCTTTGTCCTGAAGTCTTTACACTTTTAAACTTAGCTTTCTCAGCAGATGACATTTCAGAAGTAGTCTTAGGTGTAGTAGAGTTTACTCTTCTACTTGGTCTGCATGCAGGATACGGTCTACCGTCTTTGTCTTTACCAGAACGTCCGCATTCTTTGCCGGTCTTTACATCAACCCACTTCTCAGCAAACCATTGCTTTAAACCACCAGATCCAAACTCCTCTAAATCACCACCATATTGTTTTTTAAAATATAAATCTTTAGAATGCTTAGGATCTATTTGTACATAACCATCTGGAAGATAATTTTCATAAGACATCTTTACAATAAAATCTTCTTTTTCTTTTTCAGTCATAAACGGATTAAGAGAAAGTGCTGATCCAACAAAGTTGTTAATCATGTCTTCAGCACTCATCCTAGCAACAGCAGGAATATTTCTATAGTCACCTTCCAAACTTGGCACAAATGCTTTTACTTCATGTGCAAGTCCTGCAAGATTTGAACCTACAAAACCTAATGCTTTTGCTGGAATTGTTGTAGGACCCATTGGATACGGTGCTAACTTATTAGCAATAGCATCAGCAGTATACATACCAGCAACAGTATGTCTAATATTGTCTACCGGGCCTTCACCTTTAGGTGCAACTTTTTGTGAAAGATCAGCAGCTCTACTTTTTGGATCACCTAACATCTCATTAATTCTACCTTCAGTAGTTAAAGGTTTTTTATTTTGAGCTAGATCAATCTTTGCTTGGCGTATTTGTGCAGGTGTAAAAAAGTCAGGACGAATAAAAGGTTGCGGTACTTGGGCACCAACTTGAGCCATAGGTACTTCAAATACCTGATTACCAGGAAATTGATATTCTCCTCCAGGATACATTACCTGAGCATAGCCAATATTATCTACTCCATATACCGGAAAGTCTACATCCTTCATAGTAATTCTACCAGAAGGAATGACATTATACGGCTTCTTTACATCCGGAGAATATCTCTTATATCCAAGCTTTGACTTCTTCATCGTGGTGAGTATTGTACTTTAACAGTAGCTAGGTTCAAAAGAATATGATTGTTACCACTAAAGTTCTTTCTAAACATAATGTGGTTATGATAGTGTCTAAACTTCTTACGCTGATGCGGATCCTTAGTATAGTCTAGGTTTACAGTATTAAGATTTCTGATATAACCATTGGGTTCAGTATTCCAAATAGTTCTACGTACAGTGCTAAACTCACCACGGTCACGGGTAATATCCCAGAACTGATTGAATCTATACTTATTCTCTTCCTTACTGTAAAGAATATCAATATCAGAAACGTTTATTCTAGGGTAAGTAAGAATTGCAGCAGAGTTATTCTTAGGAGTAAGATTCAGTTTTAGCATACCAGAAACCTGTTCAGAGTTATGCACAACAGCTCTATCGAAATTGAAGTCTAACACATGGTGTGCGTCAGAACAGTTCTCTCTGTATTGATAAGCTTCTACTTGGTATTCTACACTACGAAGTGTGGTTACCGTTACCCCTGTATTAGATAGAATCTCTACTTCAAATGGGTAATCCGCTCCGTAGTAGTTACAGAAGCTTTGACAAGTATCATTATGCAACCACAGTTTGTCATCCTTAATTGAGAAGAAGTGTGACTGTGAAGGAATCATAAGATTCGGATGCCAGTCATGTAGAGATACCCAAGAGTTGGTCTTCAAGTCATAACTCAAAGTCCAAGAAGCTTCAGCAAAATAATTTGGATCCTGCAGAGTAATTGTTACAAGGCGGTTATTAGCAAGAGCAAATTGATTATCTCTAACATGCACAAGTTGTCCTTTAAACTCTGGACGAAGCATGTAGTCCTTCTTACTGAAGTATACAAGCTCTTCGGTGCTATCAAAGATTACCGATGTTCCAACACCATTTACAGAATTATCAGTAAGCGGAAAATCCGGAAAGTCTTCAAGAATCATAAAGGGCATGTAACGTGACAACCACCACTTCATACCGGTTCTTGAAATTTCTTTTAATCCTTCAGAATACTGGAAAATCTTACCTTGCTTAGATGACATCCAGAATACACCGTAAGGTGTAGACGTTGATCCAAACGTGCTCTGACATGTACCATATTCATATCCTGAATCAGCAGCAAGCAAAGCCTGTGGTGCTCTCTCAAATACTTCAGCATCACCCACAGAGATCTTAGTACCAAGATCCAACTGAAGAGTATCCTGAGCTAAGAATCTCAAAGGAGGATGGTTCTCCTGCAGAATTAAAAACGTTCCATCAACGTTAATCTTAATATTAGCAACACGGCTATTAAAATCATAAACGTTATTAGTTAAGAAAACCTTCCAAGGATCTTTAATCTGCGTACTACTTGTAGAGGGTAAAGAGTAAATAGCTCTTGTGGGATAGTAGATCTCACAATCTTCTGCGGTTACCGGATTGTAGTAACGAGCTTGAAGAATAGAGTGAGTATACTTTTGAGTTGGAAAGTTAGAGATATTAAGAGTAAGATCGTACTTGTAGTAGTTACCAGTAGTAATAATCTTAATATCAAATAAATCTTCTAGTCTTGTGTATTCTTTATGATCATAGTGACGAGTTTCAGGTCTATCATCATGATCTCTATGTGCAGTATTAAACTCAGACTCTACAAAAAAGTCTTTAACACCAGAGCTAAACAAATAGATGTAACCATATCTAATCCCAAAACCTATACTATTAACCAGACTTCTATTCATGTCTAGGTTATGAAGATTGGAAGGAAGAGTTGCGGCATCAGGAATAGTTTCTCTATTCTGTTGTGCAATGCTACTGCTAAACAATCCTGAAACCCAGTTAGATATATTGTCACCAATTCCAGTGAAGAACTCTTCAAGCTCCCATCTTTCTGTATTCATCCAATATGTTGGGAACGGAACGTTAATGTATTTTGTATAGTCAAATACAGTTCCATCTGGCTGATCTGTCATCCAGTTATTAAAGAAGAACATTGTATTCTTCTCTGTATAACGATTGATGTAGATATCACCACCAAATACTAATGGAGAAGTAAACTTCTGTCCATTTTGTACAAATCCAGGAATTACAAATCTGCAACCAGTTGGAAGAATAATAGTACTATCAATCTGACCATATTGATTCTCGTAATCAATCTTCATTGCACCATAGTGCGAAGAAATATTACGAACCTTTTCATCAAACGGATTCTTCCAAGAACGAGACTGACCTACAGTATAACGAGAATCATCTACAATAGTAGGATGCTGTAGATCACTACCAGTTTTAAATACTACAGTTCTACTTCTATAAAGATTATTTACAGAGATTCTGTTTTCAAACTGTTGAAGTTGAGGATACACATAAGCAGATTCTGAAATCAATCTACGAGTATTACCTACCGGTGCTTTCTTAAACTGATTATAAAATCCATAAGCAACATGTTGTAAGGCATGCTGTCTGTACTGAAGAAAATCATAAAACTTATCAAGGTAGTCATTTGTACCCTCGGTCAGTCCCCTAATAATGGCAGGAATAGCTGCCGCAGCTCTTAAAGGTTGGGGTAAATCATTAAGATCAGAACTTTCAATATCTTGTGTTAAAAAACCAAGTGATGCCCATTGAGCAGCACCTGAAGGATCAAGCAAAGTGCCAAGTGTGGTAGCCCATCTATCAAGAGTTCCTGCAGAGGGAGGAAGAAGTCCACCTCTTATTATACTTGGAACATTTGGTAATGTAAATGTTCTTTGACCTCTTAAGTGTTTATCCAACTTACCAAGACCCAAAAGCAAAGAAACCAAAGCTGTAAGGTTTCTAATAATTACATGCTTGGGATGTTCACTGGGTTCAATAAACTTACCTTTTGTTTTACCGTATGCTTCACCATAAACCTTAAGCTCGGTAGCAGATAAAAAAGTCTTGTTAAAACCAAACTCAGGTGAGTGAAAAGAAAAGTATCTTTTATTATCCTTATAGGTATCTAGCTCTGCAACCTGTAGATTATTAAGTGCAGTTCCACCCTTTACAAAGTTGGTAGAAAGAAAGGGATCCTTTCTTAGGTCATTAAACGGATAGTTTGTAAAGAGGATAGTTTGATCATCTGCTTCTCTCTCACCAGGCAACTGGTAAGTACCCATGTTGTTAATAAGACCCTTAGCAAGAATAGTTTTATTACCAAGTCTTGATCCTCTAAGAATCTCATAACCTACAATAGAATCAATTCGGTTACCGTCATTATCTACAGGAACGGTAATATTGGTAAAGTCAACGCCAAGAACTACAATCTTAGTTCCATCAACATTATGTCTAGGAATCAATCCATCATCCGGAAACTTGTGGTGTCTAATAGGTTTACCACACAATTCAGCCCAACGTTCCGGCTTGTTATCAGGATATCTTTCTGTAGATTCCCAGTAACCCATTTCACCTCTTCCAATAATCTTACCTCCATCAGAAAGTAATTCTGTCTGTGCAGAAGTAATTGTAGCAGTATTGTAGTTCTGCCAACGCTTACTCTTATTAGAATAAATTACGTCATTACCAACAACATTCTCTAAATCAGAGGATAATGCCGCTCTTCCAGGAATATGGTATGCAAGTGATCTTTCACCTGTGTTATAAACCCAACGAATAAAGAAAGCATACTGCTCATCGCGCATGTAACCACGATTACTACCATTTAGATAGTAATCTGCTGGATACTCTACAGCAACCCATCTGCTCTTAATCTTGTTTGCTTGTGGCTGGTAGTTAAAATTAAAACGCTCGTATACTCCTGTTCTGATAAGGTAGTCTCCAGTTGGAAACATTGCATCAGACTTCTCATATACAGAATTAAGAATAGGAATTCTAGATAGCTCAACTGTTACAAGAGAGATTGCAACATTGTCAATACTAATAATATTCTGATTAGTACTGTAGTAACCCAAAATCTTAGCATCAGCTTGTAAGGTCTTAGTATTACTAATAATTACAAGTTCATACTCTTCAAAAGCTTCTGTCTCTAAACCGGTAATCTTAATTTCAAGAGAACCATTTGCATTATCGTGATCAAACAATGATACAACATTAGAAAGAGCAATGTAATCTGTTACTCGTTGTCCGTTGATTGAGTAGGCGATTGCTGCTTGATATGAGCCATTATATAAAGTGCCAGCATTGTCTCCTCTTCCCATTGAAATACATGGTACTTTAAAGAGAGGAGCCAAACGTAGGGCTTCACAATTGAGTTCATCTGTTGGGGTATTTACCACACAGTCATTAACTACAGTTCTTGTAGTTATGTACGGAGGGTTATTAATATTTAGTGTACGTGATGGGTTTTTTCCATCATCCCAATAGATCTGCCTACTGCAGTCAAAGTTCTCTCTAGAGGCTCCTGTAATAAGATGATTCTTATCAAATGCTAAGCACGGGGCATTGACAATTTTAGTGTAAGTGCAAGTGGCTTCTTTAAAGTAGCCAATCTCACTATTGTTATTATCTGTAGAAAATATTACCCACTCATCATCAGTGATGTGGATTGTACCGATAACCGTATATGGGGCTTGTGCACAGAACTTGTTAGAAGGTTCATTAGATAATACACCTACGTCACCCTGAAATGAAGAGTTCACAGCATTACGTGCATGTGACCAAGAACCATCAGGGTGAAACAGATCAGCATTATCTTTTACCATCCCCTTGTTAAAGGCAATGGGTGACGTTCCTTCTTGATTCTGTTTAGCCATTTCTTATTTCTTTAGTACTGTACAGTCGGGTAAGACTTAAACATATCTACATACTTGTGGTATTGCGCTTTACGGTTAACTTCCCAAAGCTTCTTCATCTCTGCAAAGTCCGGAGTATTAACAATAGACAAAGCGTTGTTTCTAGCACCTCTAAGACGTTGTTCTACAAGCGTAAGCTTCTGAACTACATCTTCACCATTAATGTACATGTTCTCAAGAATACGCTGCTTAATTGCATATTCATAGTATTCATTAATCATAGGGTGATCCATAACCTGAAGCTCACCATTCTCATCTTCAAGAGCTCCTTGGTAGTTTACATAAAGCTTACCGGTTTGGAAACTAGTATAGATGAATCCTCCACGGATGTCTGCTTGATATGAAGAACTCCAACGTGTATTAGGACAATCACCACTTACAGCACTTGAAGGTTTAATTCTAATAGTCTGCAAAGACTCATAGGTAACGGTCTTTGTTTTAAACTTCTGAATAAGCTGGTAGTAGTTACCACAATCAGATTGGCAAACAGATGTATCAACCGGACAGTCATTAGCATCAAGCTCTACAAGTCCACGGTCAAGAACAACATCTTCAATGTGTGTACCAGAAAGAACAGGCTCCTGCCAAGTCATATTACCAGCAAGCAAAGCAAAGTTCAAAGTGTAGAAATCTGATGGCAGTTTTGCCTTACCATGCTCAACATCAATAACAACTTCTTTCTGCTGATGAATTCTGAGACCAAGGTCATAGTTAACTCTCAAAGCAACCTTAATAAGTTGCTGAGGCTCAATCATACCCTCAAGAGCATATGAGCTAAAGTCAACTGTCACATCCTCAAGCAGTTGATCAAACGAACGGTATTTAACTGTGTACTGTGCCATTATCTAAGAACGTTTAATTTGTCATCACTCATATCGGCAGGAACACTTGCTTGAGCTGCAAGATCCTTCAGCACCATTGCTTCAATCTCAGCAAACAGAAAATCCGGAACATTAAGAGGTTGATGATGTCTTGGATCACAATCATCTTTAGGGTCACAATTCCACTTAGTGATATCTCCTTCAAATACACCCTCAATCAAAATAGCATCCCAATCAATATTGGGCATGTACAGGTAACCATTAAGAAACCAGTAGTACTTAGTTGTATTGTACTTGAAAGAACTTGTTTTAGTCATAGACGTAAAAGTTCCCGGCATAGTAGGTTGCAATTCAATAGAGCCATCAATAGAACTTACGGTTCTAATAATGGGACCCCAGTAACCCTGCATAAAACTAGGAAGCCTCTCCTTAGTACGTTTAATTGTGATACCACTCTTTACACCAGAGCAGTGAGCTTCTACCTTATCTACTTCAATTAGCTCTACAAATGGCAGAGTCTGAAACACACTGTTGAATTTCATCAGTTTGTTTGTAGAGTCCTGACGACGCATGTATACAGCAGCGTATTTCAAAATAAGACTGTAGATATATCTATCAGTCAGAAAAGGATCCTGTTTGGATCCCTTCATCAGGTTTCTAACTCTAGAAACAACTTCCTTAATTGTAGTCATAAGACTTGGTTTAATCTATCTGAAACTCATCGTACATCTCTAATAGTTCGGGTAATTTCTTTTCGTCATAAAACTTATGGTTCATTTTCCTATACAAGTGTGAAATCTTGCGGAGATTATCAATGACGATATATCTTTCCCAGTTATCCACATATGCTTTAGAAACTGAACGTTTAAATTGCCTTACAGCACCAAAAGTCCATACCTCTCTATTAGCAAACCTATACTTGGAAGGATAGTTGGTGTAGAAGATCTTACAGATTCTGTTATTGGTGGCCCAGTTCATGTGAGTAACTGCTACTCCCATTTCTGCTGATTTGGTCGGATCAGGGTTTTCACTTTTTGAAGTGGCTGTTCCAATGAACAAAAACCCTAAACCTTCAGGAAGTTCAACACCTTCCCTCTCATCAATAACCATCTGCCAAAGAACACCGTTATAAGTCTCAATAATATTCTTAAGTTTCTTATTGTCTATTTCAGAATACCGTGGGTATTTTGTTTTAAAGTCTTCTAAGAAGCTGGCATTTAAAATATTATGTGTTGTCTTTCTATAACGTGGTGCTTTTAAATCCGGTTTTCTATACTTCCTCATATAGGTACACTATAATTTACATAAAAAAGCTGGAAGAACCAACCATTAATCTTTACTAATGTGGCAGATTTCTCCAGCTTTACCATCGTACTTTTCGTGAATGTCCATGATTGCTGATCTCTTACTACCAACAAACTTATTATGGTAGTGCCAGTAGTCAGTTCTAGAAAGACTCGGCATGATCTTTACAGCAAATCCATGAATCTCATTCTCTGAAACAAACGAGGTTGTCTTCTTCATGTGATAGTGACCTGTGTACAGTGTTCTATACTTTGTAGCTCCCCAGTCTTGTGGAAACTCAAACGCATAAACCATAGGGGCATCCTTAGTATTTACATCTCCATGCTCAAAAGCAAAGAAGTTGTTACCCCAAGTGATTACTTTTCTTTCAGAATACTCAACATTAAAGGTAACAGTAGGCAAATCAATAGCTTTAGAAAGAGCATGTGCCAGATGATAAGAACTTAGTCTATCGTGATTACCCGGAACATAGACAACCTCAAGATCACTAGTAATCGTTGACAGCTGATAGATTGCCCAGAACAATGCCTCAAAAGCTTCACTATATGCCTTTACAGGGGTCATACCATTATCTACCGGTGTACCACTAGTCGTTGTACCAGAAAACGTATCAGCGTTAAGCAAATCACCACCAATGACGTAGATCAGTTTATCAAGCATATGCATCTTACCAACACGAGTAGTCACGTCAATAACTGCATTCTTAAAATCTAAAACAACTAGCTCATTTCCTTCTTTACCAAAGTGAATATCCTGTACATTAAATACTCCACAGTAGTTACTTGTAGCAACCGGATTATTTGGAAAGTCTGCAATGTGAACTTCTACTTTTTTAGGTGAGAAGCTCTTCAAAACCTCTGCAAGAACATCTTGTTCTGTTTGCTTTATTGCTGTAACAAGAGCAGAAACAATCCAGTGATCTTTCTTTTGTTTGTTCCAATACTGAGAGAGCTTCCACTTGGTGGTATCAATATTCAGTAAAGCGATAATCTCCTCTGGAGTTTTTGGTTCAGTAGTAGCAATTGCTTCTAGCTGCTTTGTGTTGGCGTCAAGATTCTCTCTTACTGAAATAATACCTTCCACAAACGGGTCAGCATATCCTTCCATAAGTTGATTCTTTAATACCAGATAGTCTTCAACATCTATTCCGATTCTCTCAGCACAATTCTTTGCACTTTGTTTCCACTTGAGGGACTGTCGTACTAGATCAATAAGTGAACTCATAGGTAGTTAATTTGGGTTTTGTAAATATAAACAAAAACATATTACTTGAACGTCAACGGGTTATAACAGAAAACCCCAGGTTTCCCCGGGGTTCTCCTTCATGTCAGCAACGTAAAACCAACAAACCGCGCGACAATATATTATACTGTTGCAGGAGTTGTAACCTTGAAAATCAAGGAATTACAAGTAGTAGCACCTGAAACATCTTCATTAAGAACTCTAAAATGATATGCAGTATTTGGAACTAAGTTGATAAACTTAGTCTTAACTACAGTAAGATCAACACCATTAGGTTGAGTCCATGTTGGTGATGAGGCAACCTTAATTTGAGGAGTATACTTGTTACCTGTATTACCAGGATTAACCCACTCAAATTCAATCTCTGTATCCTTTATAGTCAAAACCGCAACATCAATAACTGACATTACAGGGTTTGTCGGTTGAACACATGTAGGATAAAGCTCATTAAGAAGCATGCGTCTAACAATAGTGCTAAGACGCTCACCTGCTTTAACCGGAATATCTACAATCTCTAAGCCTTTATACTTAGAGCAATCCATAGAAAGAACCTCATCACAAGGTTCTCCTCCAATACAGTCATTGTAAGCACCCGGCAAATTCAGTGCTGGGTCATTACAATCATTACATCCTTTACAAGCCATGAGTTTTTAATTTATTAAGCTATACAAGCATTACAGTTAGAGAAAGTCTGAGCTACGTTAACAGCTGATGTTTGCAATACTGAAACAGCGGTAATAGTGTAGCAACCATCTACATAAGGAACACCAGTAAGCTGAACTACAGTTCCAATAGGAATAGAAGTGTTAGACTTAACTTCATTGTTCGGAGGAAGAGTACTATTAAGACTAGATGGACAAACACTAACAGTGTAGTAGTAAGCACATGCTGATGCCGGAGCAGTCCAATAAGCCAACCCGCTTCCTTCTTCTTGAACAGGAGAGATACATGCATCTAAAGCAACTTGAGTAACACCTGTTTGAGGTGCCGCACTTCCTGTTGGAACAGGTTCTGTTCTAGAACAAACAAAGAATGTAGAGTATTCACTAATATCTACATGAGAAGTATTTCCAGTAGCACAATCAGTATATTCTAGAGTACCAATTTCATCTCCAGTATTATTAATCTCGTAACCATTGCAAGGAATACCCTCAACACAAATTGCTTCTACAGTACCTTCATAAGCAGTACCGCAGTTTACAGTAAGGTTTACCGGAGATGTTGTAGTATAAACAGTAGTGTAAGCGCTTGTTCCGGTTACACGATACTTAACTCTATACTTTACAGCATTTACCGAGGTATTAAAGGCTATACTTAGTGTTGCCATATCTTAAGATATTGTTGCAGTTACACCTGTTGGTAGAGCACATGCACTAGCAGGATTTTCTACAGTAATAGTTTTAGACTTATCACAAGTGATGTTACCATCTGTTACACAGAAAGTAACTGTTACAGTGTAGTCCACGTAAATGTTCAAGCCAGAAGAAGCAAGGTTAATCTGTGCAGTACCAGTACCAGCAAGAGCATCAAGAACTTGAACTCTTGTGCTGTAAGTACCACCCATACCATCTGTAATAGTTACAAGTGCACCATTAACATTACACTCATCAAATCCAACAGGAGCAGAGCTTCCATTAAAGTTTAGAGTAAGAGTGCTTACGCTAAGAGTTCCTGCAAAGGTGAAGAGAATATCGTCACAAGTAGTATTGCAGCAAGTAGTTTGAATTGTCTTAACGGCGGCTCTAATATCACAAATAGTCAACCACATGTTTGTAAGTGACTGTGAAAGAGTAGTAGGGTTAGAGTTCCAACCTTCAAGAGTAGACATTGTACCAGATCCAGACAATCTGTTGTCTACGTTTAGACCGGGACACTGGTAAGTAGTAGAAGCAAGAAGCTGAGTTGAGGTTCCTGTTACTGTTCTCAAGTTACAAAACTGCTCTTCCAAAGCTTCTACAACATCATCAATGTCGGTAAGTACAGAAGGAAGAACACAGTTAGGTGTTACTTGAGGGATTGTAGATCCAGTAGAAGTAGCATTCTCAAGAGCAGTAATTCTAGTATTATGACTAACCAACGTTGAGTTGATAGTAGTAATGTTTGATAGAAGTGTACAAACTCTAGCTGCTACAAGTTCAGCGTAATCGTCAATAGGAAGTACGGTAACCAAATCATTCTGCTGGTTGGTGTACTGTAAGCAAACCGGAAGAGTTGCTGTAACAGTAGATGAAGATCCTCCAGATCCACCACCACCCTCAAGAGCAGTACACCTACCACCTAAAGAGCAGATCTCATCAATAATGAGTTGCTGCAATTCAGAAAAATCAGCAGGAACGTCTTGAGAATTAAGATTCAAGCAAGACAGATCAAGATTAGTAAGACTTGTCTGATCAAGAACTGTGCATAGTTCAGTGGCAAGTTTAGCTACCACATCGGATACAGTATCCCCAGTGCAAATATTTATGCAGGGAATATCCGGACCTTGCCAAACCACACAGTTTGAAGAGATCGGATTACAGCCGTTGGTAATTGTATTTGACGATACTGGAATCATTTGACAAGAAAATAAGTTATGAGTGGCTCCAGCAGAGTATTATACTCTACAATAAAATATACGAAATACTTTCCAGTATTTCAAATGTTAGTCTCAGAGATTAAAGAATTTAAAATTTGCATTAGGCTGATCATTAAAATTAAGTATTTGAGAATCAATAATACTATATACAGCATAATTATTATTAATAACAAAGGAAACATAGCTTAAATTAAATCCAAGCATTGTCTGCCCACCTGCAGTAATATCAAGATTACTATTCCTTTGTGCTTGATAGATATATATATGACACTTATAATCAGACATTGAAACTGCAACATAAAGATTTGTTGAGTTTAGTGCATTTAAATCTGCAGTCTGATCAGTAGTAGTACCAAAAATATATTTTCCTAATCTAAGCTGAGTATGATTTTTAAGAGTATAAGTTCCAGAACTAAGAACGACTTGGTTAAATATATTACCTGAACCATTACCAAAATGTGCAGCAATATTATCTATTATTGAATTACCAAATCTAATTTTTCTAGTTACATTACCTCTATTATTATACTGTATACCACCAAGCCCAGAAGGACTTGCTGGTAAATATTGAGCAATATTACCTTGGTTACTTAAATAAGAAACATCACCATATTGAGCAAAAACACCAACAGGTTGGACCGTTTGACCACACTTATGACAAACTACCCTAATCTTTCCAGCAGGTGATGTTACAGTTTTAAGTGCAGTTAAACCGCGTATATCAGCATAATGATCATAATAGTTAAAACTTGTTATAAGCCCAGCATTTGTACTCCATAACCCGAAAACAGTTTCATCTGGATAAGGGTTAGTAGGTGTTGCACAATTATTACTATACGCAAATTTTATTGCACTGGGCGTTGGAGCACTTTCGGCATCACAATATGTTAATACTCTATAATAATATAATGTTGGCGGATTATCAACAACTGTAGTATCATCATATGAATTTACTGTTGGCCCTAAACCTGAAACTAAAGTTGTCCAAGGTCCTGTTGAAACTAACGCTCTTTCAACTGATTGAGTCAAAGCATTAGGACTTGGTGTCCATTGAATAGTTATTTTAGATGATATGGACATATTAATTTATTATGTTAGAGTATAATTAAAGTCAACTGTAAACAAACTTGTTGCAGATACTCCAGAAGCAGGTGCACAAGGAGCTGGAGTTGTAACAGTTGCAACATTACTAGGAGTTGGTCCTCCAATAGTACAAATAGAATCTATTCTATAATAGTACGTAGTATTATCCAATACGGTAGTATCAGAATAAGTATTTGTAGTGGGCAACAAACCAGATGCAAGTAATGACAAAGAACCAGAGGTAATACCTCTGTAAATTCTTTGCTCAATTATATTAGCACCAGTAGCAGGTGTCCAGCTAAGGTTTATAGTTGCCATAACTTATTATCCAAGTGTTGCTACAAGGTTCAACGGAGCACCACAATCAGGAGCAGATCCAACAGAAGCATTAACAGGACAGAATTTTGTAAATACACCATCAGTCACACCAATCTTTACAACATAAGAAGTTGTATAAGCAAGAGAAGTAAAGGTATAGGTACCAGCACCCTGACCTGATGCAGAAATATCAAAAGGTCCTTGTACACTAGTTGTACCATTAGATGCAAACAGCTCAATAGAGTCATAAGAAATTGCACCTGTAAGAGTGGGATAACTTACAACTAAGGTATTTGCTGCACCCGTCTGCGGGTTTGTGACAGTAATAGTCGGACAAACAATTGAATTTTGTTGTACTACACCAGATCCTGTTGGACCACCAACGGAACAGACATTAAGAATTCTGTAATCATACAGAATATTATCTACAGCAGTAGTATCTGTATAAGTAGCGATTGCTGGTCCAACTGTAGCAAGAGTTATCCATGTCGTAGTTCCGGCAACTTTTCTCTGAACTTGTTGTCCGGTGCTCGTAGCATTATTAGTGGGGGTCCATGTAAGGATGATAGTTGCCATTCTGAAACAAGATTATAGTGGTGTACATTATAATATACTAAATTTCAGACAAAAGAAAAAGCCCCATCTCTGGGGCTTATTCATATTTAAAGTAAATCCGTATTATTCCGGACGTACTACTGTCATCTCAGGCTGTGCAGCTGCCTCTTCTTTAGCAGGAGCATCTTCGTAAGTACCGTCTTGCAGGTTTACTACGATGTCACCGTACTTCTCTTTAAGCTCATTCATAGCAGCTTGAAGATTAGCATTTGCATCACGCATTGTCTGAAGAAGATCAGAGCAAACTTGCTCCATTTCTTGCTTCTGTACAGATGCACGGAAGAATTCACCCTCTGCGTTACGCACAGTGGTTACCAGACCTTGTACTTTCTCAAGTTCTGTTTGTTCTAGTTGATTAGCCATATGGTAAAAAGATTAGTTAACTTAGACAAATATAGTGATTATTTTGAAACTTTTGCTTTAGGAGTAGCAGTCTTTGCAGCGGGTTTCTTAGCAGCTGGTTTTCTACCACGACGAGCAGCACCAGAAGCAGCCTCTGCAACATCTACAGCTTGTTCTTTCACTTCTTTAACAGCTTGAACAAGATCTGCAGTTTCTTCTTTTACTCTTTCTACACGTTCTTCAACAACCTTTACGGCTTCAATAATCTTATCGTCAATAGTTGTTTTACCCAGGATCCAATTCCAGAATTTCTTTAACATGATATTTGGTTTTAATGTTTTATTTAGCAGTCAACTGCATCTTCGTATCCAGCTTGTGCCTTAAGATGAGAGTATGCTTGTACAATAATGTCAGCAGCTTCTGCATCAAGGGTAGCTTCAAAATGAAAATGAGTACGGTAGATAGGCTCTGCATGATTCTCACGAGTCTCTTCAGAAGCGTAAGTAGCTACTTCAAAGTTGCAGAAGTTTTTCTTTAACCAAGTCTCTGTAGGTGGAACCAGCACTGGTGGTACAATATTACCATCTTCATCAGTAGTTGGCTCTCCAATAGGAGCATAAACTAAACTTTTTTGATCGGTAGACTCGTAAGTAAGACGAGTAATTTTGTGATAAGCACCGGAAAAGGTCATTCCGAATTTATCTACGGTTGCAGTAACAGCCATTATTAAAACGTTTTAAATGTTATTGTAATTACAGTACTAATATACAAAATATTAGAATTTCTTACAAGTTCTCTTTTATAGGGTTAGTCCACTCTTCAGTTGCAAGTAGTTCTAAAATCTCAGCATGATTATATTCTATCATGCCTTCTTGGTAAATACTAGGTCTACCATATACTCCTGCTGGAATTGTAATAGTTTCTGTTTCTCCTGTTTCGGGATTTACAATAACCTTTGTGTCATCTTCTAGTAGTTCATAGATTTCATACTTGATAAACGTTTTAGAATTATCAATACTATATCTAAGAGATTCTGCAGAGCCTTCTAGTACTTGACTAAAGTCTACATTTTCTACTTGTGATGCAGGTATTACCAACCAGCGTCTATTAGGAAAGTTGCTCATAAGTTATATCTAGATTTATAATGATTGAAATTTTGTGATACTTCCGTAGAAGTAAGGGCTCTGTTATAAATTTTCATTACAGGCAGCTGACCGTTTGTTTTGCGACCATCACCTTGACCTATCGTTATTGCTGATGAATTTTGATAAGGATTACCTGTTAAAGTGGTGCTATTGTGTAGCTCTCCGTTTACATAAAGTTTCCAACTATAAGAGCTATCAAATGTAGCAACTACATGATACCAAGTCCCGTTTGTTATACTAATTGCAGAACCTAGTGTATTTTGACTTGCTGCTTGATTATCATAGCAAATCATTGCAAAAAGCTGTCCTAAGTCATTTGCTCGCAAACCATAAACAGCTCCTCCACTATATCCACCCTCTTTTTGAAAAAGCACATGAAATCCACCAGATGGAGTACCGGTTGGTTTAAAAACTGCCTCTAAGGTATGTGTTGTAAGTATATTCCAGCTTGCAGCAGGTACATCAATATAGTCATCTGTACCATCAAAAGTTATTACACCACCAGAATCAAAAGATACACTAGAAACATCTAGTGTTGCATTACCCGTAAGATCCATTAATGCTTGTGTTGAAGATCTTGTTGTATCTTCATTAATAAATTGAAGAGGTGGTCTAATAATAGTTCCAGGTACAATGCTTACTGCGGCAACAGACACTTTATTTTTTCCATAGTACTCATAGTGCCACATTCCACAATATCCATAACTTGCTTCTGCGCTGGTTGTAAATGTATTCCAAGCATGGTACCAACCATCACCAAGATGTGTTCTTTGACCATCACTATGTAATCCATATTCAGTTATATAACTTCCATTAGCTCTATACTGATAGTGATACATATAATTAGGGTGAGTATACCCTGTTTCACTTTTATAAATTATCTGGTATGTATATGTTGTAGCAGGTAGCCAAGGAAAAGCTCCCCAGCCTCCAGTTGTATAAGAGTAAATATTAGGACAACAGTTATAGTTACCATTTGTACCATAACCATCATACTCATTATAAAACTCAATTGACTCTACGGTTCTAATGCCTAGTGTTGGGATAAACGCTTGCTCACTATACCCATTTGCTCTTAATACTTTACCATTTTCAAAGTTAGTAATATTAAGACCCGTATAATTTTTATATGGACCACCCGCATAGTTCTGACCAGGAGCACCTAAATAGGAATTCCTATAATCACCAGCATCGTATGCAAATACTAACCCAGAGGTGACAATCTTACCATATCCTTGTGCTACTCCCATATTATGCTAAGTTAAATCTTCCTTTTAAATTTCTATAATTATTTTCTACTTCAGATTGCTGTAGAGCTCTTGTATACATTTTAGTTAAAGCAACTTCACCAATAAGTTTATATACACCATAACCACCATGATTGCTTTGACCAATCCAAGTACCAAATAAAGGATATGATCCAATTTTAAGACCATCTGCTTGTCCGGCAAACTGTCCATTAATGTAAAGTTTTAATCTACCCTGAGCAGGTCCTGTGGTTTCATACACAGCAACTACATAATTAAAATTACCTTTTGCACTACAAGCAATAGTAGATTCCATTTCTACTGCCATCTGATATCCTGCTGTCTCAGGTGCTCCAGTTCTTACAGCAAAATATATTTTATCATTTGAATATTGATACCAAAGATTGAACCTATAATTTTCAAAAAGAGGTCCGGGACTACTACTAGCACCAACCGGAATTTTAAATACAGACTCTACAGTTATAGCAGCAACTCCAGGAACAAAGTAATTACTAAGACTTCCAAGATCTATTCTATCATCAGTACCATCAAATACTAATGCACCAGAACTATTAAATGATACAGTATTAAGATCTATAGTTTGGTTACCAGTAAGATCTTTAAGTGAGTTTGTAGCAGATCTTGAACTTGTAGTAAACGATGTAGCATGTGGTTTATGCTCTATTTGAATATTTGCCACATCTATTTTCATGTTTGCAGAAGAAGGAAACCAGTATGAAATAAGATAGTTGTGAGTTGGTGTAAAAGTAAAGCTGCGTCTTACCCATTCTCCAAGTGCACCCGTATACGCATTCATATAAAATCCACTAGCTCCTGCAGGACCTTGATAATTGTAATGCTGAAACGCAATATATTGTCCAACAGCACTAGCGGAAGCTGCCCTTACATAAAACGAAGTTGTAACGGGTTGTCCAATAGTTACAGGAGCGTCTGCACCATAAGCCATTCCGTCTGTAGCATCTGATCTAAACCAGTGAAGTCTAATACAGTCTGTAGGCTGTGCTCTATTTACATCAAATCCATCAGGAATAATTTCTTTTACAATAGCAGAGTTTGGTAAGTGTGGAGATCCCCACCAATTAGTAGGAAATCCACTTGCATTAATTGAAACTCTTTCATCAAGCCAGTAACTATCATGTACTTTAAAGCCATTAGTTGCTGGATTAATATACCCCTGACTACCATCCTGTGAACTGTTATAAGCATGAAGAGAAAACTGAGTATCTGAAATCTTCTTAGCTACATAGTTTGTACCCGCAGTTACACCTCCACCAGTTGTTTGCGGATTAATAACATCAAACGATCTAATCTGATGAGCACTTACGGTGGTAACTATATTATTAGATACAGAGGCAATTGCTGGAATAGTCCAGTATACCGCACATCCATTATTTCCACAATACTGATTAGTATTGTAAGTTGCCCAACCGTTTCCAAAAGTAGGCAGTGCATTTATAGGAGGGTTTGGAAGAAGATTGGTTGTGGGTTCACCCAAATAAGAGTTTCTGGTATCTCCGGTATCAAAACCAAAGACCAGTCCAAGATCACTACCATTAGGTCCTACGTATGTGGGCATATTACCAGATTCTAATATTTCTAACTATTGTTGTACCGTTACAGTTACAAGCTCTACCAAAACTAATAGCTGCTAATGAACCATTAACATTTCTTCTTCTTTTCATTGCAAACACTCTAGGACCGTTCTCATTATAACGCATAAAGTTATTTGAATCATTATCACAAGCTACTGTTCGATCATGTGATTGAAACTGAGGAAGTTCCCAACTATTTATGCTTTCAAAGATTCTATCTCCTTGACCTTCATTATAACTATAAAGGTTTCCTGAAGAACTATAAGATCCATTATTCCATCCCCAACAAGCTGCTCCACCGGTAGTATCCATCTCAAAAGTTATATAGGTCCAGTTAATATTATCCTTTAACTGAATATCTACTTGAGTAAGATCACAACCACAGTTGGTATGATTTACTTTAATCTGCCATTCACCACTAGGACCAATATTTCCAGTATTTGCTGTATCAATAGTAGCACTAGTAAGTGTAATACTATTAATATCAGCAGACGTGATCTTATTTGTTATAGCTCCGTATACAAGTCCCATAACTTACCACTTATCAATTGGGCATTTAGCTTCTGCTAAATTCATTAATGACTCAAACAAACAACCACAATTTCTGCAAGAATCGTTATTCTTAAACTCACAGGTATTACACACAGACTTCCAAGTTTCTTTTTGTTGCTCTGTAGCAAAATCAGATTCTTCGTAAATCTTAGTATAGATTGTTATACCATCAATTGTTGATTCTTCTATTTTCATAGCGTTTAGTTATTATACAGCTGGATCAGCAATACGTGTCGGACTACTAAATTCATCTAAGAACATACCATAACTAGCTCCAGTATCCTCACCAATACTTGGTGAAGCACTTTCAAAATTATAGTATAGCAAAGCTCCAATAGTCTGATAATCCGTAAGGGTAGCAACAGATCCACCATTGTAAAGAGTAGAGACATCAGAATCCAAAAGTCTAGTAGCGGGATATACCGCATAACTATCCAACTGACAACCAGAAGAAAGCTCTGTTGGTACACTTCCACCAATATATAATACTGAATTAGTCCAGTCTGGAGTTGTTATACTATCTCCAACAGTGTACGAGTCTTGAAAACCAACAGCTCCAGCATTCCAAGGAACGTCAAGCTGGACATCATTCCAATACCATTTAATATAATCATTAGTAGCCCAAGCCGGATAATAAATAACAACTGTAATTAAAGAATACCCATGTGGCTCAACATTACCTTGATTATTATTATCCCAAAAAGTTGGACTTACACCTGTTGATGCAGAATTATTTGTATCACTTAAATTAACTATTGATTGCATAGAGCCTCCACCATCATCATTAAAAGAGAGGACTATTCTATTAGCATATACTCCTGGATCATTAGGATCTTCAGTACTATCCCAATACATAATTAAACTATCATTAGTAGTTCCACCATCAAGCCCAAAAAGATATCCTACGGAAGAATCACCAGTTGCTCTTTTAAGCCAAAAACTAATAGTGAATTCACTGACAGGACTTGGTCTTGAAGTACTTACAGTACCACTATATGATATACTATCCGAATAAAGCATACCCTGAGAAGTAGCTGTTCCTCCATCAGACATAGCATAACTAGAATTACCACAAGATGCAGAGTGATTATATCCATACCACTCAGACATAGATGCTGAGTTTGCTGCTAATGGATAAGGAGATGCACAAGTATTAATTGTACCATATCCACCATTTTCAGCAGTATCCAAAGAGATAGTGGCAGTACTAGACCGCCCCAACTCTGTATTAATCTGACTCATTCTAATAAGCTGTCCACTACTTTGTAAGGCCATTGATTATCTCTTTAAGTTCATCAATCTGCTTTTGCTGTTCTTTGATAGCCTCAATAAGAAGAGCTGTAATGTTTCCATATGAAACAGCATACATTCCATTCTCATCTTGACTAACAACTTCTGGAACTACCTCAAGAATCTCTTGTGCAATAACACCAATCTTAGTAGACTTATCCTCAATATCTGTACGAGTATAAGATACACCACGAAGCTTCAGTGTCTTATCAAGAGCTCCCTCTAAAGTTTCTACATTTTCTTTTACTCTTGCATCAGAAAATGCTGTAATATCTCCACTTGCAGTAATGGCACCATCAACATAACAAACACTATTGTAAAGATCAATTAATGTTCTCCAACCACTCCAGCTATTATTCCAACCAGAACGATAGTGTATTTTTTGGCTATTACCATTACTGTTTCCAGAGTTTTCAGGAATATAAAACTGATAGTGATCCGATCCAGCATTGTAGTAGCTCATGCCAGAACCGTAGGTATATGCACCGGAAGGTCTATTAGAGCCACTGTGACCATGAGCAGACATTACAATAAACTGGCCGTTTACATTGTAAGTATTCCAGTCATTACCGTAAATAATACCATAACGGCTAAGTCCAGATGCATAAGAAGCACTTGTAGAGCTAGTTGCACTACCAGCAGAAGTGGCATAGTTTACTGATTGTGATGCGATGTTTCCGGACGTGATAATTTCTCTCCAAGATAGCGGAGTTGGCCAGGCCGCTCTTAGATAAAATCTATTTGTGTCTGCGCCAGACACCATCTGAAATCCGTAAAAATTCGTGCCATCCTGGTGCCCATAGTGTATACTCTGCAATCCAACCCAGTGAGAAGTGGAGCTGTTTGGTTGTTGACCAGGCGAACTCCACGAATCAATAAATCCAGAACCCCAATTTGACCCAATAGAACCAAGGTCAACAGTGCCATTCCCCATACTTCCAGTGCGATAGTTAACACTTGCATTATATCTAGCAGCGTATGGAGAATTTGCAGACATAGGATTCATACCGTTGAATCCCATAGTTCTATCACTAAACTTATTTAGGTTTGAAGTTCCGTTCGGGTCTAAATAAAATCCAGTATCGTTATTATCATAATATATATTGGCTCTTAAAGCACCCTCACTGGAACGTATTCTTACAGAATCACAAGAATACATGTGTGATGGATTCCCTGCACCCCAAACAGCATTATACCAATCAGTGTCTGTTCTTCCAGAATAATGTGTTACTGTAGATGCAGAGCCAGCACTGTTAGCATAGTTAGCATTAGTTGCCGAATCAGCTAAACCAGCATGAGCAACTGATACACCAGCATGATAGCTATCACCATTATATCCTTCTAATTTCCAGTAAGTTCCAGTCCAATAGGTCTGTACAGAAAAATCAGAGTTATCATCTCTACGATAAAGTCTAGTGACACCTCTCGTATTTCTTGAATCTGAATTAAGAGATGAGTTATTAGTAGTTGATACATATCCGCTAAGTGATGCGGTTGTTGCATAAGAACTAAGAAGGTTGTTTACTTCAGTCTCAGTATAGTAACGTGCATCAAGAATACCAGCATAGTTGTTAGTATTGATATAACGTACCCAGCTACTCCAGCTACCTCCTTGAACATTACGCTGCCAAAGTTCATTAGCATTATCTTCCCAACCCCAAGCAATCTGAGTACCCCAATAGTTACTAGTATTACTATGACGCATATTTTGCTGGAACCACCAAGATCCTTGTGGTCCACCAGCTGACAAATCACCGCCAAAACTCATACTACTAACGGGGGTAGCGTTAAAATCATTTACCCAGTTAGATGAACCTACTCCCGGTGATGGTGCCCAGTGTGTAGATGTTCTCCAAATTCTACTGTATGAAGCGGGATCTAAGTAATAACTACTATCACTTCTATCATAAAGAATATATGCATATACGTTTGTAAGATACTGAGTACCATACATTTCAACGTCACTAGTATCTACACGTACTTTCCAGTTTCCACCACCATCAAGAAGACCAAATGAACCAGTTCCAGAACCATAAACATAACCCTGAAGTGCATTATCACCATCAACGAATTTTATACCACCTTCAGTACTGTTACCCCATTTATAAATAAGATATCGGTTATTGCCATCATCAGTAAACCATACGTTATCATTAAAGTGAATCTGATTGAGATAGTTAATCTCATAGTTATTCATATTAAAATGTCTACGCCACTCTACATAACTATTAGAGTTTGTAGTGTAACGCATGATCTCTGTATCAGTACCAGCATTACGTCCATATAGATATACAGTATGTCCAGAATCCCAGTACCAGTGTAAACCATACCAACCAGATGAATCCTCACCAAAGTACATATGAGAATCACCAGAGTCACTAGCACCTACATACAGAATATCGTTTACCCAAGTAGATCTACCGTTACCTCTACCAAGCTGAATATTTCCACCATTATCTACTCTAAGAAAAGTAGAACCGCTATTATCATCAATACCGTTATGAGGGTTGCGGTTAGTGTTTGTTGAGTATCCAATATCAAGACGAGTACCTGTTCCATTTGTGCCAATAACCCACTGCTTATCAGCTGTATTATGAGTAAACTGAATTGTAGGCCCATGTGAACCATTACTTGTTACAGTATGATTAAGTGTAAGAACTGGATAAGCACCATGTAAATATGCAGTAGGTCTCTGATTGCTATCCTGCAGAGTATAAGTAGCAGCATCAGTACCAATAATTAATCGGTTACCAAAGTCTCCACCTCTACCACCATTAATAAAAAGATCTCTATAGATATTTGCACTATTAGGTACAGTTACAAATCCAGTAGTAGACCAGGTAGTAGCGTATCCGTATTTACCAATAGTAACTGTATTATCAGCAAATGCTTCAATTACCGGAAGACCGGCAATAGTATTTACTGAAAACAATGAACCGGATAGATCATCAGTAACAGTAAACAGTCTACCATTAACACCATCTACACCAACTACATCAGCACCAGATGTAGATCCTTTTACATAAAGTGGAGTACTAGATGGAGAAACAACGGCTTCTCCTTCGCCAACACTAAGAGATCTAGCAATAGTCATACGACCATCAGTAGTAAGAGATGCTGCACCCTGATTATCATTATGAGCATCATCTCCCCACCAAAAACCACGACCACTGCTATCATTCATTTGGAATGACATAGCATACTCATCATTACCAAGATGGCCATAATCATAACCACTCTTCATACCAATGGTGTATGGACTACCATCCCAAACTCTCAGTTTATCTCTAGTTTGTGCAGAATTATTACCTACAAAACCATTAGCACTAATGTTACCTCCAGAGTCAATTGAAACTACGTTTGATCCCCCAGAATTTCTAAAAAACCAATTACTTGATGCCTGAAAATACCAGTTATTAGAATGGTATTGAATCTTACCAGCAAACTCACCATCCCAAGCAGCAGAATCAGATCTCCAAGAACCAACAGTTCTAAGAGCAGTGGTTGAGTTAGGATCTAAGTAATATGTAGTATCCTGAGAATCGTAAAAAATTGGAGCACGGAAATCACCATATGACTCAACAGCACCACCAGAATATGCTCTTAATCTCCAGCTTCTACCTTGATTTAAAAAACCAATTTCATTGCTACTATTAGCATACACATATCCTCTGGTAGTTCCATTTGTCTCCATTCTAAGTGCAGACTCACTATTATTTCCAGAATGGATTCTAAAATCAGCACTATTTTCAGGCATTAAATGCCAACCTGTTCCTTGCCAATATATACCATTATTATTAGTGTGGTTTCTAAACCAACCACCAGTTGTATATACGTCGCTACCATAAAATGCCGCCGCATATGCAGTATTTAAGTTAGATGTACTATTAGGATCTAGGTAATATCCAGTATTCTGAGAATCATAGAATATTGGTGCTCTAAAAGATGTAGGAGATTCAACATATCCACCATCAATAATCAATACATCATAACCATTATTCCAGTCATAGAAAGTAAGCTTATTAAACGCAAAACGAGTAAAAGTACTCTGGTTTTCAATACTCAACTGAGAAGTTTCTCCTGCAAAGAAACTTCCATTTCCACTTACACTTAATGTTCCAGATATGCTGGTACTAATAAGATTTGCCATATTACTTGTTTTCTAGCTTGTTGATTCTTTCTGTTAACTCTTGAACTGTTTTCAGCAGGATTACTGATAGTCTCTGATATTGCACACCAGAAGGTTGTCCATTCTCATTATAAGTTACAACCTCCGGAAAGAGTTCTGCAACTTCTTCTGCAATAAGACCAATTTCAGTTGCTTCACTGTCAATCTTATTGTATCGTACCGGACGAAGCTTTTCTACTTTCTCTGCAGTAGGTTCAAGATCTACAATATTCTCTTTAAATCTACGAGAAGATGTTTCTGTGAATGTTCCTGTACATGTAACGTTTCCGGTAACAGTAAGACCTGCAGCCTTCAAGTTCATTCTCTCAACACTAGAGATTACCCAACGATGGTATTCATTACCATCATCGTATGTAGCATACTCTAATCTTGAATCAGTATCACCGTTTCCAGTATTGAAGAACTTGATGTATGCACCATCAGTATTCATATCCCAGGTAAGACCAAGATTAGTGGCACCCCAGTTAAGGTTACCAGTCATGGTATCACCAGCCTTAGCTACTTTATTTCCAATGCTTGTAGCTACAGTAGTAGCAAAGTTTGGATCATCACCAAGTGCAGCAGCAAGTTCATTAAGAGTATCAAGAGTAGTCGGAGCTGCGTCTACAAGATTTGAAATTGCGGTATTTACATATGTCTGAGTAGCATATCCTTGAGATGCATGGTTACCCCAGCCATATGCTGTGTTCCAGTTTGATACATTGGTAGATGAAAAATCTCTAGAATCCCAGATTTGATATTTAGTACCGGTACCATCGGACCAACCACCAACATACATTCTATTTGTTGAATCATCCAGACCAAAATGAACAGCATAATCACCGCTAATATGAAACGCCATAAAAGCATCATTATTAGCATCTGCAAAAATTTGCAGTGCATGATTTCCACCTCCTTGTGAAATATCACCAGCTGATCTAAATCTAGTAGCATTTGACTGAGACGCTGCTTCAGATACAGTTGAACCAGCAGCAATATATCCTGAGTTATTTGTAAACTGGGAAATATTCATTGATGTTAATGAACCCGCTGTAGTTGCATATCCGGCATTGCTAGCGGTTTCTGCAACTCTTGCAGCATCTACACGAACACCATAAGTGTTTGAACCGTTCCAACCCATAAGAGTTGGGTATGTACCAGTCCAAAGATTTTGCGGTGTTGTATTATTAACAGCAGTACCGGAAGGAGATAAGCTTGCAGAAGCGTCAAAAATTACGTGACCATTTCCATAATTTCTCCAGCTCATCATACCACTAACAATATCATTAGTGCTACGTGATGCCCAGTTACTTGCTTGTCCTACATGATAACCATCCCAAAGATCCGCATCTAATCCAGAACCAGAACCATCGTTTGCTGAAGTCCAAACTGTTCCACCATTAAATATTGCATTACCACTGTGTTCAAATTGGAACTTATCAGCACCAGAAACCCAAGAGTAAAACTTAAGAGCAGTATCAACACCATCTTGAAACGGAGCTCTAATCTGCCACTTGAGTGCTCCATTTGTTCCAAATCTTACGTGAGCCTGAGCTGATGCTGCTGGATTTATGTAAAGACCAGTATGGGTTCCTCCACCATTTATTTCTACAGCTGATAGTGGGTCTGTGGTTGCGTTATGAGTAAAGAATACTTTAGAAGAGGTAGTTGCTCCCCTTCCAGTAACACTAGCAAGTGTATCTGTTTCAGTATACGAAGTTAAATAGCCAGCACTAGCGTGATTACCCCAGCCAAATGCTGTATTCCATTGTGTAGAGTTACCACCTGTTGCAGTAATTACACCGTTAACATCAAGCTTGGTAGATGGACTAGTAGTTCCAATACCAACAGTACCGGCTTTAAAATATATATCATAAGCACTAGCTTGATAATCATATAATCCATATCCTCCACTTGATGTTGCCGTAGCTTCAAAACCAAAATTGTTTTGACTACGAACCATTCTAAATATATTAGAACTACTAGACGTTATTTGAAGTTTTGAATCTGGGCTAATAGTACCAACACCTACACTACCAAGTGCTGTAACAAATACTTTAGTTGATCCACCAGCTTGTAAAGCAATTGGTCCATTAGAACTGTACAGTCCAACCATTCCGCTATCTGCACCCCAGCCAGAACCATACTTGAATAGCTGTCCATTGCCACTATCACTAGCAAGGTATACAGATGAATATACGTCTCCGGTATCACCTACCTCAATAGTGCTATAGTTATTATCAGAAGTATAAAACTTAGCAATTGTTGATTGACTAACACTGTCCACAGATAGCCTGTGCAATGGGTTAGCGGTACCAATACCAAAATTACCAACACCGTCAATTCTTGCACGCAATGAGCCACCCAAGTTGTGGGTAAATGAGTCGTGCGTCCAAAATTGTATTTCTGTTGAAGGGTTGGACTCATAAATGTTTCCACCAATAACAACAGCATTGGTTCCATTTTGAGCAAGACCACCTATCAGAGTAAATCCTTCAGGTTCACTAGACGAATTATAATGCTGTGAAGTAATATATGACCACTTGGACGCTCCATCACTGTAAAGTCCAAGCTGAAGATTACCTCCAGCCGTATTACCAGCAGTTCTGATCTGAAGCTGATTGTTGGAAATATTACCTCTTGCAGCTACCGTTGCCAGCGTATCTATTTCAGTATATCCGGTGATATACCCAGGACCGTTCGTAAGTTGGTTAAGGTTAGTTAGGCTATCAGATGTCCATATTTGCTTCCAAGAAGACCAAGTTCCAGCGTTCTTTGTTCTAACCCACATACGATCATCGTATGTGTCATAACCTATTTGTTTTTGATACTGAGTATTGTCATTGTATAACTTGATGTGCTCTATGTACATCCAGTTAGCTACTCCACTTGGTCTTGTTACAAAACCATCACTAGTGTAATATCCGGTTTTGTCTAAATCATTGTTGTTGTTAGTTAACTGCTGATTAGTACCTCTTGCATTTCCCCAAACTACATTATCAAGTTGAACGCCATCCAACAAATCAGCATCTAAACCAGAACCACTTCCATCATTACCAGCATGCCAAGCAAGGTTACTGTTCAAATATAGATTACCACTAGGTAACCAAGCATTACCTGTACTTGCACCAATTTCAAAACGGGTATTACCGTCATCATCTACAAACTGCCAACCTTCATTAGCTGCATTAGCAGCAACAAACTGCATAGTATTAGCAGTAAGTTGGTTTCCGTTTTCTACAATAATGTTTCTACCAAGTCTCCAGTTTGTATCTGTGTCAGCAAGAATAAATGAGTACCCGGTTGTGATACTCATATCTCCATTTGCTACTTGGAGTTTGTTAGATGGATTAGTGGTCCCAATGCCGACGTTGCCGCCGTTGAAATGAGTCACACCATTAGAGCGAATAGCAATTGTTGTTGCGCCAGCTGATGTACTTGCAAACAATCCAGCATTTATTCCTCCAGCCGCATAAGCGTGAACATTTCCAGCTACGTGAAGCTTTTCATTTGGACTCGTCGTACCAATGCCGACGTTGCTAGAATTTTTTAAATGTATTAAATCTGTATATCCCGCAACTCCTAAAGATAATCCAGTTAAGTTATAGTACCCATATGTTTTTAAAAATATATTTTCTTTAATAGCCATAGTTACAGCTCCGTCATCTGCGGCTTGAGCTGTAATGTCTAATCTATAATCTTGGTAAGTGCCATCTTGAGGTCTAAGTCTAAACGTACCGCTTGCTGAGTCTCCAGCAACCTCTAGTTTTTTTGTTATAGTAGTCGTCCCAATACCAACTTTACCAGCTGAGGTTATTGTCATCCAATCCGTAGCGTGCGTTTCATTCCTGAACGTATGAGATACAGCTGAATAATAGTTTGAACCGTCAGTATATGGAAACCAGTTGTGGTTAGTGCTATTTGTTAATGCAAGAAGGTTTGCTCCTCCAGCACCAGCTGCAACTTCAATTCCAGTAGCGTTTCCGTGAGCTTCAGCTCCAACTTGAAGTTTAGCCGTTGGAGATGTGTTCCCAATACCAACGTTAGTTCCGTTATCAAAGATTTGCGAATTGCCTAGAGTGGTAGTTCCAGTAAACTTTGAAAGATAGTTAGTAGTACCGCTTGCATTTGCAGGAGTATATCCAAGCCACGTAGCAATTGTTTTGTTTACCCAAAGAGTACCATCAAAACCAAGAATATGTCCATTTACCGGAACTACAGTCTTGAGGTCTACATCATGAATCTCATTAAGCTCAAAACCATTTTGAACCTTAACAAAGATCTCACCATTGTTTGCATTTACTCTAGTAACAATACCAATAAATACAAGGTGTGCTGGTGCATACGGTTTGTTTAATAAACCATAAATAAGATTACCTCCGGTTCCAAGCCAAACAGGATCTCCTGCAGTCGCACCAACCGTATTTAATCCAGCTAATAGACCTTCTGTAACAACATTAGCAAAACCATTTTGAGCAACTGTAGCATCTAAAAGACCCATAGTCTTAGAAGATGTAGCTTCAGTAGCATTAGACGCTAGTCCAACAATCATGTTAGTACCATCAGAGGTAGTAACATAAACAGCTTGACCTTTATTAATTGCAACACCAGCTTTTACCTGGTGCTGAACTTTAGAGGTATAGTCACCGCTTGCTATTGTCCAAGTTCTATCTGCTGATAAGTCAAGGGTTGTTCCATTAATTGTAATAGTACGAGTAATAGGTACATACCCGGATAATGCTGCTGTAGTAGCATAACCTTGTGCTTTTACAAACTCAGTTGTTGCAAGGTGAGTTGAATTATCACCAGTTGCACGAGTGATACCGGTAGCGGTACTAAGAGTAGTAGTACCGTTTACCGTAATATCACCTGTAAAAAGATTATGATTTAAAAACTTCATTTAATGCAGCATTTATTCTTACTATAAAGATAGTAAGTTTAATTAAGCAATCTTGATAATAAGCACACGCAAATCTGTGAGATCTTGTGCTGCGCAGAAGCCAAGAGTAACAACATCTACACTTGTTCTAGTTACATCACATTCTACAGTATCTCCAGTGCTAATCTGGTAAAGTTGTACAATTACATCTCTAGTATTCAAACTGTGTGTTACAGCCCAAGTAGAAGCAGTTCCACTACCCGCAGCAGCATAACGAAGTGATGCAAGACCAGAAGGAGTTACAGCACGTGCAGTATCAGTAAGACCTTTTGTTTCAGGACCAGTAGCAAGCTCTACAATACCTTTATTAGTAGTTGTAGCATCTTCTCCAGCAACAGTAATAGTTGTACTAGTGTGAGTAACATCAATACCTTCTCCACCAAGAATTGAGAATCCATGAGACGCTGGAGTAAGAGCACCTGAGTCAGTAGTTACTGTCTTAACAACAGTATCTTCAAGACTAACAGCACCAGAAGCTACATCAAAGTCAGCAGCAGCAAAGCTTGCAACACCCTTAGTGGTTGTAGTAGCATCTACACCAGATACCGCTACAATGTTACCAGCAGCAACAACACTAACACCAGTTGATCCTACAAACGTAATTACACCACCAGTAGGAGTTGCGTAACCAGAAATAGCATCAAAAAACTGAAGCTCATCAACAAGACCCGTAAGAGATCTCTTTTCAATTACTCCAGAGTTTTCAATAAGAATGCTATCAGAAGTACCGGTAGGAATATTACCAATATGAAGTTTAGTACCTACGGCAGACCAGTAATCATTTGTTTCATTCCAAAGGAACTGTACGTTAGTATCTGTACCACGCTCAATTTCAAAACCTGCAGACTCAGTAGCAGCACCAGCGGCATTAGAGTTAAGAACAATAATATTATCAGCAATCGTTACAGTCTCAGTACTAATTGTAGTAGTTGTACCAGATACAGTAAGATTACCATCAATTACAACTGAAGTACCAAAAGTCGCTACCTTATCGGTAATACTAGCACCAACAGTGTTGAAGTTAAGAAGAGCCCCATCAACGTCAGCAATCTTAAACGCATCAGTTCTAGCATCATTAATGGTAAACGTTCTTGATTCACCAGTAGTAACAGAAAGGTTAGTATTACCCAAGTTCTCAACTTGACCGCTACCGTTAATACCAGTAACAGTACGATACTTAAGAACACCACCGGTAGAAATAGTAACAAACTTAGTCTCAGTAGTAGACTCAAGCATACCTTCAAGACGAGCAACGTCTGAACCAGCATTAGATGTTACGTCAAGAGCGTATACGCTAGATACAACACCTTTATTAATCTTAAGACCAGTACTTCCAGCAGTACCATCTAACTGAAGAAGTTCTGTACCACCAATTTCAAATACAAAGTCTCCTACATTGTGCTGAAACTTAATCTTACCAGTAGGAGCACTACCATCATCCCAGGTAATACCTGTAGAAAGACCATCAGCAGGAGCGTAAATATAAAGTTGACCACCATTACCCGCAGACTGCTGACCAAGGTAAAGACTATTTTGAATAGTGTACTTACCAGTAGAGGTAGCATTAAAGGTTAGATTGCTAGCACCAAGAGTAGCAGTACGGTTACTAGTAAATGAACTATCGGTGGTGTAGATATTTTCTAGGTATGCAGCATCTTTAATAACATAAAGATTATCAGAACCATTAATACCAATTGTGGTATTATCTACATTTACATCAATAGTTGCTGTATAAGCACCACCATTGCTATTGTTTTGAGTAACACTTGCACCAGCTCCACCGGTAAGTGTAACACTGGTAATATCACCACGCATTGATTGCCAAACACTACCGTCGTAGAAGTACATCTGACCATCAGCAGTATTGAAATAGATTTGACCAGATACAGGTGACCCTGGTGAATCTGGTAAATTATGAATCCTAGCATTGATTAACTCGCACTTGCTAAGATCAATGGATGTAAGAAATTTCTTTGCCATGATAAAAAAGAATTAGTTGAGATACGCTTTACCTGAAAACGCAGCACAAAACGTTATTGTTATTTGATTTAATGAGTTAATCACTACTGCACCCTCTACCTCTTCACCAGCAGAACTTACTATTGTAACTGATGGATTTTTATTTAGGTTATGATTAATAACCCAAGTATCTGAGGGTACTCCCTGATTATAGATATATCCACTACGATATGTAATTGATAAATCTGGACTATTTCTTCGTTGAATAGTGATGACACTATCCGTACCTTGTGTTAGAGTAAAGTTGATAACCGAATCATTGTAAGCCTGATTCCAGTTATTAATCTGTTGTACAGTTGCACCAACTCTAATCCAATGATCAGTCTGCCAAACATAAAGTCCTTCAAGATCCGTATCCCATACAGCAAGACCCGTATGAGGTGTACCAAGAGACATAGCAAGCCTCTCCGTAGTTGTTTTATTCTCAATACGGGCGTCTAGCAGCTCATTCTTAGCAAAGCTGACATCACTGTAGAATATCTTCTTTTTACAAGTACTCATGTTAGCTCAAATATGCGTATCCGGCAACAGGTTCACTAAAGCAAATCTCAATTGTATTCTCATTAATAGGACGAGTAATACCGTCAATCTCATTACCATTAAGATCTGTAGTAAGCTCATTACCCGGAATAAATCCAAGGTTGTGAGTAATAACCCAAGTAGCAAGAGGAGTAAGTTGCTCAAAGGTGAACTCTGATGGAGCACGTCTGTCAATATTAATAACCGGATTAAGGTTAATACGTGTAACAGCTCCTCCAGAGTTTACTTCAATAATGTTTACATTACCATCACTAGCATATTCATAAGTGACAGTAGCGGATCTGTTAGAAGCAGAACCGGCATAACGGTAGTGTGAATCACTGCTGATTTCTCCACTCTGACCATCAACGAAGATAGGCATATTAGCAAAGTATCTGATCTGAGTATCAGAAAGGTCTTGAGAACCTTTAATCTGCTTCCAATCACAAAGATCTTTGCTCATCTCATATTCCTCTAAGGACTTATGATCACAGCAAGAGGTAATACCGTATCTAAGCTCTCTGAACTTCTTATATACAGAATCAGAGAACTTACCGTAAATACCTGCCTTATCTTCGTTAGTCATAATTATTTCTTTTGTTGCTGTAACTGTTTCTCGTATTCAGTTTGGCAATTCTGACAAATAGAAGCACCATTAGAAGCTGTACGTTGTTGACAGCCACAAGAGAGAACAGATCTGCAGTTGGGACAAAGAGCCATTGGTTTTTGGTTTTTTAAAGATTAGACACAAACTTTCTCTAAACGTCTTAGAGCATATACGAAGAGTTCATAACCCTCTTTAGGGTTGTGGCAATATTCAACTTTTGCTTTTGCTGCATCAATCATTGATTTGATCAAACGCATTTCAGCAAGATTCTTTTTAACTTCTTGATCAGGCTCACAAGCTTTTACGTCCAATTGACCAAGCTTTGAGTAATAAAGGTTAAGTGCCGCAGTAACTCTCAAGTAGTTATACTCAACAAATACTTGTGTGTTTGGAGACACACTATAACGAATAACGTAAATACCATCAGCAAGATCAGCATTTACATCTCCACAACCAGATACTTGAGTACCAAGTGTGCAAGCATTGAGTACATAATTAAACCCTGGAATTGCTTCTACATCTTTAGGAACATTAAAACCAGGTGAAAGAATTTGGAGAGTGGGGCACTCTACTGCTAAGTCGTTAGCATAGAAACTAGTATCACTAACTCTAAAAAGTTTAGTGTTGGCAGTTTCCGGAATTTCTAAACTTAAATGATGTTTCGCTCCCATAACAGACAAGAATTACGCACAGAGTTGTGCTCATAATTAATTTACTAAAAATGATCTATATATCAAAGAAAAAAGGGGAGAAGAGTTATAAAAACTCTCACTCCCCCTAATTTCTTTACTAAGAACTCTTAGTAAGTCTCTACAGTCACACCAGCGGCATCAGCCAAGTCAGTCAAGATAGCACCTACAGCAGTTGCAGCAGCAGAACCGTCTACAGCGTAAACAGTCAGCAAGTACTGGTCACTGTTGTGCATACCAGAAGGATTGTATGAACGTGGGATGTTGTGAAGAATGTTGAATGCTTTGTAAGTAGCAGTGCGAGATACACCGGTCAAAGCAATGTCATTCAAGATTTCACGCATTCTGGGGTCAGTCTGGAAATCTTCTTGAGCGTATCTGTTAGACAGAATGAACTCACGAAGAACAGTCTCACCAAATCCGTTACCTTGCTTTCCAGCAACAACAACAGGAGCAGTAAAGTTACCAGTACCACAAGCGTTACCAGTCTCATCAAGCTCACCCAACAGAATTTGTACGGGCTCTTTCTCGTAGAAATCGGTCGGAGCAAAAGAGCAGTCACCAAAAGTGGTATCTACATATGCACCAGTCAAGATCAAACGAGCTTTCTTGTGAGAACCAGAAGCTGAACCAGCAGCAGCAGTTACAGTAACCCAAGCACCAGCACCAGAGTTAGCAGCAGGATCGTAATGTTGTACGGTAGCAGCTACAAACGGACCAACCAGATTGTCAGAAGTGATTTGTGCAGCAATTTCAAGAAGAACAGCAGCAGGCTCAACAGTGTTACCAGCTTGACACTCTACAGTGTAGTCAGCAACAAAGTAGCTGTTACGGCCCAAGAAACGGAGAGCAGGTGAACCTTTAACGTCTACACGCAAGTATACAGCCTCACCCTTTGCAAATACTTCACCAGAAGTAGTTTCAATGGTAGCAGTAGCAGCAGTAGCGGTTTCAGCGTCTACAGTCCAGATTTTGCTAATGAACTTAGGGTTGATACCCTTAGATTTTACAGACTCCTTGTAACCACCGTGATGGGGTCCAAGCTTGTCTACAGTGTGGTAGCTACCTTGTGCCAAGTAGTAAAGACCACCTGCAACAGCACCTCCAGCAGCAACCGAAGTAAATGTTTTGTCCAACAGTGCCAGCTCACCAGCAGACAGTTGGTGCGACTTTTGTCCAGCAGCAGCCTCTACAGAAGCAGCAACAAAGACTTTCTTGTACGCATGGGGAAAATATGCCATGATTGAAAAGAATTTAGGTTAAAAGAAAAAACAACTAGCTCAAGAAATAGAGCTTGTATTTTGTAGTGTTGACTAAGCTTTTAGCTTCATCTAGTACGTTCTTTAAAGAACTACACATAGTTGCTTGCTGTGCTTCGTCAATAATAATATACAAAGAATTTAGATGATCAACAAACTCTTTTACAGTCTTTAAGCTCGGAGGAGTCACAACTGTAGGTTCAAGAAGCTTAAGATGATGACCTTGATATCCTTCAACAATTGAATCAAGAAATCCAGGAAGAGACTCATAGTACTTACCAAGAGCTTTATGCTGAGCGTAAGAACCTTCACCGGTTACCTTTAAATGCAGCATATGAGCTGCCGTAGTAGATGCAAACAAATTGCCAACCAAAGTTGCAAATGCTTTATCTTCAGACGTTTTGAGTCTTTGTAGTGCCATTAGTTACTGCGTTCAGCTGATTGTGTTCCTCTTTGGAACTGATTAGTAGATTCAATATCACCAGCAAGAATGCTTGCTGTTTCATCAATAAGTAGTTCTACAATATCATCTTTAAATTCACAGATAATATCTTGAGTAGAAGCAACTCCAGTATAAGGATCAACACAGTTCAGAATTTCAATTCTTCTTGGTTGTCTGTAATAAGTAAAACTGCAATCTGACAAATCAAACTTGTTATCAGTATACACTCTTATTCTATTACCAATCAACGTACAAAAAGTCTCACCCCATTCAAAACTTGGTTGACGATACATGTCTCTAAGCAATTGTTCAGCGTTTGCCTCCTCTGCTAGATATACTGTAATCCCTCTTTCAGGGCAGCATTCAGATTTAGCATAAGCATCTACACGCTTATACTGCAGGTAATTAGAAGGAAGTTCTTTTGATTCAAAGTACTTCTTTCTATTATTACCGTACAGTTTACTCTGAGTAAGAAGAATCTGCAGATCATCTACACGTCTCTTAGAGCCTTCATCACCCTCTTTAAATAGGTTATTACCGTGCAATTGACGGCGCACCCATTCAACTTGAGCTTTATTAAAAGCCTCTACTATCTGCCAACACTCTATGTTATCATAGTCATTGCTGGCCAGCTTGTTAAGACGCTGCTTAATCTTAAGCTGTAGAGCTGCATTAGTCATTACTTCATTCTTTTAAAGCCTTTTTTAACAGACTTGTTAGTTGATGCACCACCGTACTTCTTTTTATCCAAGCTTTCATCATAAAGCTTCATTTTTCTTGGACCTTTTTCTGGTGATAATTTTTTCTTATTCATGGATTAAACACTTCATTAACTACCGCAAGCTTCACAATCTTCAGGATTGTCAATATTACAGGTGGGTTGAGGAGCTTTTTCAAGCTCCCCTAACCAATCTGCAAATGGATCTTTATCTTCAGCCATTATTCGTTCCACATTTTTTCTACTCTTTCCATCAGTCCAATAAGAACTTCTTGATTGAGTGGGTTCTTCAAATATTCAATGACAGCCAACGGTGTCTTTCCAAGAGCTGTTCCAGAATCCATATGGTAGATAAAGCCGTCTGGTTTTGTTGCAAGGAAGCGGTAATATGTTGCATCCTTCACAACGGCTCTGATCTTAATTGTTTCCATATCTTGTCTAGCAGCATCCAAAAACTGCTCAGCAGTTTTCTTCTTATTCTTTTCTACAGACTCACCGTTAATAAATCTATCCATGTTGTCATAAATAACATCATTAGGGGTAGACTTTTTATACTGCGCACTATTAATATCAACAACTTTTGCCACAAGAAAAAGTTTTTGAGGAGATTTATCGTAAAGTTTTTGCAATTCAGCAAGAGCTTTGTTGCGCAACTTCTTAAGTTCTGTGGTAGTAGAAGCTGTATTTTCAACTTTATCAAGGAAGAACTTAGGTGCAACCGGCATAGACTTAGCATGTTGCAAGCTCTTTGCTACAATTGAAAAACCACCAGCTTCAATAGCACGAAGTTTAATCAGATCATATGGGTCTTTTAAGGGATCTAAGAACAAAGGTTCATTACCACAACGAATGGTAATCTTTCCCCAGAACTCATCATTGTCTGGACGGAGAAGTTTTACCTTGTTCCAAAACTCAGGATCATCCGTATTAAGCATATTAGCAGCAAGTTCTCTTTCAAGCTGTGCTACAGTCTTACGGATATCTTGAACTACTGCATCTCTTTGGTCATCAGGAAGAAGCTTTACTTCAGGAGCAAACTCATTAAGCCCTGTTATATAACGCTTAATTCCATTCATTTCCAAGCAAGCAAGCTGCTCCTCGTGATAAACACCATCCATGAGAGACATCCCATATTTTTCAAGACCCATATTGGTCACGGTAGATTCAAAGAACGGTTTAACAGCAACCTTGTTGCTCTTGGTTTGTTGATACTTCTCAACGATTGTTACAGATGACATAGTGATTTTTGTTGGTTAATAATTATTGGTTTTGGGGTTTATCACTAATTAGTACCTGGAGAGGCTGCCGACCTCTAAACTTGTTCTAGAAACAAATCTGCTGGCATGCACAGGTGAAGCATCATAAATGATGCACGACAAGGTAAAGGTATAAGGGGGCATTGCTACCCCCTCTACCCTATTTGTTATTAGAATGATCCACCAGTGATTGGGTTTCTCATAACGATCTTCAACACTTTAGTAGCGTCTTTAACCCACAGAGCAGGCATGTTCTGAGTCATGAACACACGGTATCCGTTAAAGTTACCAGAAGACTGGAAACCTTGAGTACGTCCCATGTAGTCCATAGTACCGTTCTGGTAGAACCACTTCAATTGGTTATCCCAAGAAAGCTTCAACAAGTAGATGTTGTCATTACCAGTTTCGGTGATGTCAAATACTACAAAGCTGTAAGAGCTCAAGGGGTGACCGTCAATCAACGGGTTCTCAATGTCATTAGTGTGCAAGTTGTCAAACGCAGGGTTCAGAACAAACTTAACGTTTGCCAAGAACGGAATCACGTAGCTAGTGAATGCAAAACCGAAGTTCAAATCCATTGCACTAGAACCAGAGATAGCGCTGATACCAGACTTATCACCATTAACAACCATACCGGTAAGACCAGTTCCGAATGCCTCTTTCTTGATAGCTTCGTTAACAAGCTTCATACCACCCAGACCAGTTTGAACAATGATCTGACGCTTGGGGTCCGGACCTTGCAGTTCTACACGACCTTGGTAGAAGTTGTACAATTCAGCCTTGAACATATCAAGAGAGAAAGAAGACTTGTTGTAAACACGCTTGAATGAGTTGTCAAGCTGCTTCCACAAACCTACAGACAGACGAACATCATCCGGACCATCTTGACGTACACGTCCACCATGACCCCACATGAGGTAAGTTTCAATGTCAGTAGAGATTTTGGTCAGGTGAGCAGCCTCAAGAGTGGTCAAGAAGGTACGGTTCAAAGAGCCATTTGCCATAGCTTTTTTAACGTAGTCTTTACCCATACGGCTAGCCATCATTTCCAAAGAAGTGATAGAAGGATCAATGTTCTTGTCAAAGTTTCTCCAGATCTCAGTTACAGGTACAGAACCATCTTGGTTAAGACCACCTTTGATCATCATGTCAGCACGGCTAGAGATGCTGTAGTGTACGTGAGCTTCTGCACCTCCTACGAAGTTGTAGAACTCACGGAATCCAGCACCAAACTCTCCGATGTCAGAAAAACGCTCACCATACTCACCACGTGCAGAACCTTTACGGAATACCTTAGTACCAGAAGCAAGGTACTTGTTGTCCAAGAACTTAACGTTGTCGTTGTTTACAAGCTGTACAGTGTAGATGAAACCGTCACCAGCAGGAAGGATATCTTCTGCAGTGATGTACATTTCAGCACCATTGTACTTATCGTAGGTGATGATATCACCATGACCGAAAGAGCGCTTATTTACTTTAATTTTGAAGGTAGTTCCGTCAATACCCTTAGAGGTGTTGCCAGTCTCAATGTCTTCAATGATGTAAGGAAGGTCTTGAGTAACAGGAACTTGCCACTTGTACTCTCCTTTAGCATTGTCAACCATGATAGTGTTCTTACCGCCGAAAGAAGCCATTTGGTACAAAGGCATTTCTACCTTTTGTGCCATAGCCCACAAATCAACTGGACCCATGTCCATCGGCTCAGCCGACTTCAACATGTTTACCAGGTGGTAAGAATCTACATGGCTGGATGCCTGATACTGAGTATCTCTCAAAAAGATACCATTATTTAAAACAGGTGTTGCCATTTTGAAATATAGATTTGGTTAATGAAAAAAAATTAATTGAAAAAAGTTAGTTTCGTTTAAAAATGTTTCCGGGACGAGTGATAGTTCTTCTGCTTGGCTCACCATCATTGATGTTAGCAGCAGTTGAACTTGCTCTATTTGATTGCTCAGTTTTAAGTTGGCGTACAGTTTTTTCAACTGCTTTGTTTTTACCAATCTCCTGCACTTTGTTTCTATATCCTTCCGGATCAGAAAGCAACCATGCAGCTTCCGCAATCAAACCGTAATTAGGCTCCACAAACTGGTATTTCTCCAGAAGGTGACCTAAGAGGTTAGTCTTTTTACCTGACATATAAGAGGGGTAATTTGGTTGTACCAGACCCTGATACAGAGAAGCTTGAGTTTTCTTATCAAGCTTAATACCGTTTACCTCACCGGGTTTAAGAGCTTCATATACATTTTGCATGTATTGACGAGCAGCAGCTTCTTGTTGCTTTTTCATTTGCTCTTGCTCAGCAAGTCTATCCATAAGGATCTCTTCTTGCATTGCATCCAACTTCGGTTTAAACTTCTTAGCCTGTTGTTCAAGTTTACCAAGATCTTTCCAAGTTTCAATTTCTTCAGCAATCTCTTCTGAAGTACCGAAACCTGTATTCAAAAGGTATTGTCTAATAATTTCTTCTTGACCATTTTCAGATTCAATAGACAACTCGCGTGTCTCTTCTGCTTCTGCCAAGGCTCTAAACAAACCTTTTAGATCTTGTCCACCGTCAGCAACATACTTAGCAGCATATTGAAGCTCTTCAGGTAGTGATTCAAAGAACTGTTGAGGAGTTTCCTGCCTCACTTTGTTTTCTCTTTCTTGGAAGTTTGCTTCTAAAAGCTCCTTCCAATCTGCCGTTGTATACTCTTCAAAGGACTTGTCATCATCAAACGGAATAAGAAGTTCTTCTTCTACCAGTTTAGACATGACTTCTACAAGTCCTGATTTATCTAATTTCTTACGTCCAGCTTTTGAGGGTTCATCATTCTGATCATCAGTATCGTTTAAAATGTCATCTAAAGTATCTGTTGTAGCATCTGCTTTAGTGTCATTAGCAACATCCGAGTTATTATCGGCAGTTGCTTTTCCGTCATCAGTATCAGTATCATCCTCTTCATCAATGAAGGAGAGGTCTACTGCACCAGTTGAAAACATATTAGGTTTCTTCTGATCTGAATTAGGAAGAACGATACTGTCAGAACCTGGAGCCCCACCAAACAGATCATCAAGATCAATGTCTACTTGGTTTACAGTTGTCAGGTCCGTAACGTTGGTTTTATCGTCAGCCATTATGTCAATGTTTTGGTTTATCTCATTAATAATATACGGATTGCAAATCAGATAAACTTATAAGATTTGTACCCGTTTAGCGGTTCTCTATAAAAAATTTGCAGTAATAAGGCTATAGTTACTTTTTACTTCCTTTAACATCATATTTATTTTTATTCTCACGAGCAATCTGCAATTGCTTATCAGCTATTTCACGCTGTGTTTGCAGCTTTTCACGCTCAATACTCATCTTATCTTGATGCATTGCACCCTTATTAACCTCAGATTCTCTCTTCAGATTCATCTGCTCTCTATAGCGATCTGACTCTCTGATGTCTTTAAGAGCATCTTGGAAATCAGAAACCTCATTCTTATTAATGTCTTGCATAGAACCATATCCAGCAGCTCTAATCTCAGCAACCGTAATATCTTTCTGACGATTCTTGTCAGCTTCTTCTTGCTCAAACTGCATCTTCATCATAGCTTCTTGCTGACGAGCCTGAATCTCTTGCTCTTTCATCTGCTGCATTTGCTGCATCTCAGCTTCTTTCTGACCTTGTTGCTTAGCTTCAGCTTCTTTAAGAATGCGAGTAACCTCTGCAATGTTATCTGATTTAAGGATATTACCAAGATCGTAGATACTTGCACCAGTAGTATTATTGGTCATTGCCATCTGCTTAAGCTGCTCAAGAACTTGTCTATGATTAGCTTTAGTAGTGCAGAATACATTAAGATCTCTAAGGAGGAGATCTGTACCATTAAGCTGGA